AGAGTCCAAACAAGCACGGATCTTCTCCGCCCGTCCCGCCCGTCGGCGTGACGCCACCGGTTCCGCCGCTTCCGCCGGAGCCCAGAGTCCCGCCCGTCGCGCCCGCGTCGACCGTCGGCGCACCGCCTGTCGGGGCGGTGCCTCCAGTGCCCGGGCCCGCACCTCCGGTGTCCATGAGGCCACCCGTATTGTCGGCGCCGCCGGTGACGGCAGGCGTGACGCCGCCGGTTCCACCGGTCGCACGTGCGCCGCCCGTAGCGTTCATGCCGGCGTCCGCGGGCTCGCCGGCTCCGCCGCCCGTGGGCTCGCCCGCCGGGTGAAAGCCCGTAGAGAAGTCGCCGCCGCACGAAACCGTGAGGACGAGCGCAAAAATGAATCGGTGTGTCATGGACGGGACTCCGTGGTGGGGCAGTTTGTCTCTCGACCGAGAACGGTGATGCAGTAGGCGGGCTTCTACGGTAGCCTTATGTCTTGTCTGTCCGGGCCCTTCGGCCCGCGTGAAAGGAGGCCCCGTGCCCGAGATCCTAGGCATCCTAATTCTGGCACTGATTCTGGCGATCCTCTTGTGGGGAGCCGACGGTTTGTTCGCGCTCTTTCCGGGTGACGCTCGGATCAAGCGGGGGATCAAGATTGTCGCGATCGTCGTCGTGGCGATCTGGTTTCTCTTGCTGATCGCATCGTTCTTCGGGATCCCGGTGCCGTGGCACGGGGCGACGGTACGCCACCGGTGAAGCGGGCGCCTTCATGGCGGAAACCGATCGAGCTCGAGCCCACGAACGCGGGCCGCGTTCTCCTCGAGCCATGGGGCCTGACCCCTACAGCCGAGGGCAGAATACGCCCAGGCGTTTATGGCGAAAGCCCAGGGATCAGGGAGCCGCTCGCGAAGCCATGCGAGCCCATCGCCGCAGCAGAGCCCGTCACCGGCGGCCACGCGTACGGCGAGCTCTTCACGCTCTGCGTCCGTGAGGGGCCGCGCTTTGGCGTACTGGGCTTGGCACTCGATCTCTAGAACCTCGGCCTGTCTGAGCGCGGCAGAGGCCTCTCGGACGGCGTCCTGGGCTTCCGTTAGAGCAACGAGCGCGGCGTCGATGCGGGTCATTCGGTACCTTCCGTCAAGATCGGCCAGAGCCGATCGCGGTCGTCCCACTCGAACACGAAGGCGATGAGCTCCTGGGCGATCCAGCGAGTACCAGGCTGCATCGCGGGGAGAAGCGCCCGGATGGACGCCCGGGCCCCGCGCTGGCCGTCACCGTCGCTCGAGGCGTAGAGCTCGTAGCACGCGACGATCGCCGTGAGCGCGAGTGCGTCCTGCCCCGTCAGCGGTCCGAGGGAGCCCTTACGGATCCCCGATGGGCTGTCCGGGTCCCGCGTCACGGCACGCGCCCATTGCTGCCAGGTTTGCTTTTTCATGGATGCTGCTTGCGTTTTCGAGCGACGGCTTCCGTGATGGCGCGAGTGGAGAGCCAGAGAGCTATCGTATCGAGGTGCGCGGCGACGTCTCGGATGTCGCGCTCATCGTCGGCCCTTACGGACTGGCGCGACGCGACCACGCGGAGCGCCGAGATGTCCTCGCGGAGCGAGGCGAGCATGTCGGACGCAGTCGCCACGGCATTGAGCGCTGCGACGCGCGCCGCGGGATCTGATGGGGGAGAGCTCATGGAACCTCTGGGCCGTGCTGTCGGCAGATCCACGCGAGCACGTGGGGCTTACCGGCCTCGTGAGAGCAGTGGAGGTCTTTCGCGAGGTTGTGCTCGAAGTCTACGATGCAAGAGAGGCAGTGCCAGAAGCCGGTCGTCTTGTCGCTGCACGCGGGCCGGACGTCTTCGGGCTCGCCGCCGCGCTCGAGGAGTCTCAAGCACACGTCGCCAGGAACGGCCGTGCGCCTGTCCCCGAACGTCAGCACGGATAGGAGGCGAGAGAGCGCCGGCATGGTGGCACCCCGCTTCCGGGCCGGGTGAAAGGACGTCGAGGCGCGCCCCCGTCGGATCCGCGAGTGACACGGTTCGTGGGGCTCGGCGCCGCAGTCGACGCACGGCGCGGTTATGATACCTCGGCTCATGGCTACGTCCAGAAGAGGTGCGTCCCACCGACAGCGGCGATGCGCTCCATGATGGTCTCGATGCGCACGGCGTCGGCTCCCGCGCCCGTGTAGGGTGCATCGTCGCGCTCCCGGATGAGGCGGTCGAGCTCGGCGTCGTAGTGAGGGATGACGAAGGCGCAGCCGAAGTTGTACACGAAGGACTCGTCCCACCTCCAGATGTAGGGCTTGGCCCCGTGCCGGTCTGCGCCGTACAGGTTGATGTGGCCGAGCCAGCATTCGCCGAAGTCTTCGGCCATCGCGCTGATGAGCGCGCGGCACGAGTCGTTCAGGTTCTGGTCGGCTTCGACGGGCCAGCCTTCCCCCTCGCGTACGCTCCGAATGAACGCCACCGTGTGCTCGGCGCGGGCCTCTTGGGTCTTGGTCATCTTACGGGTCTCCTCCTGTTGAGAGTCCGACGATCGCTAGCGCCGAACGCACGTCCGGAGCGCCTCGGATCGCAACGATCATGGCGTACTTGTCAGCGGCGGCGAGCGCGGCGCGCTTCGCGTCGCAGTAGACCATCCCGGCCGACTGGAGCTCGCCCTGGCACTTCTGGCAGACGCGACGCACGCCGAGGCGGCCTCGCCACTCGCGCAGGATGCGCGTTCCGGTATGGCGTCCGCACTCGGTGCAGACCCCGATCTGACGAAGACGCCAGACCACCCACGCGAGATCGTGGTCGGCGCGGTCGTCGTGCGACGACGATCCGGCGTAGGTGACGCGCCAGCGGCGAACGCTGCGCCCGGTCTCGAGCTCTGCTTGGAAGAGCGGATCGCTCTTCGCACGGTAGACACCAGCGGAGACCTTCTCAAGCTCCCGCGCGATGTCGGCTTTCGTGATGTTCCAGGCCGACATTAGAGCACCACAGTTCCGCAGTGCGCGCAGGTTCCCCTGCGCACGAGAGTTCCGCCACGCATGATGAGCGGCACGTCGTGGCGCCCTCTCGCGCAGTGATGGTCGGCCCAGTGCTTGGCGCGTGGGCAAAGGGAGCTGACCGCGTGGCGCGCACCGATGCGGCAGGCAAGGCATTCGCCGCGCGCGGCGGCCCGGAGCTCCTCTGCGATGTCGATGCGTACGGCGTCGGGCACGGTCAGAGCTCCTCGATGTCCAGGGTTTGCAAGATGGCCGAACGCAGTGACCACGCCTCGTCGCTGCCGTCCTCGTCGAGCCGGCGGAGGAGCACGTGAAGCTCATCGGGGTGCACGTTGACCTCGCCGGTTGTGTGGTCGGCCGTCGAGCGGGTCGTGAGCGCTTCGAGGTGCGAGTCGATGCCCTGGTTCCATGCGGCCGCGATCGCGGCCCACTCGTCCTTGGAGCGGATGGTCATGTGGTAGCCGGTCGGGCACTGCTCGGCGCACGCCTTGCGAATGACGTCGTCCGGGCAGTCGCCCAATGAGTATCTGTTCATGAGCGGGCCTCCCGTTGTAGGGCTCGAAACTCACGGTCTTCGTCGGCGAGGTAGCGCCAGCCGCGCGGGCGCTTCGTTCCCCACCAGAGCACTCGCTTGTCGCCGAGCACGTCCTTTGCCCAGCCGCCGGGCCCCTGGTCGACGCCACTCCCGTAGCGGAGCAAACACTCGGCAATCGTGAGCGCGCGGTGCTCCTTCGGGATGTCGTCAAGGTTGAGCCCATGCGACTCGAGAGCGCGCTGCACTTCGGTCCTCGCAGGGTCGAGATCTTCCGGGTCGTAGTACGCCTCTCGCGACCAGAACGGAAAACCTACCTGGAGTGCGTCTCGGTCGCCCACATAGGCTCGGACGGGCTCGATCTCGAAGATGTCCACGGCGTCGCCGTCGAACCTGGCGACGATCGCCCCATGCTGGGAGGGGTTCATGTCGCCGCCGATCTGGCGGTACTGGTCGGGCTTGGGCATGGTGTTCACGCCGACTTCTCCTCCGCGAATTCGTCGACGTCTTGCCGGAGCACGGCGTCGAAAAGCTCGTGGATGTAGTCCTTGATCTGGTTTCGGTCTCGGCCCGAGACCCTCAGGTAGAGCCCATGGCCGAGAGACGGCAAGACGATGACGTCGTGGTTTGTCCAGCCGTCGTAGACGCCGGACTCGTTCATGTGGTGAAACGCGGTGTGAAACACGAGCTTTTCCCCCGTGCTCCGGTCCGCATCGAACGTGACCCCGCTGTCGAAGCCCGCGCCGCTCGGCATGTACTCGTACACGAGCTCGCGAATGCGCTCGAGGTGACGCTTTGCCCACTCTTGGTTGTCGCGCCGAAGACAGTTGTCCCGGGCCTCGCAGAGGGAGGCGAGCGCCTTGTACAGGGGTTTCTTGGGAGCGGCCATGGGCTAGTAGCCTCCCTTGAAGTGCTTGAGGCGGTACTGGTGGAACGGCCGCAAGTGTTCTCGGGCCCACTCGCGGGCGAGCGCGCGCGTAGCGAACGCTCCTCGTGACAGGACCGAGAACGGCCCCGTCTTCTCCGTCGGATGCCACGCGGTCGGCAGATCCGAGTACGGAAGCAGGATCGTGAAGTAGCCCCGGTTCGCTTTGATGCGGAGCCGGCGGAGCTTGCGGCGTGTGACCTTGTACGTGGTGCCACCGCCCTGACGCACGAAGCATCGCCCATCCCTTCCGAGGACTCGACGTTCAAGCGTGCTCATGCGACACCTTCCCCGTTCGGACAGCCCGGCATGCCGCAAGTGCAGCCAGCGTCGCTATGCGGCGCGGCAATGTTGAGAGCGTTGCGCAAGACCTGGGTCTCGTCGTCCGTGAGCACGAACGCACGCACGGCGTCGTGGAATGCGTCGATGTAGGGGCGACGGTCGGGCCCGCGCTCTCGGTCCTCCCAGTAGTGGACGAACGCAAGCGCAGCCTTGATCTTCTTCGGGTTCATAGGGCTCCCGCCTTGCGGGCCGCGTGGACGCGACGAATGATGTCCTCGAATGTGTAGTCGGAGATCACGCCGAGCGCTTCGCGCGCGACCTCGCGCAGTGAGCGGTTCGGGTTTCGGTCGGCCGCCTCAAGAACGTCTCGGGTGAGCGTCTCGAGGTACGCCTCGTTACTCGGAAACCGCTCGCCGATGTGTCGGCCGCTCATGGGGTAGCGTCCCCTTCTGCCCCCGGGCGCTCCTCGAACCGTTCGAAGGCCCAGTGCGCAGTGGGAGCATGGGTGTGCGCGTGTGTGCAGCGTCCGGTGTGGACTTGCCCCATGCTGGCGAGGTGAGCGGCGCAGATCGGAAAGCGTTGGGTCTCGCCGCGGATCGTTATCGCGGCCACGCCGATCGCCTCGTTCTGGTCTGGTGTGGGCTTGCCGTCACAGTCGATCCATTGGATCTGGCACTTCGGGTTCATGCGACCCTCGCTTGGCGCGCTGCAAGCCACGCGGCTCGGTCGACCTCGTAGGGCACGACGCGAGCGACATCTTCCCAGTAGACGCGCCCAAAATCCCACATGACGGGCACGAGCCCGTCAAGGTGCGAGCCGCTTTTCTCAACGTGCGCCCGGACCGCGACTGGATCGGGATCGTGCGACGGGAATGCGAGCGTTCCGGCCCAAGCTTGCGGATCGTCCGCCCGAAGGACGGTCCCCCCGTGGGGCGCGCCCCAAGCATCCGGGTGCGCGGCGTGGTACGGCCAGCGCTGCGCGCCGACGCGGGAACCGGGTTCGAAGGTGCTCATGCTGCCCTCCTACCACCCGTCAGAGTGTACTCGCCCACGAACGGCGCGCCCGGCTGGCGCGTCACGCCCACCGTCGGCGCGCGCCGGGGCTCGCCTTTCGCGCGGCGGATCACGGGCCGGCCGAGTACCGCGTTGACAGCCGGGTCGCTCGGCCGTTCGCCGAGGCCTTTCAAGTAGACTCGAGCGCGCTCGCGTTCCGAAGGAACGACGGGCAACGGGCCCTGGGGTTCAGGGCGGCGTGCAAGCGCCCGGTCGATTGCTCCTTGTAGGTCGCGGACATGTGCCGGGCCGACGCGTACGACGCCTCCGAGCGAAACCGCGAGACTCGTTGCGGCCCGGGCCGTGACTGCGAGTACGATCGCGATGCGCCGGCCGCCCGATCCGTCGGTCACGGTAGCGGACCATGCCGCGATCTGTCGTCCGTTCTCGAGGGCAACGCGGATCGCCCGCGCTTGCTCCGTGTCGAATTTGTTAGCCATGCCTGCTTCCCTTTCGTCGCCCCCGCTACGCCGGGGTTTCGTGGCCAACGACGCCAGGAACGGCCCCCAGGGGGCTCTCTCGAGCCTAGATACCACGTTACCCAAGCGACATCTTGCGGTAACGTCCTATCATGATACGCTACCCAAACTGTACTTGTGGTAACGTGGGCGCCGGGCTCGAGCAGCCCGGAAACTCATGGGGGCCGTTCCTGGGCTCCTAGGGCGCAAACGGCGACCGTCGGGAAGGACGGCCGGGCCGAGCAAAGGGAAGAACGATGCGGAAAACGTATCCGGAGTGGATCTGGCGCTCTTACGACGCCAGGCCAGCGTGGGCCGCGGAGGCCACGATAGAGGAGTGGGCGAGCCACGCGCTAGCGACGGTCGCCAGGGGACTACGGCCCGCGTGGTTTCTGGCTGAGCTCCACTCGCACGCCAACGTCTCGCGGGGGAGCCGATGAAAACAGTCTTCATTCGCACGAGCCGCCACGACCAACGCGGCGTCCGGTTCGGGTTCTATCCTCTCCTAGTCGTCGCGTTTCACTTCTGGCGCCCGTACCGCGGGCCGCTCGGCTGGACCCTGACGTTCGGTTTCGGACGCGGCGCGGGCTACCAGTGGGGTCGCACGCTCTACTTCTCGCGCGGCGCCAAAGGGGGCCAGCGCTACCTCTACACCGCGGCGGGCTTCCGCGCGGGCTTCACTCAGAACGGCAACGAGACCCCGTACTCCTTCGGATCCTGACATGACCGACTTTCTCGACACCTTCGACACGTTCCGCGACGACGTGCGCCACGCGGCCACGCGCCTATCCTACGGTGCGGACGTCGACGACCCGCTCCTCCGCGCCGCGGCAGAGATCTACCTCAGCGGCGTCGCTCGCGGCCGCTGGCCGCACCCCAACTTCTCGAACGGCGCACTGCGGTTCGCGGTGTACGTGAGGCCCCAATGAGCGCGTGGACCCCTTTTATTCGGGCTGCGAGCCTTCGGATGGTCGGCCGCGAGGCGTTCAGCGTCGGCGCGTGTCCCGGCTGCTCGGAGTGCGGGCTGGGCGAGGAGCCCTCGGAACACGAGTACGACCTCGCGAACGAGCCACACTTCTCGTGGCGAGCGTGCGACTCCTGCGGAAGCACCTTCGGGGGCGACCGGCACCCCGCGCACTACCTCGACACGGACCGGGCGATCATTCACGTCCGGGTCTGCAGCGATTGTCTCTTCTTTCACGCGAACGGCGACGAGCCGGACGACTGGAGACAGCACCCATGAACAAGGAACTCGAAGCGCTACTTCTGTCGGCCGCGAAAGCGCTCGATTACGGAGTCGTGGGCGTGAAGGCCGAGCGCGCTCGCGATTGGGGCGTGCCGCTGGGCGTGTTCGTGCGCGAGGGCGCCACGATTCCCGGCCACTCCAAGAAAGCGCGCACGTCGGGCTACTACACGCCGTACTCCGCGTGGCGCCCCCCGTCGGGCCGGTGCCTCTACGTGGATCAGGTCGAAGTGCCGTCCGTCGCAGTGCACTACCACTTGGTAGTCTTGACCGAGGACACGACGGGGCACGGCTCCCTGAACGGCCGCCACGAGGCTTTCAGCCTCGGCTAGCTCAAGGCGTACCTCCGCGGCGTGACGGACGGGGCCGAGTCGATGCCCAAGCCGCGAAAGGGCCGACGATGAACGTCACCGAAACGCACTGCCGGTGTAACGGCACGGGAGCCATCGGCCACGGCGGTACGCCGCGGGACCACGGCTCACTCGAGATCTGCGGCTGTTCGGGCCTCACGCTCGACGAACGCCTCGCCCGGGCCGTCTGCCACGCCCTTCGTCACCTCTCCCCCACTCCGGAGCTCCAAGCGAGCGGCCGGTGCCCCACACTCTTCGAACGAAAGGATCCCCCATGAGCTGCGACGTGCGCGTAGAGAGCGACTCGTCCATGGTCGTGATTACGCCGGTGTCCTACCTCGGACGCCAGTGGATCGACGAACACGTACAGGCCGACTCCTGGCAATGGCTCGGCACGAGCCTCGCCATCGACAAGCGGTACGCCGCGCCCATCGTGGAAGGCATGCTGGACGACGGCCTGGCCGTGGAGACCTCCCCATGAACCGCCTCACCCTGACCGAGAGCGACCTCGCGACGATCGAGAACGCGCTCCTGAACGCGGCCAAGCAGTGCCGGGAGGACGCCGAAGCGTTCCCCGTGCTCGCGGCGGCGTCGACGGAGAGCGCCGACAAGTACGAAGCCCTCGCCGAGAAGATCGCCGAAGCCGACCGGATCACGGTCGAAAGGCTCCCATGACCGAGTCTCACCCCACTGTGGTCTGCGCGGACTGCGGAGACAGATACGCCGCCGGCACCGCGGCATGCCCCAACTGCGACTCCGACGAACGGCTCACGGGGCACCACACGATCCTCGTGGCGCTCGAGATCGCGGGAAGCGCTGACGACGCCGTGACGGCGGTCGACCAGGCCCTCGACGAGGGGATCCTCCAAGACTTCCTGAACGACCACGACATCGAAGACGTCGGCCGGCTCCGCGTGCTCCGCGCGAGCTCGCACGCCGTCCAGCCCGAAGAGCCGCCGGACCCGCTCTGGTGGTTTCACTTCAAGCAAGACCCGAACACGGACTAGCGAGGGACAGCTCAATGACACCAGGCAAGATGAAGTGGCGGTACATCCTCGAGTGCATCGCGTGTAACGCGGAGGCCCGTCAGACCGACGCAGTGGAGCACATACATATCTTCCGCCGCGGACAGCACGGACTGCTTTTACGGGCAGAGGCGCGCGCGATGGCGATGGCCTACCAGCACATTGCCGGCGACCTGTACTACCTGGCTCGGAAGGCGAAACCGGCTGAGGCCGCCAGGATCCTGCGAACGTGGAGACACCGATGACACCAAGCCAAAAGACCAGCGCCGACCTTACGGCCTTGCTCCGTGCGCGAAACACGTTCTTCTGGATCGTGACGCGCGAGGAGGTCAGGGTCGAACGAGCGATCACCGAGGCCGCCGGCGCGGCGAAGTTCGAGACGCTCTTCTGGGACTGCGCTACCGGGCTCACCACGGCCACGGGCGCGAACGAGAACGCGAACCTGCGCCAGCCGGACATGATGCTAGACCGCATCCGCGACGACAAGCGCCGGGTGGTCTACGTGCTCCGGGACTTCCACCGGTGGTTCGATCCGATGACGCTCCGGTCCCTGCGCTCGCTCGCGCGAAATCTCCAGCAGTCGCCCCGCGCCGAAGCGCGCGCGGTCATCGTGCTCACGCCCTCGAGCGAGGTGCCCCCCGAGCTCGCCGGCCACGCGACCGTCATCGACTACCCCCTGCCGGCGCGGCCGGAGATCGCGGAAATCCTCGACTCCGTGATCGCCGCCTTGCCCGAAGACATCCGGGTTTCTGCCGCCCCCACGAACGGCGCCCGCGACCAGGCCATCGACGCAGCCGTGGGCCTCACGGCAGAGGAAGCCGCCAACTGCTACGCGAAGAGCCTCGTTACGACCAAGACGATCGATCCGGCACAGATCGCGAGCGAGAAGCGCCGGGTCATCGCGCGGGAGAAGGTCCTCACCTGGTACGACCCCGAGCCCCGCGGGCTCGACGCGGTCGGCGGGCTCGAGTTTCTGAAAGAGTGGCTCGTCTCGCGCCGGGCGGCGTTCTCGCAGCGGGCGAGGGACTTCGGCCTCCCGACGCCGAAAGGGAGCTTGTTCCTCGGCGTCCCCGGCTGCGGAAAGAGCCTCATGGCGAAAGCCATCGCTGCGGCGTGGGGCATGCCGCTCCTACGCCTCGACCTCGGAGCGCTCCGCTCGAAGTACGTGGGCGAGAGCGAGGGTAACATTCGGAAGGCGCTTGCCGTCGCCGGCACGGTCGCCCCGTGCGTGCTCTGGATCGACGAGATCGAGAAAGAGCTCGCTGGCTCGACCGGTGAGCAGGGTGACGGCGGCGTGGCGGCGGATGCACTCGGCGCCGTGCTCTCCTGGATGCAGGAGCGGACGGAGCCGGTCTTCGTGGTAGCGACCGCGAACAAGGTGACGGGCCTTCCGCCAGAGCTCCTCCGGAAGGGCCGGTTCGATGAGATCTTCTTCGTGGACCTTCCAACCCCGCGGGAGCGCGAGCAGGTGCTGTCGGCGACGCTCACCCAGTACTGCAGCCGGATGCCCATACAGATCGACCTCACCCTCGTCGCGAGCGAGACCAAGGGGTTCACGGGGGCCGAGATCGCGGCCATCGTGCCCGACGCGTTGTTCCTCGCCTTCGCCGACGGCGAGCGGCCCATCACGACCGCCGACCTCATCGCCTCCGCCAAGAACGTCGTGCCGCTGTCGGAGACCGCCAGCGAGCAGATCCTCGCGCTCCGCCAGTGGGCAAAGGGCCGCGCGCGCTTCGCATCCAAGCCCGTCGCCGAGTCGCCCCGCAAGCCTCGTGAGCTCGACATCTGAGCTCTCTATTGAAAGGGAAAGAAGATGACCACACTCTTGAAACCAGGGTTTCTAGTCTCGCTGAAGACGAGCCTAACGGGGGGCGTTTCGTACAGTCGAATCGACCTCGACGCAGAGCGGCCGGAAGGCGCCGCGGAGATCGCGCGCTGGGAAACGATCCGCAAGATCGAAGACCCCGACGAACACAAGCGGGCGACCAAGGTCCGCTCCGCCGCGGGCTCCCTCATCCGCTCCGTCTGCGTGAACACCGCCTTTGGCCTCCTCTGCCCGGAGTCGAAGAGCGCCGAGCTCGAGGACGCCATCCGTCAGGCCGGACAGCTCATCGACGCCCACAACGAGACCGCGCACTTCTCCTCGGTCCGGATCTACGTCCTCCGCGGCCGCATCGCCTCGACCGACGAGGAGGCCGTGAAGGCGCTCTCCTCGGAAGTCCGGGAGCTCCTCGACGAGATGACGGCCGGCATTCGCCGGGTCGACGTCACGGCCATCCGTGACGCTGCGAGCCGGGCGAAGAAGCTCGGTCAGATCCTCGACGCCGACCAGGCCGCTAAGGTGAACCGCGCCGTCGAGGCCGCCAGGGACGCCGCCAAGCAGATCGTCAAGAATCTCGAGCTCGACGGCGCAGAGGCCGTACGGGCCGTCGCCGAGAGCATGAGCGGGCCGATCGAGCAGGCGCGCTTCGCCTTCCTCGAGCTCGAGGAGAGCATCCCCTCGGCTCCGCCGGCCGTGGCCCCCGCGGGCCGCGTCGATATCGAGGTGCACTGATGCCCTGCGACACGAAGCTCCGCGTAAACCAGTCCCTGAAGGAGCGCATGGCCGAGGTCAAGGCCGCGCTCCAGAGGCTCGAGGCGTCGCTCCGAATGGGCACCGTGAAGGTGGCCATCTCCCAGAACGGCGCCGTGGCCTTCATGGGCTGGAACGACCGCGACAGCGTGACGGACGTCTGCGCGTACCGGACGCTCGCCGCGGAGAATTCCTGGGCGCTCAAGCAAGCCGTCATGCGCGCCGAGCAGATGAGTGGCCGCAAGGTGAACCCCACCGCCGTCGCCGCGGGCTTCCACAGCCACGACGGCGGACAGACCTGGAGCAAACACTGATGGCAAAGCCAGACGACATGACGCGGGAGCCGGCCTGGGTCCGTGACTTTTTCTACGGTGTCGAGGACCACGGGATCCTGACGTGCACGCTCACGCTCGCCCTCGGCGAGACCGGCAGCTCTGTACAGAGTTTCGGGGGGCTCGCTCTCAGCGAGAGCACGGGCCCCGACTTCAAAGAAACGTTAGCGGCCTTCTTCTGCCGGCAGTTCGACGCCCTCGTAGGAGAGAAGTGCTACGCGCTCCGGGCGTTCCGCACCGGCGAGATCGAAGGTCTCGAGCACCCGGATGGACGGCGCTTCCTCCTCTACCGATGGAGGAAGAAACACTACCCGGAAACGCCAACGCCGCTCGCAGCGAAGACCGCCCAGATCCATCGGGAGATCGCCTTTCTTCGTCGCCGCCTCGGCGAGGAGGAGCGCAGGCTCCTCACGGTCCAAGACGAATACGTCGACTGGCTGGGGGACGAGCCATGACGATCGGCTGGGACTGGGTGGGGTTCTGGATTGCGTTCGTGGTGGCGACCCTGGTGTACCGACTGATGTTCAGAAAGTGAGATCCAAATGTCCGAAGACTACGACTACATCGGCGAGCACCACGGCCCGCTACCGGAGGCGCCCCCAGACGACTCGACCCGTCCCGAAGCAGTGTTCGAGTCCTTCCGCGTCGCGCTCCAGGCGCTTCGCGATACCGACGGTGACTTCGCTCGCGATGCCGCCGTTGCCGCCTTCGACGAGTGCATTGCGCTCGCTCGCAAATGGCCAGCGTGGGAGCCTGGCTCGGGCGCGCCACTCCGCCTGCCGCTCGGCATCTACCGCCACTACAAGGGCGGCCTGTACACGGCGCTCGGCGTCGTCTTTCACCACGAGTCGAGGCAACCCATGGTGGTCTACCTGTCGCACGAGCGCGGCACCGTGAGTGTGCGGTCGCTCTTCGGTCACAGCGGCGACCCCGACGGCTGGAACGACATCATCTTTTTCGAACGGGACGAGGACAGCGAGCCCGTCGGCACGCGGCGCTTCGAGTTCGTGGGGCACCACGAGGGCAGTGCAAGCGCCCCCGAGGTGCGGCTCAAGTAGTACTTTTGCTCCCGGCTGGGGCGAGGAAAGCGGGTCCTTCCCTCATCCTGCTGCCGCCTCGGCCGGGGGCTTTTTCACGAGGACAGCCATGCCTGAAACGATTCCCATGCACTACGCGATCGCCCGGGCGCTCTGCCGCCTGATGCCCGTCCCGAACAAGGACGCGGTCGACTGGCTCGAGATCGCCGACGAGTTCGTGACGAGCGTCGCCGGGGTCTGCTGCGTGCCGCGAGAGGACTACGATCGCCTGGTGACTTCGCGGCGCGACGCCCTCCGGCGCGTACGAGAGCTCGAGGAGTTCATTGGCGAGCACGTAGAAATCTCGAGGCTCCCAAACTTCCCAAAAGCAGGGGGCACGTGATGGCCCTACCAGCGAAAGAGTGCGAGCCCGGCAAGATCTACCGCCTGACGAGGGACTCCGGGACGACCTACTACAAGATCTGCGACGCTCCCTCGAAGCGCCGGCTCGAGAAGCGCCTCGGCGCTCAGAGCCCCCGCTTCATGAAGCCGGAAGACAGGTTCGCGCTGCGGGCCCTCGAGCGCGCTCGGACCGAGGGGTTTGTTCTCGCGGTCCGGCTCATCCGGTACCGCGACGACGGCGGCGCTCCGCACGAGAGCCGCGCCTACGTGGCCTTCCCCCCGAACTATCTCCTCCGAGAAGTCGACAAGCCCCCTGCCTACGCCAGGCCGCTCCGCGGAGCGCCAGGCTATCCCCGTGGCGACATCCCGAGCAAAGACCTCGACACGGCTGAAAAGAAGACGGAAGATCCATGACCGAACAGGCCGAGCTCGAAGACCAGATGCCCCCCGACGCGTTCGACCAGGCGTACACCGAGGCGCTCGAAAGCCTCGAGCCGGGTCACACGTTCCTGGTGTACCGATTGCCCGACGGGCGATGCCGCTGGGTGGCGAGCGACCTGCCTCTTGCCAGGGAAGTCTACCGACTCGGCACCGCGCACGGCGTCCCCGTCCAGCACAGTAGTTACCTCGTTCCGGAGCTCGAGGACTCGTGAGGGTCACACCGGAAACCACCATGGCCGAGCTCCAGGCCTGGCTCGACGAGCACGGGGCGAAGATCACGTTTCAGCTCGCGCCGAAGTATCCGACGACCATCGCACGCCATGTGGACGCGGAGCTCGACGAGGCCGTATTCAAGTTCGAGAAGGCGCTCGCCGGCCCTTACTGGAAGGTCCCCTAATGACCCGCTCTGCCTACATGACAGTCCCCGCCGACACGCGCCGGTTCTCCTGGCAGAACCCCAACGGCGACGTCGGATTCTTTCGCCCGAACGGCCGCCTGACGCTCGAGGGCAGGAGCAACGCCTACGTCGAAAACCCCGCCGGCTGGTCGAGCCGCCAGCCGATCTACGCCGCGCGGATCTTCGTCGGCTTCAACGTCGGTGAGAAGCCGCGGTGGAAGATGGGTGACGTCGTCCGTATCGTCAAGCGCGTCCGGAAGGCTCAGGTCGGCACCCCCGACGCGACGTTTCTCTACCAGCGCGGCCTCTACACGAGCAAGCGTGACCAGTCCGTCGTCGACGAGCAGGGCTCTCAGATCATCATCCTGAATCTCGCGGGCTCGCCCGTGAAGGAGTTCCGGCAGCAGATGATCGAGCTCGGCGAGGAGATCGCTACGAGGCTCAAGCAGGAAGAGGTCATCGTGGAAATCCAGCGCGGCGGCATCAGCAAGGAAACGATCGGCGTGACGCCGCTCCGGAGGGCAGGGTGACCGCGAAGGAGAGCCTCGGCGACCTCCTCTCGGACGCCTACCCGCCCGTCATGCACGAGGCGCTCCGAACCGGCTACCGGCTCGGCCTGCTTGCCGCGATCGAAGAAATCGAGCGGACAGCGCTCCCGCTCCCGGACGGTCTCCGGAGCGACCTACTGAAACTAGCTGTGCGCGTCAGAAGCCGCCTCGCTGATCTGGCTCTCAATGAGTCCCACCATGTCCGACCCCGTCCGCCGTGAGCTGAAGCCGAGCGTGCGCGTGCCTGAGGCCGCGTGCCCGTACTGTGGAGACAAACAAGACCGGGCCACCGGCTTCCACACGCGCTACCCGGCCGCCGGAGATCTGAGCGTCTGCATCCAGTGCGGGGGCGTCTCCGTCTACACAGGAGAGACTCTCCAGCGCGAGCCCTGGCCCAAGGACGAGCCCATCCCGGCCGACGTGCAAACCCTACAGCGGGCGATAAGACAAAGGCTCTCATGACAGTAACGCTAGGCCAGCAGATCGAGTATCGCGACGACTTCACGCGATTCTTCATCGACACGGAGTTCTACGAGGACGGCGAGACCATCGACCTCATCTCGATCGGAGTCGTCTCGTCCGACGGGCAGGAGTTTTACGCCGTGAACCGGAACGCGAAGCTCCATCTCGTCTCGTCCTGGGTCCGCCATCACGTGCTGCCCTCGCTCCCTCCTTACGGCGACGCCGCCTGGATGCCCCGCGAGGCCATCCGCGACAGACTGGCCACTTTCATCCCGACCGACCGGAACGTCGAGCTCTGGGCCTACTACGCCGACTACGACTGGGTGGCGCTCTGCCAGCTCTACGGCACGATGATGGGCCTCCCGAACCATTTCCCGAAGTACTGCCTGGATCTGAAGCAGCTTTCCTACATGCTGGGCAATCCGAGGCACCCGCCCCAGCTGGCGGGCGAGCACAACGCGCTCGCGGATGCGCGGTGGAACCGAGAGCTCTTCGACTTCCTCAGGCACTACGAGGCGCGACGATGAGCGACCTGGCCCTAGGAATTCTGGTCGGCGGACTGTTAGCCACGTTCGTCTGTACGTTGGCGGTCTGGCTCGGTGGCAAGAGATGAAGCCAAGCAAAAGCGAATTGCGGGCTGTTGAGCGCCTGAAAAAGGCAGGGCTGTTGGTACATGTCGGCCGCGGCATCTGGGCGTTCCGTAAGCCTAGTGATGACCTCGATAGGCACGTCGCTCGCCGCTACCAAGAGGCGACAACCAAGAGAGCGCGAACAGGAGTTCGCAGATGAAGCACGAGACTCAGTCGAATTCCGAGGCGGGCGCGCCGGTCGATTCTGACGACCGTCGCGCCTCAACGGAGCGCGATCGAAGGAAAGTGCTCACGGTCCCACAGTGGCGACTTTTGCTCACCACGCTATTCAGCCCGGGTCATCAGGTCTCGCGGAAGGAGCAGCGCACGCTGCGCATTTTGCGGCTGCACGGACTGGTTATTGAGTCGCACGGAACGAAAGACAATCTGACATGGCCCCCAACGATTACGCTGACCCAAAAGGGTCGGCGATGGGCGCGCTTGGCAGCCGGGATCAAAGACGGATCGGAGCCGCGCGAATGAAGCAGGACGCTACGGAGGTATGATGATGGCAAACACGGACGAGCAGAGTACGGAGTCGGCGTTTATTTCGGTCGCGCCGCTACCTATCCCCAGCGATGAGCGCGCACGCTGGGTGTACGCGGCGTGCTACGACTGGTGGCGCGACACCGGGGATTGTCTGTTCTGCAACACGTCGCCGCCAGGCAACAAACATGACAACGAGTGTCCGATGGTGAGCGGGGTCAGCACAGGGGACGAGTGAGCGAGAATGAAGCACGGTTGCGGCCTGATCCGCGGAAGGACGGAACACCTATGAGCAAGCTCGCGAGCGGTTGGGAGATCGTCTGCCCGGACGGAGCACGTCGCCACCTGCCGTATCACAACCTCGGCGATGCCGAATGCGACGCGGGGGTCTATTCCGCTGCGACGCGGTGCGAGCACTGGGACGAGGGACAGCGCGACGCGAAGTGTCCCGGCGGTCCGCATAAGGTCGAGCCGGTCGTGTTCGACGACACGCCGCGCGAAGGTGGAGGACTCAACTAGTCATGATGAAGCAGGACGCTACCGGAGTACGGAACGCCGTTCGACAAGTCGGGTGCACGTCCGCCATTCAGGCATTGCGTGCCGCACATGCAGTGAACGAGGCCCGTGTCTTGACGCTTGGAGCGGTCACGCCGTCGATCAACGAAACACTGCGCATCCTGGAATTAGCTTTTTATAAACAGGCATCGCTACTCAGGAGCACCAAGAAGGGGTCGCGAAGATGAAGCAGGGTACTCAGCGGAGCCGTAAGAAGGCCGCGCCGGTTGTTTCTGACCAGCGAGACTGGTTCCGTGTGTCAGACGTCGAGCGCAAGAGCATCGCGGCGTTCGTGAAGAAGCACCACGGTCCGGCGCTGGACTTCACGCTTCGCTTCACAGCGACGGGCATCGGCACGAAGATCGTCGTGAAGTGCCAGGGCTGCGGGAAGGAGGCCGACGTGTCGGATTATGAGTCATGGTGAGCGGATCACGTTCAGCGAACCCCGATTTGGGACTGAAGCAGTCGAAGCCAGCAAACCGGAAACACCAGATCAGGCGCAAGGCTAAGCCCTCCACCAAGGAACGGACGGTGGGGCAGTGGAAGACTTTGGACCCGAGCCAGATTCTCGCTGGTGTCGCGATTGTGGCCGCCGCCACAGGTCGCGAGGTGCGTTCTCCGCGCGGGTACACGAGCGCAGAGGACCTGGAGGATAGGCTCGCTCCGTACGCAACGTTTGCAGAAGTGACGCTGATGGCGGGCGCGTTCGACTACCGTAAGACGCCGGAGCCGACGAACGCACTCGTCATCGGCGTCATGATCGATTTTCTACGATCCATTGGCGCGGCGGACGCGAGTGATGAGCTTCGCCTGCGCTCCGCTCTCCTGGCCCCGCAGAACCAGGAGCTAGCGGAGGCATTGCGACATAAAGCCGGTGCCTAGGTGAGCGGCACCAGAAAGGACCCCATGAGCCACGTGAAGCAGCCACCGGATATGATGGGGCCAGTGCGTGCGCCGCCACCGCCCCCATCCGTTGTAGTCGCGTGTTCCTTGTGCGGACGCGAGTTGGCCTTTGGCGGACGCGGGTTGAGCGACATAGAGGCCCGCGGGCACGAGATTGCCTGCGCTCACCAGCACATCAAACGCCTGGAAGCGCGTCTCGCTGCCACCGAAGCGGCGCTTGTCGCCTCCGGCCTCATGGAGGAGAACCGCCCATGAACGAGCACATCTGGGTCATCATCCGCGAAAACGGTGAGCACTACCTGCTCGAGAAGGCGCCTCTCGAGGGCTTCGACGTCTGGGCCAAGGGCCAGAAGGTCACCGTGCTCGAGTACACGTACTCGGGCCGCATCTACCCGAAGCCGGAGGCGGCGAAGCGATGAGACCGCCGAAGCACCGCACGAAGATCAACAAGGTGACCCGGACGAGCGCCGTCTACCCGCTCGCCGTCAACGAAGAAGATCTCTCCCGCTACCTCAAGGCCGCGTGGCCAGGAGATCCGAGGCTCACGGAAAAGATCGACTGGGACCTCTTCGCCTTCCGGCTCGAAGAAGCCTGGTCCGGGCACTACCGGCTCATCGAGCAGTCGCTCTACAATCGCTGGGCGACGGACATCCAGGCCGGCCGCTACGCCCTCAAGGCAGTTTCCGAAGAAACGCTCGGAACGTCGGGTTCGAGAGGGCACGGACGCCGAGGGCGTCGACCCGTTTAGAGCGGACGATCTTCGCCGCCTTCTCACCCGACATGCCCGTCAGCATGTGAAGGGCGAGCGCGCCGACGAGCGCGGAGCGGTTCCGGCCCATGTTGCACGTCACGAGCACGCGGTGGCCAGCGAGGATATCCTCGGCGACGGCGACGGCGGCGCGCCAGGCCGCTTCTACGTCGGCCTTCGACATGGCTTCCGTGTCGTCGAAGGGGAAGCGCCGGACGATGAGCCCGGGGAAGCCTCGGGACGCCGGCTGGTACTCGCTCGAGACGAGGACCAGCACGTCGAAGCGTCCCCAGTAGTGCCCGGGAGGCGGAGCGGAGCCGACCCAGAGATCGTCGGTGATACGGGAGGCATGGAGCACACCCGACTCTAAGCCCAAACGCCGCTAGGAATCGAGCGGCTCGAGGATTATGGTAACGTGATGCTCGGTCGGAACCGTCCGGAGCTTGCGCTCGCGAGGGGCAAGCGCACCCCGGAGGCTCTCGAGCGGTGGACCGAGGCCTTTGGCGAGGGGAGCCGCAAGGTCACCGAGAGGTACGCGGAGATCTTGAGCCGCATCGCCGGCCCCGACGCGCCGGGCGGCCGCTACAGCTCCTATGTGGGCAGGTACTCACCCCGGACCAGGGAGGAGTACGGCCGCGCCATCGCGGAATTTTTCGAGTGGAGCGCAACGGTCAAGCGCCGGGTGGTCCTGCCGCGGGAGGTGAGCCGGAAGGACGCCGAGGACTACGTCGAGTGGCTCGCGACCAAATCCTTCACGCTCGAGGGAGAGCGCCTCAGGGACGGTGACCAGCCCGAGCGGCTGGCGCTCTACGATCTAGTGAAGTCTCTCGGCTCGGCCGATCTCGAGAGCATCCTCGCCGGCCTTCCGGCGGGGCTCGCGCGCGCCCACGAGGGCGGCGTCGGCCTCCGGACCTGGCTCGCGAGCGAGCTCGGCCGCATGGTGCTCCACGATCTCCTCGTCCGGTCGCCGACCCTCTCCGAGCTCCGTAAGGAGAACTCCCAGATCGGCATCGACGTCTTTACCGTGACCGTGCCGCGCGACGGCGGCGGCACGAAAGAAGTCCCGCTCGAAGACATCTTCATCTACAGCCTGCCCGTGCCGCGGCCGCTCGGACGCTCGGCGATTGCGCTCCGGCTCGCGGCTCTCTCCCGCCTATGGACCGAGCTCGCCCGCGCCGACGTGGACGTAGAGCCCCTCGTTCGCACGAACGTCTTCGACGAGATCTCGGCGCGAGTCTCCCGCGGCCTCTCTGCCGACAAGCGCGCCGCGCGCGCACGGCGCCCCAGGCTCACCCCGGCGATAGTCGAGCGCCTCCTCGCCGCGACCGGCGGGCCTTCGCTCGTCGAAAAGCGCGACGCCGCCATCTTCTGGTTTCTGGTCCTCACGGGAGTCCGAGCCACCGAGGCCCGCCGGCTCACTCGCGAGAAGCCGAAGGCGACCGAGCTCGAGAGGACGCCCGGCTGGCTCGAGCCGCGCACAGCTCCCGTCATGGTCGAGCTCGTCCGGAAGGGCGGCGTCCATCACAGGCTTCCCTACCCGCCGTACGCGCTCCGATCGCTCTACGACTTTCAGTCGGCCCTCGCGGCGCGCGCGGCGCCCCCCGGCGCTCAGTCCGAGGATCCGAAGGGGCAGCTCTACGTCCCGCGCGGGGGCGCAGCCTGGCGCTACCGGGCGCTCTCCGAAGAGACCGACGCGCCGCTCTTTCCTCCGGTCGCTTTCTGGGGAGCGAACTCCCCCTCGCAGTATCAGGAGATGAAACCCAACGTGCGGCCCGCTCACAGCCGGCCCATGTCGAGGTGGTGTCTCCGGGCGCTTCTAAAGCGCATCGCCGAGAAAGCGGGCCTCTCGGCAGAGGAGAGCCGCCTCGTCTACAGCCACGCCTTCCGGCACTTCGCCGCGACGGCGATGTCGAAGCGGGGGAAACCCATCCGGGAGATCCAGAGCATCCTCGGTCACTCGAGCGTGGTCGTGACCGAGGGCTACATCGAAGACGAACGCGAGCTCGATGTGCTGTCCGGCCAAAACGAGATCCTCGAGTACATTGCCGGCGGGGCGGCTGCCGGGACGCCGCCGGCCGTGCCTCCCCCCGCGCGAGTCATCGAGACCTACGGCGTCCAAGCCAGGGAAGAGGCCGATCCGACTCTCGTCGCCGAGTCGCCGAAGATGGGGCCCGAGCCCGCGACAGAGGGAGGCCTCGTCGCGATCGCCGAGGACGAGGAGCCGCCCGCGCCGCCGAAGAAGGACATCTCCCGCGGCTCCCCCTTCTACGCGTACGCGGACATCGGCGCCCCACCGGGCTCGCACCGCGACGAAGCGCGAGAAAAGATCCACTTCACCCGCGTCGAGCCCCGCCAGGGAAAGAGCCCTGGCACGGTCGCGCTCTACGAGCGCCGTGGCAAGGACATGGTGCAGGCAGACCACTGGCTCGGCGAGCACTACGACCCGTGGCCCTTGAGCTACGGCCTCGGCGAGCTCTCGCTCCTTCCGTGGTTTGCGCGCGGCTCTGCCTCCAAGCACGGAGAAGTCACGGTCACCGTACGGGACAAGGAGGGGAAGACGAAGACGGTCACGGTGCCCCCCTTGCCGGTCTTCGCGGGCGAGCAGCTCTATTCGGAGATCAAAGCGCCCACGCTGTTTGCCAAAGTCGAGGCTCTTCGCGCCGAGTGGATGAAGACCTCGCCGACGAAAGCCTTCGGGCTCGACCGGTGGTGGGGAGCGTTCCAGGAGATCCAGCGGGGCCTATCCCGCGGCACGAAGGGGAAGTTTCGGTTCGTGCCGTTCGATGCGGAAGCGCGGGTCGGTAAAGACATCCGCGCCCACGACGACGACTACCTCGCCCGCTGGCTCGAGCAGAACGCCGAGCGCTACACGACGACGGTGCGGGCGTTCGAGCACATCGAGCGGCCGCGTGGGAGCGAGCGGGACGACGAAGAGTGGACGGCCTTCATGGAGAAGTTTGCCGAGGCCTCTCTCGTCGGCGTGAGCCCGGCCGAAGAGCTCCCGGATTGGTTTCTCGCAGATGATCCCGTGCGCGACATCTACGACAAGAGTCCGGAGGAGTTTTCCTGGTTTCTGAAATGGATCGGATCCATCACGGGGCAGGATCTGTCGGTGGCGCGCGAGAAAGAGCGCTCCGCCGAAGTCGGCTTCGCCGAGGAGGCGATGAAGATCCAAGTCAGCGAAGCCCGCGAGCTCCTCAAGGGCTACTACGAGAGCGTCGAGTCGCTCCGGAAGGCGTCGCGCGCCAAAGAAAAAGACGAGGCCGAGCGGGAGCGCGAGACCCTCAAGCTCATCACGGAAAGGCTCGCCGCACTCGGCGTCGGCGATCCGAAGGTGGAGCGGCCGTCTCTCCCGAGGCCCCTCGACGCCCGCATCGAGGCGCTCCTGCGTGCGGCGTTTCCATCGGCTAGTGTCGAGCTCGTCGACGCCAACATTCTCCGGAGCACGCTCTTCGACAAGGACTCCTTCCGGATCGACACGAAGAAGCGGACCATCGTGCACACGGCGGCGTTCCGAGAGGAGTTCGGGCGCCGCTACGACGGGCGGGACTCGGAGTGCGTGATGCGGAGGGCGGCGCGCGGCATGTGGGAGCACGTCCGGCGCCATGGGATCCCCGTCCTGCGCGGCGGCGAGCGCTCGAGTGAGTACAGCCTTCTCTACTCGGTCATGCTCTCCTACATCGCCTGGATCGTTCCCTGCCCCGAGGTAGTCGAGAAGCGGCTCGCCGCCGAGCTCGGCCTCTCGGGACAAAAGGCGCGCCTCCGCTACCTGGCGGGCTTCCGGCAGGCCTCCCGCAGGATCCTCCGGAGTAGCGAAGATCTCCGCGAGGACGACCTCCGCCGGATCGCCGTCGAGGAGGGCCTCGACGAGGCAGGAGCGGCCGAAGTGCTCGAGGCAGGGCTCGTCCAGGATTCCGTCCGGGCAGAAATTGCCCTCCCGAGCCCGGACGTCACCGAGGCCATCGCTCGATCTGCCGTCGAGAGCGGCAATATTCAGGTCATGCGGCGCCGGCCGACCGTGGTCGTCTCGCGGGAGGGGGGCCCACGAAGAGCCGTGCTCGAGGCGCCCAAAGCGCCCCAGACCTACTTCTCCGTCGGCGGCGAGGACGAGGACGAAGAGCTCCTGCCGAACGCCCCACCGAGGCGCCTCCTCACCCGGAACGCCTTCGAGGCAGGGCTCCGCCCCATCCGGAGCGCGAGCGAGGTCATGCCGAGCCCGCTCCGCATGATGACGGCGATGACAGCGCCGTTTTAGGGCGTCTGGTTTCGGAGCACCGTGAAAGATCCGGCGAGGTCCTCGAAGTAAGTGCCCGACGAATTGAGCACGAGGAGGAAGTCGTCGCCGCTTCCCGCCTCCGCTTCGATCGGAGTTCGCTTGTAGATGGCGAGGACGAGCCCGGAAAACTCCCGGCTCGTGCCGCCTGCCGCGTCGCCCGGCACGGCGCCCTCTGGCGCAATACGAAGGACGACCTGTCCCTCGAAGGTCGAAATGACGTCGGCCGCTGGATTTTCGATGACATCGAGATTGAGCGCCGCGACGCTGTCGGCGTCCACGTCGTCCACCAGGCCATTGTCCCAGAGGACGGTCCGGATCTCGTTCGGGGGGAGCTCGCTAGACTCCTCGGCGATGATGTTACCGAAGCGCGGGCCCTGGGGCTGGAGGCTCGGTTGCTGGACGGCGGAAAGCGACGTCGCCTGAATGCGAGCCGCAACGACCTTTTGTACGTCTGCCATGGTTCACCGAAACGGCAGGATTGCGACGCGCGTGATGGGGAGCTCGTAGAAGACCCCCGTCTGCGTTTTGATGAGCACGGTCGCGACGGCGTTCACGTTGTAGACATCGACGACGATGCCGATGTACTCGGACGTGTACTGCTCGGAGAGATCGAGGGGATCTGAGATCGCCGAACGAAAGCCGACGACGACCTTGTCGATGAAGGCGTCGCGGATCGTCGGATCGGGCGCCGTGATCTGGTCGAGCGAGCTTTCGCTGACTCCGTTCGGGGAGAGGGCGCTCGCGTTGATCGACCACGTGATGCCGTTATCGGCGATGGTCGCGAAGATCAGGTTCGGGGCGCCCGCCACGATCCTGGTCACGACCCCGAGTATCGGCGGCTGGGGATTCAGGCGGGAGGCGGCGAGCGCTGAGCTCGACAGCCTCGGTCGTACCCGGTCGCCCACGGCGATGGCCATACGCTAGAGGCTAACCGGCAGGGGCCCTACCGGTCAAGCGCCCCCGGAACCCGGGCCAAATATCGCCTCTCGTCATCGAACATCATCCCCGTCTCGACGAGCGGCACGTCCCTGTGAAGCCCGCTCATCGCCTCGATGACGAGCGCGCGGGCAACCGCCGTAGGCATCGTGCCGAGCCGCTCCGCACGCGCGCGCAGAGCTCGCCTGGCCCCATGGGGCATTGCCGCGCGCTCGAGAAACTTCCATCTCTTCTTGTTCTCGCCCATCTCGTAGCGCTTGCCCTTCCAGTACCAGGATCCTGCCGGGAGCGGCTCCCTGTCGCCGAGAAGGTAATCGTGGATGAGACTCCGAAGTAGGATCGGTCCTCCCACGCCCCGGAATGCACACTCGCGGTGCCAGTCGTTCCAGACCACCTCCGGCATGAAGAGATGGTACTGGTAGAGCATCCTCTTTTCATTGAGCTGTCCCGCAAAGCCGCGCTTGTTCCGGCGGATCCTCGTCTCGGCGCGCACCTCGAGCAAAAACTCCGCGTCGAGTCCGAGCTCGTGGGCCGCGCGCTCGACGTCCGCATCCGACATCGACTTCGTTGCCCAGGGAGTGCTCGAGACGCGATCGAAGAGCCAGCGCCGGAACGAATTCGTGCGGCCGAGGATCACGGAGTGACGATGCGGCTATCAGCCTGGTGGATGTGCGTGCAGTAGAGCACATCGTCCGGATGAAGAGCGATGAGGGTAAAGTCGTGCGTCTCCGGAATTGGCACTCTCAGAATCAAGAGGACGCCGCTCGGCGTTCCGCTCTGACGCACGAAGAGCACTCCGCTCAGGATGGGACTCGCGCGCACGTGCCCTTCGGCATTCATGGACGCGCGGTAGACGCCGTCCGCTGCCCTGGCGTTGTAGGTGACGCCGATGTACGGCTGTCGGAGCTGGAGCATCACGGGACGCTCGTGATAGATGAGCCAGCCGCTCTCGCTCTCTGGGGCCGGGGTTGCCTCGGGGGACTCCGTCGCGGGTTCTGGGTCGGACATGTGTTGTTTTCTCCTTTATCTTTCGGGCTCGACTGAGATTCCCTGGGTGGCCGCGTAAACGCCGAGGTTGTCCAGCGCGGGCGAGAGAGCGAGCGCCTCAAGCGCCCGCTCGACCACTTCAACAACGGAGCCGTGCACGTATTGCGCATGCACGATGCAAGTGCACCCCACATGCAGCGCCATGGCTCGCGCCGGATCATCTGGAGCAAACGTCGTCGGGTTCACGGTGACGGATACATGCCAACGGTCGGGCGTCGTTCGAATGACTTTCGTTCCCATCGTTACCCGGTAGTGGGGATATCGTCCCCGAACGCACTGAGATCCGGTTGCTTGATCATCTTGACGATTACGGCATTGTCCGCCGCAACGGTCACAGCGAAGTGGTAGAGCCCGTCCGGGGCCAGCCGGTGCTTCGCGAGGTAGTCACCGATCGCTTCGAGGAACTGGCGGTGCGAGAGCGTGATGATTCGGTCGTTGTCTGCCATCGTTACCTTCACGCCTCCGGAGCACTTTCGTCGAACTGGGTCTCGAGCTCGGCGATCGTCGCCAGGAAGGCCTTGCGGACCTCTTCTTTGCTCATCGTCTGTCGGAACTGCCCGTAGATGAAGCCAACGAGATACCCATACCAGAGCTCTTTGGGGATCCCGGCGCCTATGAAAGCCGTCTTCAGTCCCTCGAAGAACTTCTTTCCTTGCTCGAACTCTCCGGTGCTGAGAATCATTTTCATGGGCTCTCCGCGATCATTTTCGTGAGGGCAGGGCGGTTCTTTTTCTCCCAGGACCACTCCTCGGCGAGTGGGGCGGCGTTGTCGGCTGCCTGCGCCGAGAGACTCTCCCACCTATCGTACGCACTCCAAAGGGCATGGACAATCGCCTCCGCCGTGACCGTGGGCGCCGTCGACCCGGGGTAATCGTCCATCGGACCCAAGGGGCCGTGGGGCACCTCCATGAGGCCCGGAAGGCCCGTCGACGCGTACTCCGAGTGCCCCGTCGAGATCGTGATCGCCACGGGAGTCCCGCAGGCGAGCGCCTCGAGCGGGACCAGGCCGAAGCCCTCCGCCCGCGACGGCTGACAGACGAGGTGCATGGCCCGGTAGAGATTGGCAACCTGGTAGCGATCGTGGACGAGGCCAGGGGCCACGCTGTAGTCGTTTTCGGAGAGACCGAGATCCGCTGCCCACCACTTCACTTTCGAGCAGTGCGTCGGGTTCATCATGATGTGCAGGCGCGCCACGCTCGGTAGCTCCCGTCGGCTTTTCAAGTGTGCCCACGCGCGCATGAGCTGCCGAGTGCCTTTCCTGTCCGCCTCCGTGCTCGCCATGTGAAGGACGTCGAAGAGGCCGTTCTTGAAGTCTCGGCGGCTCGCCGCGAGATCCTTCGGATTCACGGAGTGGACCTCGGGGGAGACGCCGTGCGGCGCGACGAGGACCTTCTTTTCGGGGAACGCGTCCTGGCACACGCTTGCCGCCCACCGGCTCGGCGCGAGGATCCCTCCGGAGAGCGTCCCGCGCGGCAAGATATCCGACGTCTTCAAGAGCCCCTCCACGAAGCCATGCGGAAGGCCCTGGCTGTTCGGGGCGAGAAGCAGCCAGTGCTCCTTGTGATCGCCGGAGCGGTGCGCACGGAGAAGTCCCTCGGGGGAGCCGCAGTTCAAGGAGAGAGGCGCGCTCTCGCCGCCGCGGAGCTCTCTCGGTGCGAGCTCCGGGTCCATATCGACCGGATAGAGCCCGGCGAGCTCGCCCATCGCCTCGAGCGTCCGCTGGAGACCGCGCGTTACCTGCGCGAAGGACGATTCGCCATGGAGGTAGCCGTAGAGCCGCACGGACTTCGTCATTTTTGATTCCGCGCATTCAGTTTGCGCGCGTGCGCTTCCGCCACTGCACGCGACCGGTGATATGTCCTGCATCGCGATGAGCGCCAGTCATCGTCTGTGACGCGAGCAATGTCCGATGTGGTGCAGACGAATTCTCCGGTCGGCTGATATTGGTCGTGCCCGCTCAACTTCGCGAGAGCGTACATCCGGACCTTCTGAACGAAGGGAACGACGTGCCACTCGCTCATTTCTTCTTCGGCTTTCCCGTGAGCCCCGCGTCCTCGACCGCGCACCATACGGCCTCGTCATCGCCACTCGCCTCCACCATGCCGAGCTCTTTCGCGGTCTTCGTCTCGACCGGAGGCCGGCAGTCCTCCCCCACGAACGACACGCAGTGACAGAGCACGCACTCCTGGACGGTCCCTCGGTGGACCGCAAGCGAGTGCCCGCAGCGGCGGCAATCCACGAGCGTCTCGGCCGTGAGATCTTCGATTGTGGAGTCACAGAAACCGGGCATCAGTTCGTGGCGCCTTTCTCGGGCAAGAGGAGCTCGTACTTGTCGATGACGCCGCGGAGCTCCCGGTAGAGCTCCCTCGACTTTTCTTCCGGCAGGCCGAGCTCGTCGAGCTCGAACGCAAGGCAGTTCAAGAGCACGTCCACTCGATCGTCGTAAAAGGGGTTTTCGCCGAGAATGTCCGAGATCCGTTCCTCTTCGGACTTTTCCTCGTCGCCGGGCGGCTCGGTGGTCATCGGCCTCGAAGCTTGCAATATCAGCGGCACGTAAAACACCCTTAAACGCCACCGGGCTGGCCCAGGGCCACGCAAACCCGGCACTTTGGCGCCACCCGCTTCTCCCGGAGCCTGATCCCCTCGAAGACGTCCGTGTGCCCGCACGCCCGAAACTTGACCTCCCACCGCGCATTTCCGTGGGGAGAATTCGTAGCGCGCGAGACCACGGTGAGAACTCCGTCGAAGAGCTCCTTGCCGTCCATGCTGACGAAACACGGGTGCTGCCAGTACTTGCCGCGTTCGAGCCGCACGAACGCAGCGTCCAGCCGATACGTTCTCACGAGCGCCCGAAGCTCCAGCGGGGTCACCCCGAGAATGCGCCTAGCGTGCGCCACGCTCGACGCAGCTCGTAGGGCCTCGTAGACCAGGACCCGGGCCTTCACGGATCCTTTCGTTTCCGATTCCATGGCGCCTTCCGGAGCTTTGCTTTCCGCTCTTCGTCGATGTGGTCCCAGTGCCAGCAGTCGGGCCCACAGAGGTGGCCGGACATGGCCTCGATCGGATCGGCGCCGTCTCGGACGTTGTCGAGGTAGTCACGGAGCTGGTCGACGACGTCTCCGACCTTTTGCTCCTTCACGTACTGCCAGACTTTTTTCATGCGAGGATTCATTGGGGATGCTCCCTGCATGGTACGCGATTGCTGCGTGCGAGCGCGACGCAGCCCACCGTCCCGAGCGCCCAGCGGTTCACTTGACGTTCGTGCCCTCCACTTCGCGCTCTTCCCGATCGGCAGTGCGCTTGCCGAGCCAAAGAAGCGCGGTCTCGAGGTGCGTCAGCGCAATCGCGTTCTCCCGGCAGGAAAACTTCGACGACTGGTAGAAGTGCAGGCGCCCGATCGCTGCCTGGACGATCCCTTCCACGAACGCGCCGTTCGGGTCTTTTCGATCGGCGCCTCGACCGAGCGGGCCGTCCTGCCACTCGATGTCGAAGCCGACGCCCTTCGAGCGGCCTCCAGCCGGGTTACCAGCTGCGTCGAGGTTATGGTGCTCTTCCAGTTTCTGCTTCATGTTGTTCTCCTGAATGGCTGCTTCGAGATCATCGGCGATGAATGCCAGGGTGGCCTGTCGCCCGAACACGTGCTGTAGCACGAACCCCTCGAGCACGCCCCTCACCCGAACCCTCCCTGCACGAGAAGATCCTCTACCGTGCCGGCCGACACGTTATTAAGGCTCATGAGCATACGACGGCCGACGGCGTGGCTTCCGAAGTCCCGGTAGAGATCAGGAGGGAGCATCCGCCGGGCCGGCGGCTCCGCCTCCACAAGCGCATGCATGATATCCGCAACCGGGCACCTCGCCCACTCCGCGCCAGACTCCCACCCGTAGCCCGGATGCACTGGCTCACAAACCTTACCGTGCTCGACGAGGATCCTGATGTCCTCCGCGGCGGCGTAGTCCTCGGCTCCGCCCCAGCCCGTGTAGACCAAGCGGTTACCGGCGACCCGCGCATCGAAGGCTGGGAGATCCCACGCCTCGCCGTGAGAGCACGTGACGTAGATGTTGTTGTCCCTATGAATCGCAAGGATCTTCTCGTCCGGGAGCTTCTTCGTCACGACGCGCAAGCGTTTACCGTAATTGTCCCGCGTCCAGCCGTTATCCCTGACCAGGAAATCCGACAGCCAGTGTTCGACGCTCTCGCCGATCGACGGGTAGTCCTTCCATGCGCCCCACTCGTGCGTCTTCAGAAAGAGCGACGCCCGGTCCTCCATCGTGAAGGCCGACAGGAACGCTCCGATAAGCGCGTGGTAGTTTTTCCGCGGCTCCCACTTTCCGATCGCGTAGAAGCGCTTGCCCGAGGGCGCCGTCTCCTTGCCGCGCGGCGCGGCGACGCCGGCCGTGAGCGACGTCTCCGGATCGAACGGGCAGGGGATTACGTCCACGTTTCTAACGCCGGCATTGCGGAAGACGTTGTAGTTCATGTTACAGGGGACCCAGACGCGGCCGCATCGGTTCAAGATCTCCACGACCTCTGGATGCACCGTGCTCCGCTCCCACGACGTGTAGACCACGGTCGATCGGTAGACCTTCATCTCGTTGTCGAAGTCCGCGAGGCGCGCTCCCGCGGGCGCGACCACGTTCTCGAGATACCGGTGGCTGTGTAAAATGATCTGCCGGATCGCGATGGGCGCCGAGCCAACAGAGGTCATGCGCAAGTGCTGCACCTCGCGCCGGACGCTCTCCTCGATCTCGTCCTCGAGCATCATGCGTGACGTGGGAAGGGACTGAAGAGAGACGGCCACCCCCGCGCGCGCGAGGGCGCGCGCCTGCGCGCGCGCGTGGCGCGCGAGACCGTCTCCCGCCTGCTCGTAGCCCGCCTGGTAGACGATGCCGGCGGGAAGGAGCGCGTCGCCGCCAGGGGCGACGAGAGCTCTCTCGAGCTCCGCCTCGGTCGGATCCGGAGGCTTACCGTCGCCCTCCAGGATGGAGCTCGGGGCGCGGAAGCGCTCGAGACCCTCGAATCCGCCGGGGAGCGTCACTCCGGCTCGTCCTCGGGGTCCTCGTCTTCGTCCTCGTCTTCGTCCTCTTCCTCTTCGGCCTCGTCTTCGTAGGGACGCGCTTCGGTACGAAGGACGACCGAGACGACGCCGTCACGCGCGTCCTTCTTCTTTTCCTGGTACCACTTCTCGAACGCCTTCCACCACTCGGGCGTCTCGCCGACCGGCGGGTACTCGCCGTACGAGTCGGCAATGGCGACCAGACACTCGGCTCGAGTCTCCCAGTCGAGGTGATGTGATCTCGGCATGCTTTACCTCCGCGCCGCGCGGCGCTTCTGCTTTCGCTTGTTCCGACTGAGCACCCGGGCCGGGTGCGGCACGAACATCATCTTCTCCGTGTGCGTCGGAGGGACCTCCTCCGGAGACTTCGTCACGACCTCTCTCGCTTCGATGCGATCGGAGATGCGCTTCTTCAGGCTCACGGGGCGTCGTCTTCGACGAGGATGGCGAGCACGTCTTCTTCCTTCATGAAGATCCGCTTCTCACCGTCGTTCTCGAACTCGGAGCCGGAGTACTTGCCAAAGATGATCTTGTCGCCCGCCTTGAGCCTCGGCTCGAGGCGGCTACCGCTCTCGAGGATGCGACCCGGGCCGACGGCGAGGACCACGCCGCGCGTGACGGGCTCCTTGGCGGTGTCAGGAATGACGATGGAGCCGATCTTGGTCTCGGCGTCGTCACGCTTGACGAGCACGCGGTCTTGCAAAGGAATGATCTTCATAGTCTGCTTCTGTCCTTTCCTGTGGCGGGGATCTGCTCTTGCTGGTGACGGTAGGCCTCCATGGGCGCGCAAAATACCGGCCGGAGATCTACAGGCCTTTCGCGACCGTAGAGGGGGCCGATGCCGAGGAGCTCCCGGAGCGCATCGATCACTTTTCGATTGTGGCGCGCCTCGTCGCTCATCCTCTGCATCATCAGACCTCGACGACCTCCGTGCGACCGCCACGGCTCTCGACGCGCACGGCCCAGTTACAGTTGAAGTTCGCGCAGCGGAGCGTGTCCTGACAGGACACCGTGCCGCAGATCCGGACCGAGAAGGGCTCGCCGTAGGGATCGACCAGCATGATGAATTTCCCCTCTTCCCGCGTGTCGAGCTCCCACTTCCGATGACTCTTTCTCACCATGATCTGCGCGCGCGCCGCTGGCTCGCCTCGCTCGAGGCAGCGGGGGCAGATCATCGTGAAGACTTCGTCGCCGTCGGGAGTCACGACGAGCTCGCTCACGCACTCCTGCCGCACGGTCTTGTCGCGGTTCAGGTAGTAGAGGACCAGGCGAGGGGAACCGCTGTCCATCATCCGGAGCGAGTGAAGCTTCGAGCTCACGAAGCCGTCGGGGGTCAGCTGGTCGCCCGCCGCAGCCGCCCGCATCTGCTTGTCCTGATGCTCTTGGCCGAGTAGAGCGGCCTTCCGCTGCTCCTCTCGCTCCTTTTCGTAAGAGCTCGGGACAGTCCCGCCCTTCACGATGATCTCGGGGCCGGCGCCACCGAGCGTCGAGCGCTCGCCCTTGTCTTCGGACATTTTGTGGCTATCACTGCTAGCCGGTCCTGCTAAAGTTGTCAAGGAGCGTCCCCATGCACTTCTCCGTCGGTCGCGGCGATAACGGCTGGTTTCGGTGGCTCCCGTGGCTGAGTTTCGATCGGTGCTTGGGCGGCTGGTACTTGCAAACCGGGTGGCTCTGGTGGGTCGCCATCTTGGACCGCCAATGATCATGGTCGACGAGCTTCGTCTTTGGCCCGGGGCTCCGCCGCCCTTCCACCGCGGCTCCTGTCACCTCACGACCGACGGCCCCCTCGACGCTCTCCACGCGTTCGCGCGGAAGATTGGTCTCAAGCGCTCCTGGTTTCAGGAGCACCCGTCGGCGCCGCATTACGACCTCACGCCGCGGCGGAGGCGCGCGGCCATCCTGGAGGGCGCCGTCGAGGTCAGTGCCCGAGAGCAGGCCATCGAGCGCGTGCGCAGACGGAGCGCGGGCTAGTGAGCGACATCATCGACGAAATGTCGTACGAGATGCGCCCGCCTGGGTCACCGACGCACGGCCCGAGCCACCATCACGAACGCCGTGATGCCGGCGCCGCCGAGTAGGAGCGGCTTCCAGCCGACTTCTTTCGCGGTCTCGTTCATGGCGACGCCGAGCATGGCGATGCCGCCGGCCATCGCGAAAAAACCCGCCTTCGGATTTTTCTCTACCTCGTCGGTCCCGAGGAGCTCTCCGTCCCGGATCGCGCGCGCAGCTTCGTAAGCGATGATGCCGCCGCCGATGACCGACGAGAACGCGAGGAAAGCGGCGCGCCTGTCGTCTTCTGTGCCGGGGATGATCGCTACGTCCATGGTAACCTCATTGCGGGAAAACCGTCATGACCAGGCCGTTCACCTTGAGATCTTCGGCCACCGTGCCGTAGGTCGCCCCGACTGGCCGGAGCGTGTCTCCGCTATTCAGGGTCACTCGCCGCTGACACGTGAGGCTCTCCGCGTTGTCGCTGAACATGCCGCCGTACTGCGCTCCCGCCAAGGTAGCGGCGTTATTTAGCGTAGTGTTACCGACGAGATCGTCGTTCAGGGCAATAGCCATCGCAACCGCGTGACTTCCTGTCGCCTCCGGATCGAGGCTCGTCGACAAGAGTACCAAAACCACGCGCCCGTTCGTTCCGCTGTATGTGAGGACGCACGAGGACGCAGTGAGCGTGAAGTCCGCAGAGCCGGCGTAGGAAAACGCCGATCCCGTAATCACGGTCCATTTGTCGGTGCCCGTCGTGCTGGTATCGAAGATATTCGTTTGAAACTCGGTCGCCGTGGCGGTGCCTTCCGACTGCGCGCCCGCGGCTCCGGTCGGGCCTGATGGCCCCGTCGGTCCCGTAGATCCAGTGGGCCCGGTGACTCCAGTCGGGCCCGTGGGCCCCGTCGATCCAGTAGGGCCGGTGACTCCAGTCGGGCCCGTCCGACCGGTGGGGCCCGTGACTCCCGTCGCTCCCGTCGCTCCCGTCGCTCCGGTCGGTCCGGTCGGACCCGTGACTGTCGAGGCCGCGCCTTGCGATCCCGTTGCGCCCGTAGGGCCTGTGACGCCCGCGCTGCCCGTAGGGCCCGTCTGGCCGGTTGGACCCGTAGGCCCGGTCACCGTGGACGCTGCGCCTTGCGCTCCGGTCGGGCCCGTAGGTCCGGTCGATCCCGTGGCGCCCGTCGGTCCGGTGACTCCGGTCGGTCCGGTCGGGCCCGTGCGACCGGTCGGGCCCGTGGGGCCCGTCGGACCCGTGACCGTCGATGCGGCCCCCGTCGGTCCCGTCATACCGGTCGGTCCAGTTCCCCCGGTGGGCCCTGTCGCGCCGGTTAGAGCGGCCTCTCCGGGCATTCCCGTGGGCCCCGTGGGGCCCGTAGATCCCGTCGGTCCGGTAACGCCAGTAGGACCCGTGCCGGATCCGGCAACGGGGCTACTCACGATCATGCCCATGAAGATCTGGCCCTTGCTGGACCCAGCGATCTGCACGTCCGCGACGATCCCGCTCGAAGGCCTCACGCTCTCTTCGAGCTCTAGCAGGGCCTCGGCGTTACTCGCCGAGTAGCACTTCACCGTCGGCGGCGAGAGGAATCCTCCCTCAACGTCGGCGGCCTTGCCCGCTTCGATCGTCACCGTGAAAGCGTTGCCATCGCCGGCGCCGGCGAGCGTGAGAGCGACGACGACGTAGCCCGGCGGCAGAGCGCCGATGGCGGCGTTCGTGCGAGACTCGAGATCGGCGGCTTCGGAGCTCTCGGCGATCTTCGAGACGAGCGAGTCCGGGCTCGAGATCGAGACGCTTCCGTACCGAGACACGTGCCCCGGACTCTACAGCCCCCGCGCCGAGGCCTCTACGAGAAAGCGTTTCTCTTGCTATTCTCAGACCTTAACGAGCTCCACCACGCCCTGGCTGATCGTCAGCGTATTGGACGCGACGCCGGTCGTCATTTTCATGTCCAGGCTGACGACGTTCGCTGCGGTCGTATCCGCGGAGCTCGTGGCGATGTTCACGAGCTCGGGGTTCCAGTTCACGGCGCTCGTGATGCCGTGATCGTTACTGCCGACGAGCGCGCTCATGATCGTCCCGCCCGAGCCTGTCGTGCGGCACGTGATCGTGCCCTCGAGCCAGCCGCCGCTCGTCGTCGCCGATGAGACGGACGTGATGATGATCTGCGCGACGCTCGCGCCGCCGAAGTTCAGGTTGCAAGTAAGCGTCGGCGGCGACGTCGTCTTCACGAACCTGTAGTGGACTCGCACGCGATACATAGTGCCGACGGCGAGCGAGTTCGCGGGGATCGTATACGTCGCTCCGACAAGCACCGTGGTCGCGTTCGTAGCCGCTTGATTCGACGTCGTCGTGGCGACACCGACGGTTCCCGTGGGTCCGGTTTTACCGGTCGGCCCGGTTACGCCGGTCGGTCCCGTGGCACCGGTCGGGCCCGTCGGACCTGTGACTGTGGACGCTGCGCCTTGCGCTCCTGTCGGTCCGGTCGGCCCCGTCACGGTCGATGCCGCTCCGGTTGGTCCGGTTGGTCCCGTAGATCCCGTCGGGCCCGTGACCGTAGACGCTGCGCCCTGGACGCCCGTAGGTCCCGTAGATCCCGTGGGCCCCGTCACGGTCGACGCTGCGCCTTGCGCTCCTGTCGGTCCGGTCGGCCCCGTCACGGTCGATGCCGCTCCGGTTGGTCCGGTAGCGCCCGTTGCGCCCGTGGGACCAGTGACCGTAGACGCCGCGCCTTGCGATCCCGTGGGACCCGTAGATCCTGTCGGCCCCGTCACGGTCGACGCTGCGCCCTGAGATCCTGTCGGGCCCGTCGGACCTGTCACAGTGCTTGCTGCACCGGTCGCGCCCGTCGGACCTGTAGAGCCCGTTGGCCCAGTGACAGTACTCGCTGCTCCCTGCGCACCCGTAGGTCCCGTAGATCCCGTCGGCCCCGTCACGGTCGACGCTGCGCCTTGCGCTCCTGTCGGACCCGTGGGCCCGGTGACGGTCGATGCCGCTCCGGTAGATCCTGTTACGCCCGTTGCGCCCGTGGGACCCGTAGGCCCGGTCACCGTGCTTGCTGCGCCATCCGCTCCCGTAGGGCCCGTCGCTCCCGTAGGACCTGTCACCGTGCTCGCTGTGCCTTGAGATCCGGTTGGTCCTGTCGGTCCCGTCACAGTGCTCGCTGCACCGGTCGGTCCCGTCGCGCCTGTGGGACCCGTGACCGTACTCGCCGCGCCGTCAGCTCCTGTTGGCCCCGTCGATCCTGTCGGACCAGTGACGGTCGACGCTGCGCCCTGAGATCCTGTCGGGCCCGTAGGCCCTGTCACCGTGCTTGCTGCACCCGTCGCGCCCGTAGATCCCGTTGGCCCAGTGGGGCCCGTCACCGTGCTTGCTGCACCGTCCGCTCCCGTTGGCCCCGTCGCCCCCGTTGGCCCCGTCACGGTCGACGCTGCGCCTTGAGATCCGGTCGGCCCTGTCGGACCTGTCACAGTGCTTGCTGCACCGGTCGCTCCCGTCGGACCTGTCGAGCCCGTTGGCCCAGTGACAGTACTTGCCGCGCCCTCTGCGCCAGTCGCTCCCGTCGGACCCGTCACCGTACTCGCTGCGCCGTCCGCTCCCGTTGGCCCCGTCGCTCCTGTCGGACCCGTCACGGTCGACGCGGCGCCCTGCGATCCGGTGGGACCCGTCGGCCCCGTCACCGTGCTTGCCGCACCCGTCGCGCCGGTCACGCCTGTCGATCCAGTCGGGCCCGTGACGACCGAGTCAGCGCCGGCAATGCCCGTCGGTCCGGTCGGTCCCGTCACCGTCGATGCTGCGCCTTCGAGTCCAGTTGGGCCCGTGGGACCCGTGACGGTCGACGCCGCTCCGGTCGCTCCCGTAGATCCTGTCGGGCCCGTCGGACCCGTGACAACGGACGGAGCGCCCGTCGCTCCAGTCGAGCCCGTGGGGCCTACCGCCGTGCTTGGAGCTCCGGTCGGGCCCGTCTCTCCCGTTGGACCCGTCACGAACGACGGTGCGCCCTCGGGACCCGTGGGACCCGTCGTCGTCGATGGCGCCCCGTCGCTCCCCGTCGGGCCCGTCTGCCCAGTCGCGCCGACCGCGCCGGTCTCTCCCGTCGGCCCTGTCTCTCCCTCTGGCCCTGTCGGTCCGGAATAACCCGTGGGTCCGGTCGATCCCGTGGACGACGCGGCGCCAGGCATTCCGGTCGGACCCGTCGCTCCTGGCGGTCCGGAGTCTCCCGTCGGTCCCGTAACGGCGCCGCGCACATCGCCGAAGATGAGCATGCCCATGAAGAGCTGTCCCTTGCTCGCTCCGGCAAGCTGCGTATCGGCAAGCGTGCCGTAGCTCGGCACGGCCGCCACGAGAAGGATCTGGAGCTCGTCGTCGGTGGAGGCGAGATAACAGCGCACCCGCGGAGTCGACGTGAAGCCGCCGTCTACGAGCGATGCTTCGGCAGCCTCGATCGTGACGCAGAAGGAGACCCCGTCACCGGCGCCCGCCATGTCGAGATCGAAGACCACGTAGCCCGCGGGAAGGAGCGCGAGCGCCGCGTTTACAACGAACTCTAGAGTCTCGGCGTCCGCTGCCTGGAGGACCCTCGTGACGAGCGGGCTACTGCTCGAGAGACGAGCGCTACCGTAGCGCGACATATCATGACCTTAGCCTTCGAAGCACCGAGGAATGCTTCTCGATCTGATGCACGGTAATGCCCGCGATGATCGACACGACGATTGCCGTTGCTACCGAGACGAAGAGCGGACGCCGGTACCAGACGATCTGACCGTCCGAGCATCCATTGCAGGCTGGATGATCCTCGCCGTCGATGCAGACGACGCAGTCGCCGTTCTTGAGAAAGGAGCACTCGGGGCACGTGACGACGGCGACCCGAGACTCGACTTGTCCCGTGCTCGTCGGATACGAGACGTATCCGTAGCCGTTCACTACGCCGCCCGTTTCTTCATCCCCCACCAGGCGTAGCCGAACAAGATCCCGAGCATGATCCCGCCCGCGCCAGACAGCGCCACGACGCCGTAGCTCGTCTCGCGGTAGCTCGCCGCCGGATCTTCGCCGATCGACATGTAGTGAGGGAGAAACGCATCCTCTTCCCAGATCCCGCCGCCGATGCCGACCCGCCGGGGACCGGCGCGAAGCGGGTTTTTGCCCCAGCCCGGCACCGGCGCCGACTGCCAGAACGGCGTCGCCACGGGGAGCTCATGGTAGTCTTGGTCCGGAACGTTCCAGTAGGACATCGGGGTCTCCTAATCTTCGGGGATTTGCTCTCCCGGAGCAAGCCACTGCGCCTTGGCAATACAGTCGAGGCCGTTCCAGCGGCCCTTTTCCACGCACCCGCGCAAAAACTCGTCCGTCGTCATGTGCGCCTCGAAGGTGCCGTAGGCTTCCTCTTCGTCGAGGCCAAAAAAGACGTGGCGGAGCACCGGATACGCCGTGCTCGTCCCGGGCTCGTAGATGTCGACGACGAAGCGCCAGAGAGAAGCCACGTCATCCTTTCTTGATCCACATCGCTGCGAGGCCTACGGCGAGGGCCACGGACGCAGCGATGACGATCGCTCCCTTGTTGATGGCGGCCGTGAGGTTAGGCTCCATGGCGGCGTACGCGTCGTCGACGAGCGCCTGCATGGGCAGAGTCACCTCCGTGTCCCTGCCCCACGGAAGCGGGAGATCCACGCGGTAGGTCGTCACGTCTCCGGGTCCAGCGCCGACGGCTCGGTACATCGTTATCTGCCCCTTCGACTTTTTACGCCAGAGCGACCGCCTCGAGTGAGCTCCCATTCCTCCACGTGAGCCGCAATGGCTTCTCCGCCGCCCACATCGATCTTCCGCTCCAAAAACTCCCACGCAATCGCCTCTGCCTCGTCCCGCAGTTCCTTCCCCTCGGCCGGCGAAAGACCGTACGGCCGAGACATGTACTGCCCCGACTCCGGCAAGGCCGGGAGCTGCACCGTCACCACGAACCTGAGCTCGACGGGGATCTGAAAGAAGACGGGGCCGCGCTTGCCCATCACTTACCCTTCTTCAGCCACCAGGCGCCGAGCCCGACAGCGATGACGAGAGAAGCGCCCACGGCAAAGAGAGTCCTCGTGACGTCCGTTTTCATGACGTCGAGCTCGGCCATCGCGACCTCGAGCTCCTTGTTCATTTCGGGAGTGACGACGTTGTCCATGATGTCTTTCACGAGCCGTGGCCCGTAGAGAGACATCTCGTTTTCCATGTCGTCGATGAGCTTCGCCTCGAGCTCGTCGATGCGGGGACGAGCCGCAGCCCAGGCGTCGCTCACGAGCTCCTGGATCGGAAGCGCGATCTCCGTGTTGTCGCCCCAGGGCCACGGCGCGTCGACCTTGTACTTTTCGACGGGCCCAGGGCCGGCACCTACGGGGTGGTACGTCATTCTGCACCTGCTAAAACAGCAGGGCACCCCATGAAACCAATCGAGCCCAGCGACGCGCAAAACCTTTTTACCGCAGTCGCGGACATGGACGACGAAGACTGGTACTGGGCGACGAACGAAGCGCTCTGGCAGCAGATCGCCCAAGGCCGCAGAGAGGGCCCGGAGACCAGAACCTCGCACGAAGAGGTCAAGCGCATGTTCGGGGTGAAGTAGTTCATCGGGCTCTACTCCAGGCTGTTCACGCAGACGGCGGAGAGGGGCTGAGCCTGCCCGATCATGCTCGTGCTCTCAGGAAACGCGCGCTCGACGGCCTTCGTGGCCTCGAATGCCGCTCTGCGCTTCGCCTCATCGGCGCTCGGGGCGTTCTCGATGAGGATGTCGAGGACGTAGTCGACGCGGAGCTTCACCTTGTAGAGGGCCACTACGCGGCCTCCTTCTTGTCCTCATGAAACTTCCGTAGGACCTCGAGCGCCCAGTTCACCTTCTTCAGGCGCTCCGTGTTCTGGGCTCGCATCTTGTCCGTCTGCGGCCGGTCGGCGTTGTGCTTGAAGACGAGCTCGCGGTGGCGCTTCTTGATCTCCTCCCAGGTCGCCGTGCGACCGAGATCCAAGATCCTGAACGCCCGGTCGACGTCCTTTTTCGGAGCCGCCTGACCCGGAGCTTTTGGTCCCGCCGCCCGTGCCCGCGCCTTGGCTTCGCCGATGCAGATCTCGCAGATGGCGCCGGCTAGGTAATCGATCCGAGCGTGCGCGAGGCAGCATTTGCGATTGCAGATGTCGCAGACGACGACGGCCGAGGCGTGGCACTTCTTCGGTGTGCCGGAAGCTACGTTCGGGCAGGCGCAGGGAGCGTGACTCGCGATCGTTCCGGGCCACTCACGGACGGCGTTCGCGGCGAGATGACCCGCCCACTCCTGGAGCTGCGCGAGAACCTGCCCCGCGACGCCGCCCTGCGCATGGAGCTGCTCGACGACAACGCCCGCAACGGCCCCCCAGGGGATCCGGGAAACCTTACGACCGAAAGTTGCGAAGATGTCTTTCAAAACGGAGAGGCCCTTTCTCCGTCACCGAAAGACGACCATGCCCGCGAAGAGCCCGAGGCCGAGCGCGATGGATCCCGTCATGAGCATGAGGCGCTTCTTGTCGGCCTTGACGTACTTCATGCACTCTTCGGAGCAGACCATGGCGATGTCCGCTCCGAGCCCGTCCGCACCCGAGAAGTACTCGCCCGTTCCAGAGAAGTACTCTCCCATGCCCTGAGCCGCGAAGTATTCGCCAGTGCCCGAAAAGTATTCACCGAGCGCGTGCACGCCCGCCATCCACCGCGCGGCCGCCGCGCTCACCAGGCGCTGGCTCGAGACGTCGCTCGGGCTCTTACCCCACTGGGCGAGAGCGGAAGCGAGCGCATTGTCGAGCGCCGTAAACCGCGGCCTGACTTTCGCCGTCCAGATCCACGCGGCGCCGTAGAGTCCGTTGATCGCCGCGCGGTCGTTCGGGCTCGCCGCCCATGCCGTGAGCGCGTGCCTGAGCCGCGCCACGTCCGGGCTCTCTTGCCGCATTGCTCCTAGTCCGCTCATCATGATGACGAACTCACTTTCTGAAAAATAGCCACGCCATGCCGACCACTGCTACGAGTCCGGCGCCTATGACCATGCGCTGCTGGGTCTGTTGTTCGTGAGCCAACGAGTCGACGCAGTGCTGCCACGCATCCGGATCACAATTGAGATCCGGCTGGCTCGTGTTTGTGCCAGGAACCTTTACAAATCCGCACCTCTGGCTATTGCAGGCAGGCCAGATTCTGTCGGCTCCTGTGAATGCTAACCACATGGCTCACTTCTTCCAAAAGACGAGTGCGACGCCGAAGAGCGCCACGGCTCCGAGGCCGTAGAGCGCGACGGTGCTCATCTTCATCTCCGAGCTCGGCGTGCCGCGCGCGCCCTTCGTCTTGTCCGTGAGGGACAGGTACGGAGCGAGCACTGTGCCTCCGCCGGCCGTAAACCAGGCGTAGAGCGCGGGGAGGTTCTTCTTCACGTAGTCGGGGCCGTAGGTCCCGGACTGCGGCGCGGCTAGAGCCGCCACCATGAAGCCGATGCCGGTCGCGTTCGGGTAGGTCTGCGCGCCGATGTCGACCGAGACGCTCTTGCCCTTGAAGGCGCTCGTCTTACTGACGATGTACTGCCAGAGAAGCGAGGCCTGAGGATCCCAGATCCCGTTCGTGTACCAGTCGGGCGTGTACACCTTCTGGCCGTCCATCGTGAGCGTCTGCTCGGGAGCGATGAAGCTCATCGCCACCTTGAGTTCCTTCAAGACATTGGCGTCGCCGAGATCGAGGACGTTTTCCGCCGCCGCTCCGATCGCAGCCGCGTACGCGCCGAGGCTTCCGTCGTGAAAGGACTGGAGCGGTCCGAAGCCAGGGACAACGAAGTTCTTGCGGTCGCCGAGGACGCCGTCGTGATAGGACGAGATGTCGTCGCCGATCGTCGCGGGGTTCGATTCGGCACCGAGGCTTCCGTCGTGATAGGCGAAGAGCTCGCCCGGGACCGCGTCGGGGGCGTTCCCACCAACGACGCCGTCAGCCCAAGCGGCTAGCTCGCCCGAGTCGCCTCCGCCGTACTGGTGCGACATCCGGCCGAGGCTTCCGTCGCGGTACGCCGTGATCGGACCCGGCATCTCCGCATTCGGGGCGCTCCCGCCGACGACGCCGTCGGCATAGGCCTGGAGGTAGTCGTCGCCGAGCCCACCTGCCCCTTGAACGATTCGCGTGCTTCCGAAGTAGGCGCCGAGTGAGTTCATGTGGATGGTCCTTCTGAGTCAATCCTACCGTGGCTCAGTCCGCGGCGAAAGCGCGGAGCCGGTCACGCAAAAAGTACATGGCTATCCCGCCGGCTACGACGCCGACGCCAAACCAGCCCCAGCCGGGAATGCCGGCGTCGATCTCGTCGGCTCCGAGCCCCATGGCCCGCCCGACGAGCCCGACCGGGCCTCCCACATCGTCCATCGCGGGCCCGAGGACCTCGGCAGCCGATGCGGCTGTGCGGACGGGATCTCTCACGCGCCCCTCCGCACCATGTCACCGAGAAAGACGTAGCCCACGACTGCGCCGACGCCGAGCGCCGCTAGCGCCATCCACATCGCCTTCTTGTCTTCTGTCGTCGCCACGTAGGGCTGTGAGGGGCCCGAGCCCGGGGGCAGCGTCACGCTCTCCCCGAAGGGCACTCCGGCGATGGCGACGAGGTTCATGGTCATCTCTTGTAGCGCCTGTAGAGGTAGTATCCCCCGCCTCCCACGGCCACGAGCGCGAGGATCCCCCAGAGCCCCATCATGGCGGACTCTCGATGCTCCGGCTCGTCCGGAATGTCTTCCGGCGGGACCATGTCCGACGGCGGCGCCGTGACGGGCGGCGGAGCCGATGGAGGAGGACGAACCGGCGGCGGCGCCGCGGGCGGAGGCTTCAAGACCGGCGGGGGCCTCACCGGAGGTGGAGCGGCCGGCGCGGCCACCGGGCACGGCCTCACCGCTCGAAGCTTCGCCCAGTACACGGGGTCGTGCGTGTTGACCCAGCAGATGTTGTTCCACGACTTGTTCGGGCCCTTGAAGTCGGGATGCGCGTCGCAATACCCGATGAGGGCTTGCTGGTCTTTCGAGAGACACGAGGGCGGCGGCGCCAAAAAGCTCGGCTTGCCGCAATAGGGCAGAAGCGACAGCGAGTAGAGATAGAGAGCGGTGCTCGGCGTGTTACAGTCGACGCCCTCTACCGGTAGGCCGTTGGCGCACTTCAGGATCGTGGTGACCGTCTGCTCGTCGATGCACTTCGGCTCGGGGCAGACGGGGTAGTTCACGATGTCGCAGGGCGAGTAGCCGGCGAGCCTGCCCGTCATCGGCCCCGTGACCCGCGTCATCGTCTGACCGAGCCCGTGAAGACTCATCGTCTGACACTTGCTCGCTGCTTCCGCCTTCTCCGCGGGAAATGCGCACGTCGGAAGCGCCGTCACTTTGATGCCGGTAGGCGTCGGCTGATAGAGACCGAGACCGCCTTGTGCGCGCCGGCCCATGCCTTGTCCTACGAACATCTCTCTATCTCCTACTTTCTCATGACGAGCCAGGCGATGCCGAGCACGGCAACGCCGCCCGCCGCAATGTAGAGCGGGAGCTTCGATGACTTCGGAGCTCCGGGCTCGGTAGTGGGCTCGCCTTCGCTGACGACCAGCGACGGGACGGGCGCTGGTGTCGACTCGGCCGGGGGACGCGATGGCTGCTTGAGTATCACGCCCGAGCGGCAGAGGCCGTTCCGGCAAATGTGACCGGCGCACTGCTCGGCGAAGTCGCACGTGCCGCCGTCCGGCTTGAGCTTAAGGATCAGGCGCGGCGGCTGGGAAGGGGCCGGCGCCGTCGGGCGCGGAGTGATGCTCCCAGGAAGAAACACCATGCCAGAGTCTTGTCCAACGCCCGTATACATGCGCCTTACCTCTTCCTCTTCCAGAGCAAGAAGCCGAGAGCCGCTGCCCCTAGCCCTACGGCGATCGGCACGCCGAGATTCATCTTGTCCTCTTTGACAGGGCCGAGAGGGATCGGGCCCGGCGTGGGATTCGGCGGCGGCTCCGGCGGAAGCGGCGCCTGCCGCGCGAGGACCGAAGCAAACGAGCTCGACGGAGCTGCGCGCGTGGTCGAATTCTGCGCTGGGATCTGAGCCGCGAAGACGAGGCTTCCCGCGGCGGCCGAAGCGCGGGGGCCGAGGAGCAAGACCTCCTTCGGAAGCTTCGCGATGTCGATGCGCTCGCCCCAGTGCAAGAAGAGCGCAGTCGGCGGATCCTTCGCGTCGTCCTGCCGGTAGACGGCTTGCGTCTCGTACGGAGCGTAGGCTGTCCCCTCCCACATCTTTCGCGTCTCTGCGACGCTCATCGGCCGCGACGTCACGATCCCCACGAACGGCAAGGGACTCCCGAACGTCACCTCCGGCACGGCATTGATGGCCGCGTCCGTGAGCTCCCAGAGCATCACGTTCGTGTCGGGATGGGGAATGTCCTCCCACTCGAGATCACCGACGCGTGCTGCCCAGGGCGTCACGACACCGATGGGCCGCAGGCGGAGCGCGTCCGAGACCTCCGAGAAGAGACTCATCGCGTCCATCTGGCCGAGCGACGTTCCGGGGGGAGCAGGCAAGATCCCGATCTCGTCCCACGCCGTCCCCATCTGGGAGGCGCCGCCTTCGACGTAGCTCTGCATCACCATGACGCCTCGAGCTCGGTGAAGGAGGCCAGCCGTCCGCCGTTTCCCGAGTAAGACTCGACAGCCCCCATGTCCGATAGGGGTGCGTTCGTCCATACCCGCTGGAAGCGCGACGGCGGCCGGCTGGCCTCCTTCACCGAAGTCACCGTGGACCTCCCCCGAGAGAGCCTGGACCGTGCGAAGCGTTCGAGAGCGGCTTCATGCACTCGGTCATCGTCGTCACCCACGTGTCCGGCATGAGCATGCCAGCGATGTCGTACTCGATGAACGCAATCGGGCTCGGCACCGGATTGAAGATCACGCAGCGGACTTGAAACGTCTGCCCGGGCCGGATGTACATCGTAAACGGCACGGACAAGGGCCCGTACCGGGTCGGCCTCTGTGGCTGGAGCTGGTCTCCGGCGCCCGAAGCCGTCGCGACGCTCGTCGCCTGAGAGAGGTTGAAGCGCGATCCGTTCTGGAAACCGATTGCCGCCGCGATGGCGGGCGGGAGCTCGCCGGGAGCGCCGATCGGATTCGTGAAGGCCTCGGGAAACGTCTGAATCGGCGCCGGATCGAGCTGGTAGAGGAGATTGGCGGGCTGGCGCTGGTCGACCGTGATCTGAAAGCCGAGAACCGAGCTGAAGCGCCGCGCCTCGACCGGGATCGTGTCTCCCGGATCCACGCCGCTGAAGCGATAGATGTCTGGCCTCAAATCGAACAAGAGCAGCGTGAACGTGTCCGGCACGCGGAACGCCCCGAGCTCGAACGTGAACGGATTCTCCGGGCCGACCGAGTCGAGAAACATCCCCTCCTCGGGCAGGCGCCGGTAGAGCTGCTCGAAGGGCGTCACCTCGGGATGGACGAGGAGGGTGTTCAGCGCCCCTCCGGCGAGCTGGACCCGGGAAGCGTCGCAGCCGTGGCTGATCCCCTCGCCCTCGTAGGGCTGAGGAGGAGGCGGATCGCCTCGCCACGGATCGAGCACGCGTACGGGCTCCGCCGGCGGCGACGGGGCTCCGAGGCCGAGCCCCTTGACCTGCCGCGGCGTCAAATGTGATCGGAGGGTCAAAATTCTCCTTAGGTGAGCCTCACCGGCCCGGGGGGCTGCACGATCTTGATCCCGTGCATCCCTATCCACAAGATCCCGTCGGGGAGCCTCGTGATGGGATCGCTCGTTGCCTCGGGATCGAGCTGGTCGTTGATGCCCTCGTGCACGTCGTACTGGCTCGCGAGGAACGGGAACACGCCACCCGCAGCGTAACCCGAAAGGTTACCTGCCGGCGGGTTATTGACGTGCGTCGGCGTGACCTTCCACTGGATCGTCTCGCCGCGCTCGAAGAAGTCCAAGGCTCCGAGCTGGAAGGGGCTGTTGATGCTCTCGGAGTACCAGGCGCTCGGAATGCCGCCGTCCTGATTGTCGCGAGGGTAGCCAGCGCCTTGATTCAGCATCTGGATGATGAAGTCGCCTTCCATCGTGCGGAAGGACGACATGTTCGAGGGAGCCGCCACGATCGGCGCGCCCGTGCCCGGCTGAGCGATGCCGGTCGTCGGCTGAAAGACGCCGGTCGAGGCATCGTTCAGGTCCCACATGGAGTGCATCGGACGAAAACGGCCGAAGGAGCGTCCTTGAAAGACCGCCTTCTCCTGCGTGACGGGGTCTACCCGTTGAAACTGGAACGCGGACTGAAACGCCGCGTAGCGCGCAACCGCCACGAACGGCCCGTCCTGGCTCACGGTCTTCGTGCCCTGGACCTGCGAGACCGAGTTCGAAGAAATAGGAATCGTCACGACGAAGTCGAACGGGATCCTGCGACCCGGGATCGACTCGATGTAGCGCACGCGCTCGTCGACGCCGACGTTACCGTTACCGTAGCCCGCGCCGCGGCCCTGGACCTTTTCGAGCGCGTCGGCGAGCGCTTGCATGGAGCGCTGCTCGCGTTCGAGCTCTTGCCGGACGAGCGCGAGGGCGCTCTCGTTTCGGCCTGCCTTGTCGATCGCTTCCTTCGCCTTTGCGGCGGCAAAGCCTGCCGTGTTCTGCAGGTCTCGAATGACCTGTTCCCAACTTGCCATGTCTTTTTTCGTGCCTCCGTGAGGAGTACCGGACGGCGGCTCTTTTGAGGGAAACCGCCGTCCGTGCCGTACCGCGCTTGGCTCAGGCGCGCGATCAACCTGCGTTCGAAGCTACTGAACGTCGCGGGCGAAGAGACCGTCGAAGGTGAACTGAATCACCTTGTTGATCCCGTCGGTCGCGTTCAGGTTGTCCTGGAGCGACAGCATGTTCCGGCCGTTGCCGGTCACGGTCGATCCAGCGATCTGGGCGTTTCCACCGTCGGGCAAGGGCACGATCTCGGCGGCGCACTTGATGTTCTGCCGGGGAGGCAGAAGGATCGCGCGCGCGAGCCGGAGAATTGCCGTGTGGTCCGGCGTGCCGTTGTTGAAGTGGATGAGATCCGAAGAGCCACCGAGGTCACCCCAGAGGCCACCGCCGTCCGGGAAGTACTTCGTCGGCATGTTCGTGATCGAGAACTTGTCACCGGTGCCGTAGCTCCAGTGAAGCTGCTCTTCCGACTGCCAGTACAGGCGGTAGACGTCCTCGATCGAGCCCGGGTAGTTGAAGGCGCCGGGGCCCGCGGTCGCGCCGTTCGGGTCGACTCCGCCTTGCGAGAAGAACGCCGCCGCTCCCGCTTGGGAGAAGTCGCCGTTGTTCTTGATCGCACCGTTCGCAAAGCCGCTTGCGCGGATCTGCGGATTGCGGAACCAGATGAACACGCGAAGCGCGAGCGTCACGTGGCTCTGGTCGGACGGGAGCGTCGAACCGTTCGGCAGGTTCGTCAGGGCGTTGATGTCGTCCTGGCGAGCCTGGTTCGTGAACAGCGAGGTCCGCTGATTCACCTTGGGGATGGAACCGCCGAGACCGGAGGTTCGGATGAGCGTGTCGTAAAACGGCTGCTTGCTTCTGTCATGCCCGCTGTTTATGCGGGCTCTCCGGTTTCCCGGAGTGTCGGGCTATCTCATCACCCCACCAAGTGGAGGGGCGCCGGGCACTCGTGGGTCGGGTTATTCTTGGGAGTCACCGACCTAGTCTCTACGCCTTCCGTCTCCAATCCGTGGGCCGCACGGATCCCAGAAACGGCTTGGCTCGGGATTACCTCGCGAAGGAGCTCTCGCACCTCAGCAGGGGCTTCCCCGCCGTGTCGCTTGATCGTGGCCATCGCTTCGAGCGCGGTACGATCGAGAAGAGTGGGAACGTATTGCCTCGTGCTGCAAGCCCTCGATAGGAACCAGCGCACGATCTCGGCCTCGTCTTTTTTGGCCACGAGGAAAGGCAGGAGGAGTTCCGTCAGACGCAAGAGCTCGTGCTTTCGCGCGACGTGCACCCAGTACTGCCACCGAGTTGCCTTCTTTCCCTTCCAGACGCGCCTCACCGGCTGGTGCCCGATCCCGAGAGATCCGAAGATCTCCGTGACCCGACGTACCATCGGCTCGGACGTATTACAGACGACCAGCCACACTTGGTAGCTCGTCACTCGCCCCTTCTTGTAGGTCTTGCGAACGATGGGACGCTTCACGGAGAAGCAGCCCTCGCCGTCCACGATTCCAGCAAGCCAGGCGATGTCTGTGTCTGAAGTTCTCATTCTCATCACGAAACGGTTTGATTCACCCAGTTATCACCCCGGCGTTACCGCCGAGGGGCACCAGCTTTCGCTTTCACCGAACGTCCGCGTGATGCACACGCTCTCTGACGTTCGTCAGTTTTGCCATGTTGGTATGTTTCCTTTGGAAACGGGTGGGTGACCGGAAGATCCGTTTTGGTCGGGTGTCGTCCCGGCCCCTTTCGGGGCTTTTCCGCCGGTCGGTTCTGACACCGCTGCCCCGGGGCTCGAGAGCGGTGAGGCGCGCTCGTCCTACCGGGGCCGGCGGTGTTAAGCGCTACAGCTCAGCCCGAGAGCACTCCGTTTCCGCCAGGACCCTGGAGGATCCCAGCCGGGAGCTCGCTCTCCGTGTACGCAGCGTCGGCACTCATCGTGCCGGCCCAGAGGGGCCCCGAGGGGATCCACTGCGACTGCGTCGGGACCGAGAACTCCTTGTAGCCGCCGTCTTGCGGGGCAGCCGAGAAGTACTCGCCCATACCGGCAGCTGCCTGCCGGTAACCCGGGCCCGCCCCGACTCCCGCGGCGGCCTGACGGAAACCTTGGCCGAGACCGGCCGCGCTTTCCGCGAGATCCATCACGTGGTCGAGGTTCGAGTCGGGGCGAATGCCGTCGTCGATCGGAAGGTTACCCATCCGGCTCGTCGAGGGCTGAAGCGCCAAGGGGCCAGCCTTCTCGTAGTGACCGACGCCTTCGACGCCGGGACCCGCGAAGTACTCACCCATGCCGCTCTGAGCCGCGAAGTACTCGCCCATGCCGGCTGCGGCCTGCTGGAACTGTCCGACAGGTGCGTAGTGCGGCATGATCGACGTCGCGTTCCGTGCGACGCCGAGGCCTCGCATCGGGTGACGGCGCCGTTTCCCTCGGGTACCGCGGAGCGAGTACGCTGCGCTGTTCTGGTAACCCTCGAGATAGGAGAGGACCTCCGGCTGGTTTGCGACAGTCAGGATCGTGTGGACGAGGCTCTGAAGGAACGACGTCACCACGCCCGCTGACAGCGCATTCCGGGTGTCCGACTTCATCGGGAGCTTGGAGATCCCGAAGATGCCGAGACCGCCGAACAGGCCTCCGACGAGCGGCTTCTGCCAAGTCGCGAGAACCGTCGGTTTGCCGTCGGCTCCGATCATCGGCAGCGAGGCGAACGTCATCGCTCCGGTCGAGGCGTCCGTAGACGTCAGCGCCCGAATGATTCCGCCCGTGATCCCCTTGTGGAGGAAGAAGCCGCCGAGGACCAGGAAGCCCATCTTCGCGAGCGTCTTCAAGTCGCCCATGAAGCCGTTACGGCGGTAGCTCCGGTTACGACGGTAGCTCCGACGCCGATGCGTTCGGCGCCTGCGGTTTGCGACGTGACGCCGCGAGCGACGCCTGCGACGCGGATTTGCCGCGAGCTTCCGACGACGATGCCGGCGGACCCTGCGGTTTTCCTCGTAGCGGCGGCGCGAGCGACGGCGACGGCGGTTCGCGACCAGGTAGATGCCTTTTCTCAGGCGCCTCACCTTGCGGCGACCGATCCGACGCGGGTGCGACCGGCGCTTGGACCGGCGGCGCGTGGAACGCCTCTTCGCGTGCGCACGACGCTTCTTCCGGCGATGCGGGCTCGCACGGTGCTTCCGGGCTGTCCGGCGGCTCGCTGACTTGCGCCTCTTGCGCCTGCGGACGGTGTGACCCGCCGATCGGCGCCGCGCGCGACCGCGCGTCCGTTTCACCTTGCGACGTCCCCGGCGGGAACGCTTGTGCCCTTTTCGCTTTCTTCGTCTTGCCACTTTTCTTGCTCCCGCGTTCGGAACGAACGCATCTCCGCTGCGCTCTACGCGAGCGGCAGCACGTTTACGACGCCGTGCGATCCGCTCCCGGGCGCGCCCGTACACGCTCGACGTCTTGTAGTCGCGCGCACTGACTGCTCCGGCAACGGCCCACTGCGGAATCTTGCGGCGTTTGCCGCGTTTGCCTCGATAGGTGTAGGAGAGGCGCTTTCGGCCTGACCTCGGATCGGAAAGGCGCGCGCGGCGGTACGGTCCGTACGCCACTCGCACTCGGTGCATCTTGCCCCTTCGGCCCCGCACCTTCTTGTACTGCTTAGGAAAGCTCGCCCTGCGGCGGCGCTTTCGGAGCGAAGCGCGCTTTTCCGGCGTCATCGCTGCGCGCTTCTTCGCGCGAGCGGCAGCCTTACGAGCGCGCTTACGCGCGGCGACCTCGGCGCGATGCGCTTTCCGCTTTGCCGCGGCGGCGCGCCTTCGCTGAGCCTTTTTCCCGTAGATCCGCTCGTGGCCCGACCGGTAGGCGGGGGAAGCGACCTGAGCCGGTCCCTCGTTTCGGCGGTAGCCACGCCGGCGACTCTTCGGAAACTTCCGGGACGCGCTCCGCATCGCCGCTTCCTTCGAAAGCCCACGACGCCGAGCTGCCTGAAACGCAGCGAGGCGTTTGCCCGCGCGGCGTCGGGCAGCGTTCGAGGTCATCCGACCGCTGTTTGCCTTCATGCGCCGTACGAACTTGGCCCTGTGCACCTTGTGTCCTTGCATGCTTCGGTTCTCCATGAGCCGGCGCGCGCGCCGCAGACGCTCGGCGCGGGAAAGCCCACTCGAGGCCGCACGCGCGGAATACGCGCCCGGGCCGTTGACGCTCGACAGCGTCGTCACGCCCATCGGATTCGCTCGATAGGGACGGTGACGCGCTACCTTGTACGAGCCGACGTCCGCTTCCCGGATTGGAAACGCTCGACCGTACGCTTTGTGCTTGCCTCTCACGACTCTTCTCGCAAACCACTAGGGGTCGCGAGGCGTCGGGAAGGCGCCCGCTAACTAAGAACTGAGACTAGCCTCTGCCCGAAACGCCGTCAACACCGGCGTTTCCCTCGGGCCGGAAGGGCTACCGGAGCCAGCGCGCAAGGCCAAAAGCCGCCACAAACGAGGCTCCGGCGATGAGCGCGACCTTGGTGCCGAGCCCTGGCCGTGGCGCCATCGCCGCCCGGGCCTTCTTTCGGAAGCACTCGACCGGATCCCAGGCGGGCTTTTTAGCCGGATCGCATTCGAGCGCCCAGCGCTCGATGTCTCTGCCCGTCACGCCGCGCTGCTCGTACGGCGTTGCCAGCGCAAAGATGACCTGACCTTTCGGGATCTTCTTCGGGTCGATGTGTGCTTCCTGTAAAAGCACGGCAACGTACGCGAGGTTTCGCGCGGGGCGCCCCTGCTCCCAGCTCGGCGCCTTCAAGAGTGGTGGCGGCGGCATCAGCGTCTCCACCTAAAGAGGAGAAATCCCACGGCGAGGACTCCTCCCACGGCGACAGCGATCTTCGCGCGCGTGTCTCTCGAGTAGCGCCTCGCCTCGCCGAGCGAGAGATTCATCTGCTCGCGAAAGCAGCCGGGCTCGAAGTTACAGCCCAAAAACCAGTCGAGCACCTCTGCCGTGGCGATCCCCTCGTGACCGAGCGCCGCGGCTACGGCCGCGTCGGTCGACTTGTCCGGGATCCCGAGCGCCATCGTGAGGTAGCGCCGCGCCTCTCCGAGCGCCTTCAAGTACGCCGCGAGCTCTGTGAACTCCTGCTTGTTCTCTCGGTCCGCTACGGTCTCTCCGCTCGCCACCATCTTCCGGCGGACTTCCGCCTCGATCTCCGCTTTCGTCGGAGGCGGCGACGGCGTCGTCCCGGGCGCGCTCGCGGCCACGCGCGGATCGGTCGGAGCCGGCGGAGGGCTCGTGACGTACTGGATCGCCCCGCCCGCGCCGATGACAGATTTGCAGATCGCTTGCGCCTCGCACGACCGGATGTGGCCGGCACTATCCCACGGCAGAGCGAGGCTCTTCTCGCACCAGCCGGTCTTCGAGACCGTCGTCGGCACTTTCAGCGCCGAGAGGCCCGACCAGTTCCGAAACGACGCCTCGAACTCGATCTGACAGGCCGCGGGGTCTCCGTTGTGCGTCAGCGTCTGCACGATCTCCGGGACGAGCCTCTCGGCGAGCATGCGGGTCGAGGCTCGAGTCCCGTGGGCCTTCCTCCTCTCTTGCTCCATGAGCGAAGCGAGCACGGTCGCTGCAATCAGCCGCGCCGTTTGCTCGTGCGCCCCGAAGACGGCCGCTACTCCTGGAGCCGGAGCCACGTAGGGGAGGAGATTTCCGCAGAGCTGCACGTTGCCGTGCCCCGAAAGGAGCACGGTGACGGTGTCCTGCGCCACGGTCTCGAGCGCCTGATAGGTCGGGCCGGCCACGAAATGATCCGTGCCTTCCACGTTGATGCCGCACGGCTCCGTGAAGAAGCCGAATCCTAGCCCGCTGTAGGTCACCGCTTCCTCCAGAGGAAGTAGCCAGCGGTTCCGATGAGACCGAGTCCGATGAGACCGATGATGCCGAGGCGGATCTCCGCGTGCTCCTGGCGCTTGAGCTCGGCGGCGATCGCCAGGAGGGCCTTCTTCACGTCGGCGTCGGTCATCGCTTGCTCCCGAGAGCTAGCCCGAAGACGGCCGCGCCGCCCGCAGCGAGGAGGCCGTAATTCAAGAGGTCGGACTTTTCGCGACCGCGCCGCTTCGCTTCCACGACCGCGTGCCGGAGACCCGCTGCCTGCGCGGCAACCTGGCGCGCGGCTTGGCGCTTTTGCGTTGTGGTCGCGACTTCCCAGTTTACCTGGGCCGCCTGCTCCATGTGGTACTTGATTCCGTACTCGGTCGTCGCCGCGGAGACCGTGCGCGCGAGATCCCGCTGCACGAGCGCAACCGCTGCCGCCGCTTGCTCCAGCGACTTGAACATGAACGCCGCCCACGCCGGCGCCGGACACTCGCTCACGGCCGTGCCGAAGTTGATCGTGCCGACGTAGCCGACGACCGACGAGAGGTAGTCGTAGTCCGAGTGCACGATTTCTTCCCAGCGGCGGACGTTCCGGCTCGAGAGCTCGGTCGCTCGGTACGTGTCGGGCTCGACCCACTGATTGGCTTTCCCTTGCATGGCGTAAAAGACATGCATGGGATTAACGTACCGGCGAGCTCCCCAGAAGAGGAGCGCGCCCGTGGCGTCGCATCCCGCCGAGCCGGCGGAGATCGACGGCACACGGCGGAGATCGTCAGGAGCGAGCGGCCACTTATCCCGACTGAGCATTTTCTCCATCGGCATGGAGAGGTACGGGCAGCCGCGCGCATCGCCGCACGACCTCGTCATCTTGACAGGATAGGTCCGGTACTTCGGCCGCGCGCCCTTCTTCACTTCGGCGGGGTTCGTGATGAGGGGCATGCCAGCGCCGTCACGGATGATGTCGAGCGTCGTCGAGCCGAAGAGGCGGATGCCGTTCGTTCGGAGGCAGGAGCCTTCTGGCGTGAGCCAGGACTGGTTCTGGCGAATGGTGGCATCGAGAGTCTTTGCGATCGCATCCCAGTAGTGCTGGTACTCGAGCCAGAGCGCGATGGAGAGATCTTGGCACTGCGAGTGCGCTGTCGCAGCCGCGGCGGCCGCGGCGTCCTGCGCGCTCTTGAGCTTTTCCGAATCGTCCGGTCCCCACCCGAATGCCTCGGACAGGCCTCCGACGATGAGCTGACCGAGAAGGGCGCCGAGCGGAGCTGGCAAGCCAAACGCTTGCCCAATCACGGCGCCGACGAAGCCCGCGGCGCCGATGACGATGCCCTTCGCCTCTGCCGAGGTCACGCGCCCGTCCGAGAGCGCATCGAACGTCGTCTCGAACAAGTCAAACGGCACGCCCGGAGCGACCTGAGCAACGGCCGCCCGCGCGCTCGCGGAGATGAAGCTCGAGGCGTCCGACACGTCCACGAGCGGCACGCCGAACGACGCGAGGAACGAGGAGCCGAGGTTAATGGCCCAGGTCACGGCCTCTTCGGGCGTGTCGGGGAAGTTTTGAATCAGATCGCTCGCCGCAATGAACTCCGGTGGAAGCCCGATCTGATCGCAGTTTGCGAGCACGAACTCTCGCGCAAACCGGACGCCGTCGGCTGCGTTCGTAGGGTAGCCGTGGGCAAGGACGAAAAACTTCACCCACGCTTCGATCTCGTCCTCTTTCATGGGAGGAAACGGCTCGACCGTGACCGGGGTCGCGCCCGAGAGCTTGTCTTCGAAGATCCGCTTACCGCGCTCGATGCCCTCCTGGATCTGTTTCGAGGCGAAGAGCTTCGCCTGCTCCTTCGCCCACGGCCCGACCTCGGTCGGCGTCGTCGGTACCCACGGCATCTGCCCCGACGGGTAGGCATTGCGGGCCGCAGCGGCTTCCTCCGGCGGGATGAAGCCGCGCGCCTGGTCGGCGGGATTATTCGAAGTGCCAGCGTCGGGCGGGAGCGGCATCCGCGGAGGCGGAGTGACGCCCAAGCCCCGGAGTCTCTCCGGGACGTAAAGGCCAGACGCCGTGAGAGAATACGTCACCCGGCAATGCCGTCCTTTTCGATGGAGAGCTTGTCTCCCGTGAGGATCATGTGGACGCCATCCGGAGTGTACACGAAGAGGAAGGTCTCTTTGGTGCCTGGGTGCCTGGCCGAGCCGAGCCAGGCGCGCGCAATCTCGACCTCGTAGACCCGATCGTCGCCGCCCGGCACGTAGAGCTCACCCTTGTCGTCCCGGTCGTAGAGCCTGACCTGCACACCGAGAAGCGGCCCGAGCCTCGCGAAGTGCTTCGGCATCGGCTCCTCGAAGCTCGCCATCGGTCCGTAGACCGGCATCATGCGCGCCGGGTGCGCGCCAACTCGCAGAAAGCCGGGCTCGGCGTACACCGTGCGAAGGCCCTCGGCGACGTGCTTGTAGTCCTCGAAGTCCGAGCGGCTCTTTTTCCACTTGTTCGAGGTGTACATCTCCGCTTTGCCGACGCCGACCTCCTGGAGCTCCTTCGGCCACCCGAACTCGAGCGGGATCTCCCTCTTGCTTGGCCGATCGTAAAACGTCTCGAACGTTTTCGTAGCGACGTCCTTGGTTTCTATGACCCGGACCGTCATCACTTGTCCTTCATGACCATATAGATGAGGCCGACGGCGATCGCGCCGCCGAGATAAAACCACGGGCTCTTGTAGACGCTCATGGGATCGCTCCCGGAAAGGGACCGCGTCCTCCGGACGATGCGCGAGCTGTCGACCGGGGCGACGAGGCCCACTGCCACCTCGCCGCTTCCGATGGGCACCGAGTCATTCGGAATGGGCCGCCCCGCCTCGATCGACGGCACGCCGATCTTCGAGGCCACGAGCTCGGGCGCGGGCAGATCGTCGTTGATGTTCTGGCGGAGCGAGGACTGAAAGTAGTCGTAGCCACCTTCGTCCGGACGCCACCTCGAGTAGATGAGCGTCGACATCACGCGGCTCGAGTTTTGCGAATCCCCTGAATGACCGTCGGCGCGATCCAGAATGCCGCACCGATGGCGAGCACCACGAAAATCGGAGTGAGCGCCTGGGCGAAGATGTTACCGAGGAGCGGGTTTCCCTTTTGCTCCATGCTGGCGGCGAGATTTGCGCACGCCATCGCGTCTTCCTTGGATCCCTCCTTGGCAACCTTGTCGCACCACTCGAGCGCCTTCTGCTGCGCAGGGGCGGCGAGCTTTATGACGTAGATGAGATAGCAGAGCCCGAGGAGCAGCACGACGCCGATGGCGACGATGGCCGCAATGAGAGCCGGCGCGAGGCCGAGACCCGCCACGGGCGGCGGCTTCTTCTTCAAGTCGGCGAAGTGACCGTTCTTGTCGAGGTCCACGAACGTCTGAAAGACCTTCGTCACGTTGTTCGCGTGGGAGACGACCTCGGCGGGCTTGAGCTTCTTCGCCCGCATCGCCGCTTCCATGATGCCGTCGTAGTGGAGGAAGGCGCCGTTGGCGGCAGCGGCCGCAAGCGCCGCGAACGCATCGACGGTCGTCGTTCGCGGCAAGGCCACGAAGGCGTCCCAGTCGCCGTCTTTCACCGCCTGCCAGACGTCGGTGCCCATCTGATCGATGATCGCCATGATGCGCGTCACGCTCGCGCGCCCTTCATCTTCACGGAGCGTCCGATACTTCGCTACGAAGTCCGGGCCGAGGCTTCCGACGACGCCGAAGAACTCCGCTCCGTCTTTGAGCATGTAGTCCATGTACGTCGGGTCGTAGCCGTTCTCCTCGATGCCGTGGCCGTCGGCCGTGAGGCCCGCCCACGGGATCCCCGGAGCTCCGGCGAGCTCGTCGTACATGTCGGCGAGATCTCCGAGCACTAGCGGCCGCCTTTCTCGCGCTTTCGATCGGTCCGGTACGCCATGATCGCGAACACCGAAAACGCCGCGGCAACCGTGCCCCACGCCCAGCGCGGGACCTGATCGATCGCCGTCCGGACGTCCCTCCCGAACGTCCCCGGTTTAGCCCCGCCCCCGAGGTAGTTCGCCCAGCGCTCGGGGAGCATCTCTTTGGGATCGAAGTAGCCGAGATTGGCGAGCGTCGCCGGATCGGGATGCCCCGTCGGCCGCATCGGGTACTGACCCTTGCCGCTCGACTGGTAGGCGAGGATCGCCCCGTCGGTGGTCCTATCCCAGTGTCCCGATCGCGGGACACCGAGCCGGGACTGCACGACGTCGATCGGAGTCGGCATCTATTTCTTCGCCGCCTTGTAGATGATGGCGCCGCCGACCGCGACCGCAGCGATCGCGCCGCCGATGAGCATCCAGTTCGTGCCGCCGCCCCCGAACATGCTCGCGCGCGACGCGGTCGTCGTCTTCGTCCCGGTCGACTTCGAGAGGAGCGAGCCGCCGCCAGCCTTCACAGGCGCCGCGAAGTCCTGACAGGTCCCCGGAGCCTCGCAGCCCGCGCCGGCGTACTGGCACATGGCGCGGATGGCGCCGCACGTCGCGGGCCCGAGCTTTCCGTCGGCCGTGATCGGGGCGTAGCCGTGCGCCTGGAGGGCCTCGTTGGTCGCTTGCTGGAGCGCCTTCGTGTCCGCGCTGTACTCCCGCCAGGGATAGCTCGGATCTTCGCCGAGCCCTCCGCCCGACAGCATGCCGAGCGAGTTCGAGGAGAGGATCCCGTTTCCCATGCCGACGCCCGCCGGCTGGATCGGCCGGTAGTGGGCGTTCAGGTAGGAGAGATCGACGTAGTCGTGCGGCCCCGACACGACGCCGAGACCGGCAACGGCAGGCCGCGCCTCTCCCCACCGAGCGTTCAGCTGGGAGAAGTCTTCGTACGCGATGGGACCGAAGTTCGACACTAGCGCCTCTTCTTGTTCATGGCGACCAGACCCGCGACGCCCGCCGCGGCAGCAAGGCCGCCGAGAACCCACGCCGTCGAGACGCCGCTCTTCTTCGCGCCGACCGCCGCGTGCGGCGTTTCCTCGTCGTGCGTGGGCGCAGGCCCGGGCGTTACCGGCACGGCGTGCTGGTGCGGCGCCGTGAACGCCTGGCAGTTCTGGCCGTAGCGCTGGAGGTACTCGCTCATCCCCCAGTGTTCCTTCGCGTAGAGCATCGCTCCGCAGGTCTCTGCGTCGAGCATGCCCGTCACGGAGATCGGATCGAATCCGTGCTCGGAGAGATCGTGATTGATCCCCTGCTGCAGGCCCGGCAGATCTCCATTCGGCTGCATCCAGGGCGCCGACACGCTCGGGAGCTGGATCCCGATCTCCTTGTTGATGTCGACCGGCGTCGTGGATCCGACCCGGGTCGGAGCCGTGTACGACTGGCACACGGCGTGGCCACTCGCGTCGATCATGTAGTCGTGCGCCGACGAGAGAACGGGGTCGTTCTGCCACTCGGCGACCGGCACGGCCGCGAGCCACACCATGGCGCCGCACGTCGCCGCGCCGAATTTCCCGTCGACGACGAGCGGCTTCATGCCGTGCGCCGCGAGCACGCGGTTAAGCGCCGTCTGAAGAGACTTCACCCTCGGATCGCCGGTCGCGCACGGGCTCGTCTTGCTGCACCACTGAAAGGCGCCGGTCGTCGCGCCGAGGCCGATGCCGGCCGCGGCCTGCTCGGACTGTCCGAGCCCTCCGAAGCCCATCTGGGATCCGTCGAAGATCCCGCCGCCGTAGCCGCCGGGACCAAAAAGACCGCCTCGAGTATTGACGTCCATCACGACCTGCCTTTGGGTTTTCCGATCCCTTGTGCGAGTGCAATCGGGATCACGATGATCGGAACGAGTCCGCCGAGAAGTCCCCAGCCGATGCCCCAACCCACGGAATTGTTCCGCTTGTATCCGTGGTAGGCGCCGACGGCCATGCCGGCGACAGCGAGAAGTCTCCAGAAGGAGCTCTCGTAGAACTCTGCGCCGCCCATGGGCTGGCCCTCGATCCTCACTTCGGGGAGCGTCTCCGCTCCGCTCCGGAGCGCGGCCTCCTCGTCGGAGATCATGCTCGTGTTGGGATCGATCGCCGGGACGCCGAGACCGTGCACATTGAACCCGTGCGTGAGGAGATTCTTCTGGACGCCCCAGATCTGACCCGTCTCCGCTTCGGGCCCCGCAATCGGCTTGAAGAAGGCGGCGCCCTCTTCGTGCTCGGGCATCGGCTGACCGTCGCGCCTGTACATCACGCCCTCCTTGGCTGGGCGTCCGCCCATTTGACGACGGCCCAGATCGTGATGCCCACGAGGCCCGCGGCGACGGCCATCTTCCACGCCGGCGGGATTGCCTTGTCGTCGTCCGCGCCGAGTCCCTGCATGCCCTCTTCGAGCGCGAAGTCGTTCGGGCGCTCGCGCCAGGGGAATTGGTTCATGGGGCGCGTGTAGATCGGGCCGTGGTAGCGCGTCGGAAACGAGTGCAGCATCGGCGTGAACGGATTCGGCACGCCGGGCGGAACAGGGCCCTGGTAGGTGTTCATCGAGTCACCGAGAGGCGCCGAGCAACCGCAGCCCATTAGTGCTTCCTCCCCAACAAGAACCAGAGTCCACCAGCGCCAATGCCTGCATAGACCCACCACGGAACTTCCGTGAGCGAATGGGTAAACCGCTCGAATGGAGTCGCGTTGCGCACCGTAACGCCAGCACCAGCTGCCCTGAGCGCAGCGAGCTCGGCATCGGAGTAGCACCAGATGCTACCGTTCGACTCCTTGATAGCGGTCCTCCCGTCTCCGCACCGCATTCCGGTTGGATCTGGATGACTCGCCGTGGTTAGTGAGTACGCTCCAATGCCTCTCATGGCTCAGCTTCTCCTCTGGTGATTGGAGACGATCCCCATCACGCCGAGGCCCAAGGGGCCCGTGAAAAGCGTCACGGGGATCCCGATGAGACCCCACGTCGTCTTCTTGGATCCGGAAGGCGTCATCGCGCTCCCGATCTCGTATCCGAGGTATCCGACGAGCCCCAAGATCCCGACCGCGGCCCACACGGGAAGCTTCTTTGGCTCCGGCGGCATGACCGGCGCGGGCGGAGCGCCAGGCGTCTCGGTTTGCCCGAGGCCCCGCATCGCGGCAACGCCGGGATTCAGGATGAAGGCGGCGGCGCGATGGGGCTTTACGCCGCCGAGCATCTGACCTCCGGGAGGCTCCCTCACGGGACCCGGCGACCTGAACACATCGAACTCCGGCAGAATGCTTTGGTAGGCTCCGCTCATTTCTTCACCAGTGTTGCGACGAAGACTCCGACGGCGACGCCGATGATCGCGAACGACGCAATCAGCGGCACCTTGCTCTTCTGCCCCGGAAGCGACGCCGTGTCGCTCCCCGGCGGGGAAATCTCCTCGCCGATGCCCGAGATGGGCCACGAGTACTCGTGTGGGATCCACGTCTCGCCGTCCGGCGGCGCCTCTCGGTGCTCAGCGCTCATCCCGGGCGGGATCTCCCAGAGGAGCTGCCGGTCGCGGTAGGTGTCGAGCTGCGACTGATCGATCGCCACGGCTCCGCCCGGCACGTACATCACGGGCTCGCCCGTCGTGCCGTCGATGACCTGGCTCGGGGCGTAGTACTCGTCCCGGACGAGATAGCCCGGGAGGTTTTCGTGATCGGCGAAGACGCCCTCGTCGGGATGGATGTTTCCGTGCGAGCCGTGCGGATCGAAGACGCCGTTGCCTTGCACGTCGTCCATCTCCGCCAGGAGATCTAGCTCGTTCGGGTAATCCTGGAGACCGCGGTCTGCACTCATCATGTTGGTTACTCCGAGGCCAGAGAAATTCCGACCGTGCGCACCACGATACATGTCGTAGTAGGGGTTCGTGGCGGAAGCCCGGACGTCGGGCGGACCGATCTCGTCGATCGTCGGCAAGTCCCCGCCGAAGATCGGTTGCGACTCGTAGACCGGGTACGGAGGCCTGAGACTCTGGAACCTGCTCGACATTAGGCCGCCTCGTCTAGGCTCTTCGTGTAAAACGTCGTCACGCGGTCGAGCATGCCGCGCTCGTCGGAGCCCGCAACCGGATCGCACACGATCCATTGGCCGCTCCGTGGCTCCTTCACTCTCACGAAGACGTGGCTGTAGTGCCCCGGCTCGCCGAAGCCCACCACCACGAACTCCGCCACGCGTCCGACCTGCAAGCACATGACGGCAATCATGAGAGCGATGCCGTCGCAGTCCTCCGCCGCGCGGCCGCGCGCGAGGATCTCTTCGATGACTCGCTGCGGGTCTTTCACGATCTCGACGTGGAGAGAATCGTTCACGTACCGGATGTGCTCGGTCACCCAGTAGCGAATCGCCAAGATCTCACCGAGGTAGTCCTTCGGCTGAAGGTCCCCGACCACTTCCTCGGTCACGCTACGGACGAGGATGCTCTGCTCGCCCCGCGGTCCGTGCGCTGCGCGGACCATCGCTCGAAGCGTGTCGGGGTGCCCCTGAAAGCCCGCGAGCGTGTTCGGGGGATTTCTCGAGAGCGTCCCCGCCATCGGCTCGCCATACCAACCGAGAGCACCAGGATAGCCTGGTGTGAAGGTCGCCGGTTGATGGTGGAGGAGCGAGCGCACAACTTTCCCGAGGCCGGCGTCGGGAGCGCCCTGCAGCCTTCACTCTACCGGGACACCGGCCGAAGCTCAAGTAGAGGCGCCGGCGGGGCAATTCCCGGCCAGAACCCCTATGCGATCATGCGCCGCCGCGCCGCAGCCTCGCCCCGCCGCCGCTCTCGCTCGGTCGTGTAGTCATAGCCCCGCTCGAATTTGTGCTGCCACGGCCGTTTCCGCGCTGCGCCCAGAGCGAGCGCTGCCCGCCGCTCCTGCCGGCAAGCGTTACATTCGTTCCGGCGACCGTCGGAGTTACCCGGATCGCGAGAGAAGGACTCGATCGGCCACTCTTCGCCGCAGACTCCTCGGCACCGCTTGAGCTGCACGGTCCGCGATTACGAGCTACGGAGCGGAGCTGGGCCCTTCTTATCGAGGGCGTACGCGCCGACGGCAAGCGCGAGCAAGATCCCGCCGGCGATCCAGGGCGCGACCGATGCCTTCTCTTCGTCCGCGCCGAGTCCGTAGACCGGGCGACCGCCGACCCAGCCGATGATGGGCCGCGCGCAGCTGCCGTCGAGATTCAAAGACTTACAAACACAGACGCCGCTGTCGTCGACGACAGCGCACGACGAGTCGACGTACACGGTCTCCGCATAGCCGGGCCCCCAGCCCCATCCAGGTCCCCAGCCGCCGTCGGTCACGAAAACGTTCGTGGGACCGCGGCCGCGTCCGCCGTGGTGACCACCGTGATGGCCGCCGCCGCCGTGACGCGCTCCGCCGCCTCCGCTGACACGCGCTCCGCCTCCACCGCCCGCGCGAGCACCGCCTCCGCCACCATGACCCCCACCGCCGTGGCCTCCCCCGCCATGACCGCCGCCGCCGTGCCCACCACCTCCGCCGCCGCGACCAAGTCCCGTGCTCTGGTACATGTCCCGGGAGTTTACTGCCGAGGCCGAGACTCTGGCAAGGGGCTAGCCCGTCACGGCCTCATCCAGCACACGTCCTCCTCGCGGACGCCGTGGAGGATCATGAGCGAAGGATGCACGGCGTCACCACCCACGACCCGCCAGACGTAGCCATTGTACGAAACCACGACGCCGTGCTTACTCGTGCCCGCGCGGTGCCCGTGCTCGACGAGCTTTCGCGCGAAGGCGTAGTCCCGCATGAGACGCTGCCGCGTCTCGGGCTTCATGGCAGGCCGCGCCGAGTAGCTCACGGGGTGTCGCTTCGCATCCACTCGATGCGCGACCGGTTCCGGCGCTCGCGGCGGGAGCCGACGTTCGGGAGATTCCGGTAGAGATTCGTGTAGGAGCCGTGCTGCTCCCCGGCGTACATGCGCGTGATCTCGCTGACATTGCCCTCGTGCACGGCGTACGTGTCCTCGCGTGCCGTGACTTGTATCCAGCGCCCGATGCCCGGCGTCCTGTAGACAGAAATGTAGCCGCCTGGCGCGAGCGTCAGCGGACGCTTGACCGTGTCTCGAAACGAAAACTTCACACCAAACCTGCCCGGCTCGAACCACTCCTCGGTCACGAAGTCCGAGAGAGTCACGCCGTCGATGTCGTAGCCGAAGCGATCGTCCTCGACCGGATCGCAATTCTCGTAGGCGTAGACGAGCGCCCGAAAGGGGCTCGTCTGTATGAACGCCGCCCTCACGATGTCGGGGTCTCCGAGCATCTCGAGCACCTCGTGGGACAACGTCACCGTCCACTTGCCGTGAGTCTTGGCCGCGACCTTGCTGATCGGAAGGCCCGCATGCGTGAAATCGTGATACCCGAGCGCGCCCGCCATCGCGATCGTGTCTGAGACGACGACCTGCCAGGCTCCCGGAGGCGGCGTCTCGCTCTTAGCCACGTGCACGAGCGAGGCGTCTCGCCTCCAGAGCGGCGCGAAGTCTCCCGAGACCTGCTTTTGAAGCGCGGAGACGACCGGATGAAAGGCCGCGTCGTCGAGGATCGTGGTCCGGTTCAGAATCGCGATGGTCGGTGTCATACGCCGGATGATGCCTGAGCCGCCGCTGCAGCGCTCGCCATTTTTGCGTACTCGATCGGGATCGCGGCCCAGAGCTTTTCTACCCAGCGCTTTCCGTCACGGCGGAGGATGTTGCTCGAGGGGCCGTTCGGGAGGGACTCGACGAGCTTCATGAGATCTTCGGCCTTGTAGAGCGTGACGAGCTCGCGCGCGGGATCGGGAAACCGCTCGACGAAGAGCCGTGCGAATTCGTCTGGGCTCCGTCCGCCGTCGATCGACATCTCCACTTCCGTCCGGAACGCCTGCACGAACTCCATCGGAATTTCCGGGATCCCTCCCGGGTACGGCGCCGCACCATTGGAAGGCGCGGGCTCGGCCGGAGCGGCCGCTGGCGGAGGCGCCTCGGGCGGAGGCGCGGCTTGCTGCTGCGGCGCGGGCGCTGCCTCTGGCTGAGGAGGCGGCGCGGCCGGCGGCGCTTCGGGCGGCATGCTCGGGCGGTGATCGGTGATGGGGATCGATCCCTGCGTCGCCCACGCGACCGCTCGCCGCTGTCCCGGTCCCGGTCCTCGCTGCCCCGGCGGCCCCGGCCTTCGCCCGGGCAGACCCGGCGGCACGCCAACCGGCGGGCCCCCGAGCGGCTGCTTTCGAAACGCCTCAGCAACCTTCGGGAGCCACGTCCCCATGTCCTCGAGTGATTTGCCGAGGCCGATGCCGACCGTCGCCGCAAATCTTTCCCCGGCCGTCTGCGGCCCGTCCTTCTCTTCTTTCCTCCAGCCGAGAGACTTTGCGATCTTCTCCTGCTTCTCGACGACCGCCACTGGATCTCCCGCCTCGGCGAGCTCCGCGCGCGCTTCGCTGACCTCGTCCTCGAGACGCTTCACGCGCTCCTTCTGGTTCGAGAGCTGGAGCTCGAGATTGCTCTTGGTCGTCTCGACCCGCGTCTTGTGCTGCTCCTCCTGCATTCGTAGCTCGCGCTCCTGCTGGAGCTTGATATCGCTGATCCTGTCCTCGAAACGCTTCTCCGTGTCCTTCACACGCTGATCGGCTGCCGCCCGCTCGTCCCGCCGGAGCTGCTCCATCTGATCCTTGTGCTCTTGTGCTACCTCTCGCTGGCGCCTTTCCGCGTCCTCGAGCCGGCGCCCGTAGCTTCGCTCTATTTCGTCCGCGCGCTCGCGAAGACGCTTGAGCTCTTCCTCCTGGCGGCTCTTCATAGTCTCGATCGCGTCGCGATGCGTCGACTTCAAGGTCTCGATGGCGTCCCGGTGGCTTTCCTTCAGGCTCGCGACCTCGGAGCGGTGCGACTCGTTCTGGCGGGAGAGATGCTGCTCGGCGGTCTGCGCGGGGTTCGTCACCTTCATGAGCTCGACCGCGTCCTTCACGGGGCTCTGCCGGGGCTCGGCCGACATCTGCTCCTGGAGCTTGTCGAGCTTTGCGGCGAGCTCGCGCCGCTGCTCGCGTTCGTTTTCGAGCTGGTCGAGGAGGCTTCGCTCGCGCGCCTCAGAGGCGCGGTTTGCCTGCTCGACGACGCTCTTACTCTGGTCACCAATCACACGCAGGACGTCCACGTCGGCCGATCCTTTCGACTGAAGCTCTTTTCGTAGCTCACGACTCTCCTCGGCCGAGCGCTCGATGACCTGCGCTACGAAGTCGAGGTTCGACTTGTGCATGGATGCGTCCGCCGGCGTCGTCGGAAGGACAGGCGACTGGAACATGGAGAAGGGATGCATGGGATCTCCGTTTTTCTTCTTCGTCGGATTCGTGCCCGGAAGCACGGCGAGATTCGGGGGATACATCGGCACCGTGTACCGGAAGGGCTTCGTCTTCGGTTTGATGAGAGGATGCCCCGTCACGGGATCGCGCCTGCCTTGCGTGTCGGGACCGTAGACGCTGAGCTCGTAGATCCGCCCGCCGTAGAAAGCGTGAAACTCTTCCTCCGTGAGCGGCTCCCGGATCTCGCCGAGGTAGCCCGAGGTAGCGATCTGCTGGAAGACTCGCGGCTCGATGCGCTCGACCCGGATGTAGTGCTGGCCGTCGCCGATCGTGTAGCGCGCGAAGACGTCACGAAGATTCCGCGGTGTCTCCCATCCGACCAGATCCTTGTTTTCGACAGGCACGACTTCGTCGAGCGTCGGCCTGTCGCGCCGCGCGGGGTCTTCCTCGATCGCCGGCACCTCGGATGCAGGCGAGTAGGGGCCCGGCGACGAGAGATCTTGATCCACCACGTCCGCAACGCGCGCGGCGTGCGCCTGAGCAACCTCATCGACAGTCCGCGGCTTTCTCTTTCCGGGCGGCCTCTCCGGGTACTCTTCTCGCACCCGGTCGCGCTCCTCGTCGGTCATCTTCACGAACTCGTCGTCGTCGATGCCGCGGCGCTTCGCTTCGTGACGAAGCCCACGGGTGTACTTCGCCTTGACCGCTCCCCGCTCTCCGACCGACATCTCGAGCCACGACTTGTACGGGACGCTGTAGCGCTTGCACTCGGCAAGAAGCTGCCGGTCGACTTCCCTCGCGCCTTCATGCGGCAATGCCGCGTCCTGCTCCGTCATCAGTCCTCGTCCGCTTCGGGCTCGTCGTCTTCGCCCGCTTCGGGCTCGTCTTCGTCCTCTTCGGCAGTAATCTCTTTCGTGAACGTGAGGAGCTCGTCCGTCAGCCGGAGAAGAGTCTTGAAGACCTCCGCTTGCTCGGCCTGCCCCGAGGCCTGACGCTCGAGCTCTTCGAGCAGGCGGCGGACTTGCTCGAGGTAGGCGACGTAGCGCTTGCCGTCCTCTTCGAGGAGCACGGATTCGGTCGGCTCGTCTCCGCCGCCGCGCGTGTAGAGACGCTCCACGTCCTCTTCGATATCCGCGAAGCCTCCGCCGACCGTCGCCGTGAGGTCGGAGAGGATCGAAAGCACGGTGCCGCTCATCTCCCGATAGAGCGCGGCAATGTTCGGGAGGTTATTCCCCTCGGCAGCCGTCGCGAGCTTTCCGAGCCGCGACTTTGCCTCTTCCACTTCAGTGAAGAGCGTCCGGCACTCCTCCTCGAGACTCACGCCCTCTTCGATCTCCGCTTCTTCCTTCTCCGTCGCTCCGTCTGCCATTTACTTGTCTCCACCTTTCGAATCGAAAATGCCGCCGCCGAACATCGGCAAGTATTCCCGATGGGCGCCTTCTTCGATCTTCATCTCATCGAACTCGTCGAGCCGCGCCGAGAGCGCCGGATCATACGGATCGCGCATGTCGCACGCGCGGACCGAGAGATCCCTGACCGTCATGAACGTCCCCTCGGTCGTCCGCCTCGCCGCGCAGAGCCGGTAGATCTCCCGGTCGATCGCCTGGCGCACGTAGTGCCGGCACGGGGGACGCTTAGGCTCGACGACGAGGAAGCCGGCCGTCCCGCTGTGATAGTTTGTGTGGAACCAGCTCAATATGAGCTGCTCGTCAGTGAAGTTCGCGACCGTGACACCGAGGGCGGCACGACACTCCGCGATGAGAGGCCGACAGCGTTCGATGACTTTCTCTATGGAGATGCGCCAGCGCCCGTCGGGCGCGCGCTCGACGTCGGACGGCGGAAATGCATAGAGCTCCGCGCGCCATTGGTCCCTCACCACGAACGACGAAAAGTCGCCCATGCAGATGAGCGTGTCCTTCGAGAGCGCGGGGATATCGCTCTGGGTCGTCTGGTCGACCGTGAGCGGCAGGCCATCCGGTCCCGAGACCCTGAGCGCCGGTGACGGCTTGAAGTCCTCGTCGAGCTCGTCGAACGGGTGAAACTCCGTCTCGGCGTCCTCGGTCGCCTTGTGAGCCACTTCCGCGGCGTCGGGGCTCGCCTCATCGCGAGGTTTCTCCGAATCGGACATTTAGGCCACACACTAAGCACCAGGCTAGCCCGGGGCAAGGTGTGTAGCTATCCTGCTAGCACACCTGTGTACACAACTTCGTCAGGCGGGCCGGTCGACTCCGAGCCCGGCGTCCAGTTTTTTCGCTTCTTCGAGTCCTGGGGCCTTCGGAACGGCCTCCGGAGCCGCCGGATGCTCCTGGGCGTACTCGCCGAGCACCTCTTTTAGGGCCGGGTCGACGATAACGTCGGCCGCTTTGACGCCTCTTTTTCGGAGTTCTTGAGCAAAAGCGTTCGCTCGGAGGACGGCGCCCTGCAAATCTCGCAAAAGCCAGTTTTGGGCGACCCCCGACTTGTGAGCCGCCTCGAAGTAGAAGCGCTGCCACGTGTCTCGCTCTCCTTCCAGGCCCAAAATGAGCCCCAGGTACTCGTCGGCGCGCCGCTCGTGCTTACGAGCGCGCTCTCCGACCTGGAGGAGCTCCCTCCGGAAGCGTTTTTGCGCTCTCCGCGCGAAGTAGACGTAAGCCACGAATATCGCGAGCACTATCGAGGTGATAACCCACGGGTTCATCGGTTTCTCCTGGCGTAATCGAGCGCGGCCGCCGTCCCCGGGTGCAAATGCGGCCCGCAGTCGTCCGGATCTGCCCACGTGTAGGCCCGATGCTCGAAATTCAGCACCGGAGCCGCTTCTGTCGGGACAATAAGCACGAAGACCGCGTAGTCCCAGCCTGCCGGCGTCTCAATCGGCAAAACGCCGGCCGGCTCGCCGGTAAAGGCGAGGCCGGTCTCCTCTTCAAGCTCACGCTGCGCAGTCTGCCAGGCCGATTCGCCCGGCTCGCGATGGCCTCCAGGCTGACACCACCCTCCCTCGTCCGTCCGGTCGAGCAGAAGTACGCGCCCCGTGTCGGCGGCGAAAATCAGGGTGCCCGCGGCCTGGACGTTCGGCCAGACTTCACGTGGAATACCGGTTTTCACGGTGGTTCCGGGGGCTTAGCGGTTTCCGCGGCCAAGCTGGCGGCGTTTTCCGCCAGGCAACGCCCGAGCGGGCTCCGCGGCGTCTAGCCGCTGCTCGATCCGCTCGAGAACGCGCGCCAGGCGGAGGCTCCCTGCGTGGCCGGCCTGGCTTAGCGCTCGGTGCTCGGCCCCCGGGTCGTAAATGCTGGTCGCGACCGCCGCGTCGCCGAAAATCCCGCCTGCACTCTGCCCTCCGAGCCCGTGGACGCCGTCGATGAGCTCCGCTTCTTCGGCGAGCCAGCGCTCTTTCGCTTCTTCCGCGGTCTCGCCGTAGGGGTCTTCCCGGTAGCGGACGACCGGCGTTCCGGGGAAATCGTTCGCGTGGTGCCGCTCGATGGCCTCGGCGCGCCCGAGCTCCCTGTCGTCAGGCCCGGAGCGCGCGAGCGGCGCCTTTTCGGCTACTGCCTCCTTCGCGCGGCCGCCGAGGAGCTCTCCGAGGAGCTCACTTCCGGACTTTCCCTCGCGGCGCGCGAGCGCCTCCAGTGCCTGCTCGAGATCTTTGTCGATCGCCATCGGCGGAGGGCTCCTTTGCGTCCGAGCATATCACGCCGCGCGGGCGCCCGTCAGCCCGCGACGTCGTTCGCGGGGGAGGCGGAGGCGGACAGCGCCTCGGCCGGCGTGGCGCTGCCACATAGAGCCTTCAGGGCCTTGTCGAGCGCCTTCACTTCCTCGGGAAAGAGCTCGCGCGCCTTGTCGCGGAGAGCCCTGAGCGAGTCCTTCCGGATGATCCAGTCCGGGAGCTGCACGCCGCGGCCCGTGCGGAGACTAAAGAGCCGGCTGTCGCCGGTGCCGAAGTAGATCTGGACGCGCGCCGCCGACACGAACTCCAAGACCTCGACCTCGCGATCCATTCCGGGCTCCTTGGTGCGCCTGTAGCCCTTGCCCGATCGGATCAGGTTACCCTCGGAGTCCGTCACTCGCTCGAGGAGCGGCCAATACTGGATGATGATGTTCATTGTCGCTTCCTTCGCTCTTTGGCAACGCGCTGCCAATCTTCTGAAGCAAAGACGCAGAGCCTGATCAACGCACTGCGACTGATCCCTGCCGCCCGGGCCCGACGATCGAGCTCCTCACGTTCAGCGTCGCTGAGGAACATCTGGAACCGGCTACGCCGCACACGAAGCCTTCCTGTCATAGGCTTTTCCTTTTCTGCGAAAGGGACAGGCGCACGATACCCTGCTCGCGGTCGACGGACTCGACGCGCAGCGGGCGCGCACGCTCGATAGTATACGGCACGTTCTTGGGGATCACTTTCTTGCACAGGCGCGCTGCGGCGCGCGCGTCGGGAGCGGCCAGAGACCAAATCCGACCATGCGTCGGGTACGTCAGCTCCCAGACCTCGAAGTTTAGACGGCGACGGCTCACTCGCGCTCCGAGTACGCAAGGAGCCGGAGCCAAGCCCGGAACGTCCGCTCCGGAGCGCCGCACTGCGCGCAGTTATCGTCCGGCGTGTGAAGAGACCGCGGATGACCGCTCGCGGCGGCCAAAAACTTTTCGAGCGCGTCGAGATGCGTCATGAAGCTCTTCACGAGCCGCCCAGGCGCCGACAACCGATCGAAGAGATCGCGAGTGACCGACCGCGGCCCGCTCATTACCACGGGAGCGGCCAACCGCCCTCCCTGAGATCAGAATCGGACAGCGACGTGACCAGCTGATCCAAGCACCGGCGCGTGCACAGCAAGAACCTCTTGTGGCCGATCGTGATCCTGATCGGACGGATGTTGTTTTCGCCGTACTTGATCCCGGTCGCCGTCGCCCGATACATGACCCTGCCGCACTGATCGCATTCGACCGGCGTCGACTGCTCTATGCCCGGGCCGCGCCCGTGCGGAAAGAGCTCGTCGTCCGACTCGGTGGTCACGTGTCGTCCCTCAGCGACCGCACGATGGCGCGTAGATTCGAGAGCGCTTCGTTCAGGGCGGTCAAGCGCGGGCACTCGCACCCGTCGTCTTGCGGGCAGTCCTCGTTCTCGTGCTCGGCGCCCCAATACACGAAGTAGTTTCCGATCGCGTCTTCGATGGCCCCGAGCTTAGCTCCGAGCGCCGTGAGCACCGCGTTCTCGTCAGCCACGCGCGCTGCGAGCCGGCGGCGCAGATGGTCCCGCTCTTCGACCGAGAGCTCGTCCTTCATTCGAACCACTCCGGGCAGTGCTCCCGCATGAGCCGGAGCACTTCTTCGAAGTCGTACTCGCGCTTGCCAACTTGCTCGCACTGCCACACGTGGCCGCGCGCGGCGGCTTTCCGGACGACGGGCACGAAGTCCCTCATGACCTGCTCGGCGGACTCCTTGTCGAAGTCGACATAGTCGCCTTCGATCTCGCCGTACTCCTCGTGGAAGAGCTCCGCGAGCCGCGCGTAGCACTCTTCGGCAACCCTGCGGACGAAGTGCTCCGTGATCTCTTTTCGCGAGAGCGCCACCACCTCGATCGGACAGATCTTCCGGATCTCCTCGGTGACGTCGCATTCCGGAGAAAGGTTTCTGTCGATGAACTGCTCGAGCTCCTCCTCCACGGTCTCGCTCGTGAGCTCCTCCGACTCGCGACAATCGTAGTAGTCCGCGACATCGAACGGCTCTGGCTTCTCGGCTGCTTCGGTCATTCGTCGTCTTCCTCTGCCTCCGCCCGGAGGCGCTTCGCTCGTTCGAGCTCTTCGTCCATATCGCGCTCCCACTTCGTGAACCGCATCCGCTGACCGAAAACGAACCCACAGAACACGAGTGCGAGCGGTGCCATCGCGGCGTCCAGCCCGAACCTCCGGTACATCGTGCCGATGACCGCCAAGCAATACACGACCATGAATCCGTTCTGGAGCTGCATTAGCCAGCTGGTGGTGTAGGGCCTGTTCTGCATGGCTAGTTCTGGAAGACAGGGATCGTGATGCCCTTTTCCATCACCGTGAGCACCATCGCCTCGAAGACCTGGAGCCGCCCGAGCGGGCTCGTGTCCCAGAGACGGAGGAGCGTACGGTCGTCGAGGCTTCCGTCGGCAACCGCACACCGCACAGCCTCGAGCAAGGCCCGGGCCTCCTCGAACGGCCTATCGAGCGGCCCTATCGTGAACTTCACGTCGCGACAGTCTGCCGTGAGCACGACGACGATCTGCTCGCCGTCGAGCACCCTGCCGTCGGCCATGACGACGTTACTGGCGACGTGACTGATCTGCTCGTCTCGAAACCCAAGGCGCCTAAGCGCATCGTACGTCGCCCATGTGTCGCGATAGAGCGGCGGGACGTCTTCGTACTTCACGACGCGCTCCGGAGGTAACGCTCGGAGTCGACACGCAGCGCCTCGTGCGCCTTTGCTCGACCCGCCTCGGTCAGCCGAAAGCAGCGCCGCTCACGCTCTGGCTCGAGATGGAAGCCGTCGTCGTCGACCATCACGGCATACGTCTCTTCGACGTAGCCGCGCTTCTCGAGCGCGCGCATCGTCCTCAGGCGAAGGTTTCTGCCCGTACCGGTCGCGGCGCCGTCGAGCCCCTTCTCGAGGTGCAGCGCCCACTCGAGCGCGTCGGCCTCGGCGTTCGAGAGCCCGATTGCGGCGTAGAGCTTGCGCGTCACGACGCCTTCTTGATCTCTTCCCGCACGAGCGTGCGCGCTTCCTCGAGACTGCGAGTCACGAGATACCAGAGAAACTTCCCGAGGAAGTCGTGCTCAGGGTACGGCTGCCACAAGCGCTGGAGCCTGTCTTGCAACCATGTGCTTTGGAGCTCTTCGTGGCCCCACCGTTGCGACCGCTGCCGGGTGAGGTACCATTCGGCTTTTCTCAGATCTTCGATCCGGTCGCCCTTTTCGCCGGCGCGCCAGACGTACTTGACGGCGTTGCCGACGCAGAACGAGAGGTGCTCGCAGATCTCGATCGCTTCGAGACCCGACGGGTGCACGTTGTAGTGCCGCGGATGGTTCACGGGGTCGGACATGCCCGGAGTCCCCGAAGGATACGGCAGAGGCCGGCTCTGCCTCAAGCCCGAACGGCCCCGGGCTAGCCCGGGCGCACGTTTTCAGCCGGTCGGCTCGCCCTTGGCGGCGACCCCGGCAGCGAAGAGCTTCGCGCGGAGGCCGGTGCGGTTACCGAGGCGGGACTCGCTGATGCCTTCCGGGATCCCGCCGACGCCGAACATGAACCGCGTTCCCTTGGCAGCACCTCGCGTGAACTGGAAGATCGCCGGCATATCGAACTCACCGATGTTGCGCGTGATGGCGCTATTGATCTCGGTCGCGAAAGACTCGTCTTCGCTCGCCAGGCCGAACTTGAACCGGAAGAGGTTCGGTAGCAGCGCTCCGGAGCCCAAGATCTCCTGAATGCCGTTCAGGTCGGAGGGAACGAAGAAGAGCGTCGTCACGAACGTGTGACCGTCACCGGCTCCTGCGAGATCTGCGTCGGCGAGCGTCAGGAGCACGCCGGCTTCGTCCGGGATCGCCGCTGCGATGAGTACGTTCTGGGCGGTGACTTCGTCGAGCGCTTCTTGCACGAGCGCTTCCATCACCGGAGCTTCCGCGGCCTCTACGGTCTTGACCAAGAGCGACGTGGCCGGCGCCGGAAACGACAGGGCGAAGAGGTCGGCGTTCTCGTAGAAGACGTTCGTGAATGCCATGGCCCGGAGAATATCCGACCGGGGCGCCGTCTGTCTACGGCAGCGTGCGGAGGTCGTCCCAACCGGTCTCGGACCGCAGCATTTTGGTGGCCTTTAGGATCTCAGTCGCTTGCCGGGCCTCGGAGCTATTTGCCTTGAACGGCAGGCGCATCTGCTTCACGGGCGCCCCAGGGTCGAGCCCGTGCTCCCACCGGAAACGCAGCGCATGGAGATCTTCTTCGGGCGCGCCGCCGCGCTCGGCGAGGATGCCGAGGAGGTTCATGGCGGAGACCGAGAGGCCTCGGACGTCGCACGCGAGGATCCGCTCGGCGTGCACCAGAAGCTTCAAGTCCGTGGACTCTCGGTCTCGGATCATCGTCCAGAGCGACTCGACGCCCGTGAACGGAATGTCCGCGACGAATTCGGCAAGCACTAGGTCGTGGTCCTCGGCGTTGTCGTAGGGGTACACGTCGGCCGTCACGCTCGCTTCGACGTCGACGTTGATCGTGTTCACGTAGCTCACGAGCTTCCCGTCGACCTCTTGACCCGAGACGATGTCCGAGAGCTCGCTCGTGACGTCGACGCCCTCCTCGGTCTGATCTTCGACCACTTCGCTAGCCAGGCCGAGCTCCTTAGCGCGGCTCCACCAGTGATCTGCCTCCGTGCTCCGGCTGTTCGACTCAGACGAGATGCCGTCGCCGTCGGGGCCGTAGCGAAAGAGCCTGAGCGCCCCGTCGGCGTTGTGGTGCGCGCCCAAGCAGAGCGCCGTGTAGAGACACGTGCCGTAGCCCTGCTTCTTGATCTGGACGCCGCTCGGCGTGTGCGAGCGAGGATAGCCGGTCGCGCTCGTTGCCGGATCATCGGTGTCGCCGTAGTAGCCCGTGCCGATCGAAAGCCACTCGTCGTCGTCGAGCGCCAAGATATCCATCTCGCGGCCGTCCCAGTACGCGAGGACGGGCCGCGCGAGCTTCGGGTTTACGACGAGGCCAAGCGCGTAGCCCGTCATCGGACGTCGACGAGCGGAGGCTGCTCGTATCCGGCCTCGGGCTCCATCCCGAACTCTTGCAGGCCTTCGGCGTCACCGCGCGCGAAGTCGAGCTGGCGCTCCGTGTAGCCGGAGAAGTATTCGCGATCGGTGTCGCCCGGCCTCAGCGTCAGAAAGCCGATGAGACCGCGCACCGATTCGTCCGAGTCGATCGCGTGCATGGGCGAGGCGCCGTAGTCCTCGCCCTCGAAGAGCGGTGCTTCTTCATCGGGTGCGTAGAACGCATAGCCGAGGATGCTCTTACCCATCCGGTCGACGTTGTGCGTGTCCCAGAGCACGAGCACGTAGCCAGTGTCGCCGAGCGCTACCTCGCGAAGCATGTCCCGGTCGGCATGCCGGTTCACGGCAAAGTGGTGCGTGCGCGCGTAGGGCTCCCGCCGCTCTTCCGGATCGAACGGCCTCTGCTCTCGCCGAGTGCGCGCTTCTTCGCGCTCGACGAGCTCGGTCGTCGACGGAAGCTCCCGGCCGCGCATGCTCGGCCGTGGCCGAGGCAGTCGGGAAGCGTTTGCGGCAAGTTCGTAGTCGGCCTCGCCGTACTCGCGCCGGTAGAGCTCCTGCGCCCGCCGGAACGCTTGCTCTTTCACCCGCGCGGGGAGCTTCGTCTTTGCCTGATGCGAGCGCGAGAGCGCCGCGCGAAGATGCGCGCGGTCGATGCGACCCGAGCGATTCTTGTACGGCAAGTGCCGGAGCGAGAGCGGGTGACTGCGACCGATGCGGTCTTTCTTTCCGCCTGGCTCGACGTGCAAGAACGCCGAGTCCGGCAAGCTGTTCACGTACGCGCGAGACCAGCGAGAATTCTCTTCGAGCCACGGCTCGCAGTAGTCGCGTTCGAGCTCGGAGCCCTCGGCGGCTCGCCGGTAGCCGTGCGTGTAGCCGGCGCACCACTCGCGCGCCGCGGCGCGCGGAAGGCCCTGCGCGTCCGTCGCTTCTTCGGCGAGCCGGATCTCTTCGCCGATCACGTACTGTCCCGCGCGGCCCTTGCCTTCGAGGTGACCGCAGCGCGCACCCTGCGCAAACTCTTCCGGGTAGTCACGGTTCGGCTCGAGGCCGGCTTCGCGCATCGTGCGATCGGTGTCGCCGCCGAAGAGCTTCGTCGCCGTGGCGCGCGTCTCGGCCATCCGTGTCGGCGCGGCAACTGTCTCGGGCTCGTCCTCGAACGTCATCCGGTGCGTTCTCGCGGCGCGCGTTGGCGCTGCGCGAGTCATCGCCTCGCGCGTCTCGGGCTCCGGCTCGATGCTCTGGAGCTCTAGCTCGTCTTCCGCGATGACGAGCGCGACTTCGAGATCTTCGTCCGAGACCTCGACGCTCGCTCCCGGGACCGACAGCGTCAGCCTGAATTCGTTTCCAGCGCCGCGGATCACGATGCGTCCCTCGTGTTCGGCGAGCCAGGCGTGCACTCGCTTCTCGAACTTCTTGCCGATGTACCTGGTCTCGGCTCGTGAGCCCATGGCGTGGTTCAGGGCGTGCTCGAGACTCCGGTGTTCCGACGATCCATCGCGCGCGTCTTTCGGCGTGACCAGGAAGTGCGGAACCGAGGGCGTGCTTCTCAGGTCCTTGAACAACGCGGTGATCGTCAGCGACTCGCCGGTCTTGTCGAGCCAACGGAGCAGCCGGTTCTGGAAGGCCGGCGGGATGTCGTACAGCTCGAGCTCGTCTGACACGCCTACGAGAGTACGCCGTACGGGCGGCGTGCTCAAGCCTTCGGCGCGCCCCCGTCTTTTTCGGCTAAGAACCGTCCGGATCGTCACGCCCCGACTTCACGGCTTCGAGCCTCCGGGCGAAGTCGTCCGGATCGATGCCGAGCGCCGCGGCGAGAAGCGGGATGCAAGCGTCGCACACGAAGGTCCCGCTCTCGCCCTGGGACCGGTAGGCCGCGACCTTGCCGCACATCGGTCGGTTTACGATCTCCATGTCGTCGGCAGCACGGCAAGCGTGCATCTCGCCGTCGTCGAACTCGGCGAGAAAGACTACCGGTTTCCTGCCCGTCACCGATTCTTCTCGCGATGCATCCGCCACGTCTCGCGGAGGACGACGACGACCGTGACCGGCCAGATGACGATGTTGTTCACCAGAAAGTCCATGTCGTGCTCGCCGTCGTTCTTGCCACGCCAGTGCTGGACGACGTCGATGCTGAGCATCCCGAGCGAGATCACGATGCCGACCAGAATGTATCCGAGCACACATGTGACGGCGCTCATCGGTCCTCGGCGAAGTTCTGGGTGAGATCGTCGTAGGTCTCTTCGGCGCGCTCGTAGAAGCGCACGTACTCGTCGACGAAGCGGAGCGGCACCGTGCCGGTCGGACCGTTGCGATCTTTCGCGACGATGAGCTCGGCGTCATCGGTCGCCGCTTCGCGATCGTAGTAAGCCTTCCTGTACACGAACCACACCACGTCCGCGTCCTGCTCTAGCGCGCCAGATTCTCTCAGGTCACTGAGCTCCGGCCGCTTGTCTTTTTTTCCTCCGCGCTCGGGATTGCGGTTCAGCTGCGAGACGCCGATGACAGTGAGGCCGAGATCTTTCGCGAGCGCTTTCAGCCCGCGAGAGAGGCTCGCGACTTCGCTCTCGCGCGTGTCGCCCTTCTGCCGGATCCCCTGCATGAGCTGCAGATAGTCTACCGCGACGAGCTTCAGCCGTGAGCACGGGACTCCGGCTTTGCCAGAGGCGATGTCGCGCATGAGTTTTTTCACGCGCGCTCGGACCTCGAGCACGGTGATCGTCGGCGCGTCGTCGATCCAGATCGGAAACCTCTGGAGCTCTTCGGCGCCGCGCTGAAAGCGCGCCCACGCGTCGTCGCGAAGAGAATTGCGGCGAGCGTTCGAGACGGAGACTTGTTGCTCGGCGCACGCGAAGCGGATCGCGACTTGCTCTTTCGGCATCTCGAGCGAGAAGAAGGCCGCGCCTTCCGGAGGGCCGCCGATCGAGGGGCGCGCGAGGTTTGCGATGAGATTCATGGCGAAGGTCGTTTTGCCGATCCCTGGCCGACCGGCGACGATCACGAGATCCGTGTCGTGCGTGCCGCCGCACATCCGATCGAGTCTCTCGTAGCCGGTCGGGGAGCCCGTGCCGCGGCCGGTGGAGCCCGTGCGGCGAAGCTCTTCGCGGATCGCGACTTCATCGGCGGCGATTTTTCCGACGGCGATGAGCTCGCTTCCGACGCCGGTAGACAGGAGCTCGTCGAGCGACGTCTCGGCGCGCTGGATGATCTCGATCGACGGATCGGTCCCGACGTACGCTTCCGCGATGAAGCGCTGGCCGCGGAGGATGAGCTGACGCGCCTGCCACTTGTCTCGCACGATCTCGGCGTGCGTGACGACGTTGGCGACGGCGGGCGTCGCGCCGATGAGCTGGGCGATGTACGGCGAGCCGCCGGCGCGATCGAGAGTGCCCGCGCGGCGGAGCTCGGAGGCGACGGTCATCGCGTCGACGGGCTCGTTGCGACTCACGAGATCTTCGATGGCCTTGAAGACCATCTTGTTCGCGTCGGAGTAAAACGAGAGGGAGTTCACGATCCCGATCACGAGATCGAATTGGGATGCGACCAGCAAGATGGCCGCGATGACGGCGCCCTCGGCGTCGAGATCGTGCGGCGGAACTCGTCCGGGGATCGGGCGGAGCTCCTCTGGAGCTTTCACGACAGCTGGCAACGTCTCGTCTCGGAAAATTGTGGGATGTCTCCGTAGGCTTTTTCGAGATCGGCAAAGCGCTCGTGCGTGCAGACGACGGTCACGCGCCGCCCGAGCCACCGCTCGCGGAGAAGCGCTCCGACGCGATCGGCGACCCAGGGCTCTTTCGCGTACTTCGCTGGATCGACGTTATCGACGACGAGCACGTGCGACTCTCGCGCGTGCCCGAACGGATCTCCTTGCGACTCGTCGTCGCCGTCGTAGCGAAGTTTCATCTGGCTCCGGACGGTCGTGACGTCGGCGTACCAGAGCAGGGCTCGCGGAACTTTTTGCACGAGCGCTCGCAAGAGCGCGACGGCGAGACGGGTCTTACCCGATCCGGCTGGCCCGGAGAGCACGAGAAACTCTCGTCGGCCCTCGGCGATCGCTTGCGAAAACTTCATGACCTCGGCGAGGCGCGCGGAATTTTTCGGCTGGCCGTACGCGAAAAACGACGAGTCCCAGTAGAACTCCGGGACGTCCGAATTTTTGAGCCGGCGCCTGGTCTTGAACTCCGCCCACTTCGGGCAAGGCTCCGAGACGAGCCTACGGTCACGCCACACGGGGCGTTCGCCTACCGGGACGACCGAGAACTCGTTTGCGCAGCCGCCGCCCGTCTCAGGGCATTTGGCGCAGAGCACGAGGCGGTTTTCGGCGTCTCGGTAGCCGTCGATGTTTTCGGCGAGGAGCTCGGTTTCAGTAAAACCCTGGGGGGATCCAGACGCCAATCGGGGACAGTTTCCAGCCAGCCAATTCGAACTCCCGCCGGCGTTCTGCGCTTGCTGTCGCAGGGTGGCTTTCAGGGTCGACCTGGTCGCCGTCACTTCCTCCGAAAGCCTCCCTGTCGTCTTTCGAAACCCTTCCATTGCCATTACGTGGCTCTTTTCCCTCTGGTTCTGAGGAGTTAGATAGATTTAAAATCTTAGAGCTTTCTGGGAACGCCGTTCGAACGGCGTTCGAACGCCGCGGATCCTGATCCAGATCCAGATCCTGATCCTCTTCCTGATCCAGATCCTGATCCAGAGGCATAGGAACGCCGTTCGAACGGCGTTCTGGTCCAGTAGGAACGGAAGTATTATACCTAGGAGATAATTCTGAGATGAGCGTCGGGCCGGCCGAGTGACCGTTATCAGTGTTCGGTGAACGTTCGGTCGGCGTTCGAACGGCGTTCGTCAGCGCGCGGAGGTCGATGGGGCGCGCAGACCTCAGCCCAGCAGCCCGCCTCGCGAGGAGCGGCTCGAAGGTGGTTTGCCACCTGGCTGCAACTTTCGGGTTGTGGAGATTGACCGCGTCCCGGATCCCGTCGAGGTGATCCCACTTGAGGTCGCAGTCCGGAACGGCGCACCAGCACCGAAACCAGGCCGCTAGGATCTTGTCGCCAGGGCCGTGATTCCACTTCGGTGCGCTCGGGATCCGAAGAACGCGGGCACGGCCGTCGTAGAGCACGTGCCGCCGGCCCTCGCTGCAGGGCTCGAGAAGCTTCTGAAAAATAGGCTGGACCTCGGCAAACGGCTGCTTCCACGTGTCGGCCACGATCGCGACGCTGATGTTCTTGTAGAGACCGGGAAGCGTCGTCCGGAGCGGACAGATCAGCAAAAATGTGAAGAGCGCCTGCGTCTCCCGGTTGAGGTCCTCCATGAACCACGGGTCGTCAGCGATCTTTGGGTCGATCTGCCAAGCCACTACGTCGTTTCCTTTGCCGCAGGGCTTAGCTGGCTATCTTGTCGATGCGGAGCTTTCTGTAATAGGCGCGAAGAGCTCGACGAAGGACGTCGCTCCGAGTGAGCTTCTCCACCCGGCTCGCTTCATCGAGCATCGCTCGGTCCTCGTGGTCGAACTTGATCATGAACAGCGGCCGCTTGCGCGGAGCCCGCTTCTGCTTCTTCTTCATCGGCATGGACTCAATGGTGTCGGACATGGGATCTCGTCCCTTACCCGGTACGTCTATATCTAGTCAAGCCTCACGCAGAAGATTTTTTCGGCTCGTCGATCTTGAAGCCGCAGTCCTCTGGATCTCCATGAATGGTTCCGGTGCGATAGTTGCCACCTTGAAGCTGTCCCGCGACGACGAGCGTCTGACAACGCCTACAGGGAAGCGACCACTTCGATCGGATGAGGTTTCCGTAGAACTTCGGGTGCCGCCCATCGTCGGTGTCGAGCATCATTGGCCAGCCGCCGTATCCAGCGAAATCGTCAGCAGGATCGCTCCGGTGCAGGCGCCTGCCGGTTTTTCTCGGCTGCCGCTTGAGCTCGTAGCAACTTCGAAGATTCATGTGCGGCATCACGAACTTCCGCTCGTCCTCTCGCCAGTACTTGTCTTGCTGCACATCCCCCGCGAACGCCCACCCGATGAGGAGGAAGCGGGGCGCTTCCCGGGTACCTACGAGCACGACGACAGTGTCCTCCGGGGTATCCTGAACCAGATCCAGATCTGAAATCACGGCGTCGACCAAGCGCACTTCGATGCACCGCGGCACGCGTCCGATCTTCTTCCACGAGTCCCACTTCTCGAAGTTTACCAACGTGCCCTCCCAGCGCCGCCGGCACGCGACAGCGATCGCTTGCTCTCCGATCGCGCGCATCGGTCCCGCGTCGCCGCGCTTCTTTGCCGCCCGCCTCGCGTCGCCGACCTCGTCGAGCGTGAGCTCTACCGTAAACCTCGACATCGCTTGATTCCTTTTCCTTCGTGGATTAGCCGGTAGCTCTCCGCTCGCCTAACTCCTTTGGGGGCGGAGACGCGGGCCGCGCCCCGGAGCCCCCCCGGTCGCGGCCCGCAACTTTGGGTCACAGAGGGGAGCTTGACATATCCGTACCGATTGGCTATCACTGCTAGCCAAGGACGTCGCCAGGTCGCCCGTATTCACACCCCCATGAATCGCGCCCTGGCGGCGCCTTGATTCTCCCCCCGGTCGCGCCGCGCCATGACGCGCCCGGGAAAAAGAAAAAGGAAAGTCGATGTCTAACGTCCTCTCCCTCGGGCCCGGTGAGATCTGCGTGAAGGAGATCCTCGGCGAGTGAGGTACTACGCTGCCAGAGCCGCTCAGCAGTTCGCGGAAGCAACGAAGGCGCTCGAGTATCTCCGCGCCGCCGGAGACCGCGGCGCGACGGGCCGCGAGCTCTTCGGCCCGAACTTTCGCTGGAGCTGGCGCACGAGGCTCCTCCGGCGACTCGAGGACCAGGGCCTCGTGACAGTGACGCTCTCGCCTGAGATCTCGGCATTCGGAAAAGCGGCGAAGGTCTACACGGCAACGCCCGGTCTCGAGCAGATCATCCTCGCGAACGAGGTCGGCACGCTCCTCTGGCCGGGAAGCGCGGGCGCTACCGAAATCTTCGTGCCGCCGGACCAGGCCGCTGAAGCAGAAGAGGCGCCGTCGGTCGAGGAAGCCGGGGACGACGCCACCGCACTCGACGCGCTCGTCAAGATGACGGCGGCGATCCTCGAGAACGTCGTCCATATCCGCGAGAAGCAAGATGCGCTCGCTCGCGAGCTCGAGGCGCTCCGAAAGGCGTGGGAATGAAGGACGCGCAATGGATCTTTCCGATGGCGTTCGCGATGGCGGGGCTTCTGTCGCCGTGGGCCCCGGCTCCGTGGATCGGGTTTCTGTGGATCACGCTGGGCTACGTCGGAGTCGGCTGGCTCGCCGTCGACGGCTACAAGAAGGTCGACGAGAAAGGACCGTAGAAGAGTGGCGAAGCTAAAAAGAATTCGCGTACCAGGAAAGCCGAAGAAGACGGTGCTCTGCGATATGGGCTTCACGGCCTCGCGAGAATGCGAAGGTCGCCGGAATCCGGAAAACCATTGGTTCGTGACGTGGCCCGATGGTGCGGTGATGCGCGCGGAGGTTCGCCTGAGCGAGGCGCAGGCCAAGCTTCTGCTGAATTGGATGGCCTGGGCCTACCATCGTGGCGGGCTCGACACGCGGGCGCGTATTCACGATGCCCTCGGTCTCGATCTGGAGCTAGAGCGAGCGAAGGGAACGATGCTGCCGTGAACCGCTACACGCTCCTTTGTATGGCCGCCGCTGCTCTCGCCGGTCACTACGTGGGCCACGGGATCGCGGTGGACCTGACGTCCGAAGAGCGAAAGCGCCGAAAGGACCAGCCGTGACCCTCTCCGAGCTCATCCGTGACCACGCCAGCGCCCACACCGAACGCGCCCGCGCGGAGATCGAGCTCGAGATGTGGAACCTTTACGGCAAGCTCGAGGTGCGCACGGAAAAGCGCGACCGGGCCGACTACGTGGCGACCGTGCTCGGCACGCAGCGCTATCCGATCGCGCTCCGGCAGCGCCTGCTCGGCTACGGCGACGCCTTCGAGGTGCTCTGGCAGCGGGTCGAGGAGGACATGATGCTCCGGACGGCCTGCGAGCTCGCGCACACCGTGAAGAAAACCAAGGGGCGCGGCGAGACCGATCAGGAAGTGCTGTCGCGCGTGCTCGCCGAGTACGACGCTCGCCCAAACATCTACCATGTCGCTGGAAAAATCGTCCGCCGCCCCGCGTGGCTGAAGAGCAAGAGCGCGGTCTCGGAGCGTCCGCCGCGGGACTCGAGCGGCAAGACGTCGGAGGGACAGTTTTGGATCGAGCTCCGGGGCCTCATCCGTGGCTACGTCCAGGAGCGACTCATGGGGCACTCCGAAATGGAGCTCGCGACGGACATCGAGCGGCTCGAGACGGATCTCAAGGTCGTCTTCGCCGAATTCCAGTCGAGGATCGGCACCCGGCGCCGCCGGCAGGTCCCGCTCTCGGTCGCGATCACGCGCCGGGCGCTCGTGGAGGCGTGCCGTACGCTGCATCTCGATCCGCCGAAGAGCACGACGGAAGCGCCCGGGGAGGCGTTCTTCAAGACTGCGCAGCGCCGCTTCAAGGAGCTCGCGCGCGAGTACCACCCCGACCGGCACGGCAGCGACGCTACCAGGCCGCAGTTCGAGGCGGTGATGGAGGCGTGGCGCGTGATCCAGGACTACCGAGACCCGGGTTTCCGGGCTCTGCCAAAGGAGAAGTAAAGTGATGGCTGTTCGTAAAAGTAAAACGGGAACCCGGGACGTCGCGGGCTTTCCGCTCGACACGGCGCTCTCGAAGCCGGCGCGCATCGCCGCCTTCCTCGACTGGTGGGCGCAGCGGCACCCGTATAACTTTGCCGCCTACAACGAAATCCTGAAGGCGGTCGAGGGCTACGGGCGCCTCCCTCGGATGGACACCGAAGAGGTGGACGCGATCCGGGGCTGCGCGGGCCGCGCGGAGAAGCTCCTGCACGCGAAGTACAAGCGTGCTCTCATCCGGCACCGCGGTCTCGGCGCGCGGGCGTCTGTCGACGACGCCGACGTCATCCGCCACAAGCAGAGCGACCGTGCGAAGAAGGTCGAGCGCTCGATCGTCGCGCTCGCGCGGCAGGACGAGATCATCGACACGCGCCGGATCCCCGATACCGCCGAAAACCGCGCGCTCAAGCAGTGGTACCAGCGCGACGTGAAGAGCATCCTCCGGCAGGTCGCGAGCCCGGAGTTCTTGGCGAAGATGCTCCCGCCGGGAGCGAAGAAGCCGGAGGGGGAGGAATAATGGTCAGTCCGAAGTTTGTCGGAGATCCAAGCGGGGTGGTGGCCGCCCACGTCCTCTCGAAGTCCGCCAGGACGAACAACGGCGCCGAGGTGTTCATCGCCTTCCTGTTCATCGTGCCGGTGACCTTCTACCAGGGATTCGTGGCGATGAAGCTCTGGCAGTGGCACGTGGCGCCGGTCTTTCATGCACCGCCGTTGTCCCTCGGTCACGCGGTGGGCCTCAGTGTGTTCCTGGGTTTTCTGACGGCCCGCGCCTCTGCCCCCACAAACGATAAGGGCCCGCTGGAGGTTGGCATCTTGCAGGTTTGCGTGGCGTCGGTCGCGCTTCTCGTCGGCTGGCTCGCAGCGTTCTAGGGGAAGCGATCATGATCGGGTACGCAGCGGCAGAAATCTTCACGGGCGAGGAGCTCTTCGCGCGCGAGCGCGCCGAGCGCATGGTGCGCGTGGCGCCGTACCTCGACGAAGAGACCAGGCAGCCGATCCGGTGCCACGAGCTTGCGCGCGCCGTCGGCCGGATGCTGAAGCTCCCGGTCTGTGACGGGAGGTTTGGGTTCGTGGAGCATTCGTGGCTCTGGCTCCGGGAGCCTGAGCCGGAGCTTGCCCGCTGGAACTTGCCGAAGATTCTCGATGTGTACGTCCCGGGGGCGATCCCGCAGTGCCAGCTCGTCGACACGTCGACAGGCCTTCCGTGGCGTTACCAGTGGGACGTGCCGCGCACCGACGTCAGCGAACGCATCGTCACCGAGCTCGTCGAGCTCTTCGAACGGCTCCCGCACTGGGTGACCTTGGGGGACGCATGATGTGGTTAGAGTTTTTTATCGCGTTCTTGTGCGGCGTCTTCGTAGGCAATCTCCTCGATCAGGTGCGTCGCGACGGTTCTCCTGATTCTTCCCCGCGGGCGATCGGCCTTTCGAAGGTCGACGACGAGTGGGAGCTCGAGTTCTCTGACGGACGGAGGTATCGCTCCGACACGGGCATCATCTGGTACCGGTTTCCGTCGGGCGAGCAGTGTGACTACTACTGGAATAGCTGGCTGGAGCGCGAGCTCAAGCGCCTGCAGCTCGTTCAGAAGTGGATCGGAGAACACTGATGTGGCCGTGGAAGAAGAGGACGGCGGCCGAGAGGCTTGCCGACGACATGGTGACCGCGCCCTTGTTCGCCGACGCCGCGCGGGCGGTAATGTTCGCGGCAGAAAAAGTCGACGTCGGTGAGGTGCACTTCGTGCTCACGCTCGACGACGGCTCGCGCGAGACGTGCGTGCTCAAGGGGCGCATCGAGAACGGAGAGCCCGAGCTCGCAGAGGATCTGATCGACCTCGCTCTCGAGCAGGCCACCAAGCGTGGCTTCTGGAGGTGGGGCTCGCCCACGCTCCGCTGCATCCCCGTCCATAGGATCAAGAAAATCACTGCCACCACGTGGCCCTACGAGGTAGAGCGCCCGTGATGTTCGATCCAATCAGAGACGCGGCGCCTCCCCCGTCGCCCCGCACGCCTACCGGCGAGCCTTGGGTGCAATGGGTGAAGCACGAAGGCTTTCAGGGCTGGTGCGCTCCGGGGACGCGGTCACCGAAAGTGGGGAGCACGTTCTGGGAGATCACGTTCGGGCTGGCAGCGCGCCACGCGGGCGTCGCCGTCGACCAGGTGCACGCCGCGAGCGCGGGCGTCATGGCGCTAGGCGCCTTCGGCGTCACCCTGACCTCGGGCTACGCGCAGCTCCTCTTGAACACGTGCCTCGTCGAAGATCCAGTCAAATTCGTGGACGTCATGGCACCGGTTTTCCACGCGACCGGCGCGCACACCAAGCCGACCGAGAAGAGTCCGAGCGGGATGGCGCTCGCCGACGAGAAGGGCTCACTCGTGATGAGCGAAGACGGCCTCCGAAAGCTGGTCCTCCTCGGCTCGAACTCCGTCAAGTGGACGGGGCCTCAGAAGGCCCGCGCGCGGCTCTGGGTCTCGTGCGCCTCCGAGCTCCTTCGGGACGAGCAGATGGATCGGGCGCAAGTGGCGTTCGCGTCGAGGCTCTTACCAGATCTGGCCGGCGAAGAAGTCAGGCAGCTGATCCGCTGGCCGCGGCACGGCGCGGAAGAGACCTGGCAGTACAGCCGCGAGCACCAGGCGCTCTGGGCCGTCTGCTTCGTCAGGGCAATGCGCGGCACCATGGGTCAGGAGTACCTGCTCTCGGTCATCCGGCAGGCTGGGGGCAACGCCGAGCCTGCGGCGATGCTCCGCGAGCTCGGGCACATGACGTACAAACCCATGGTCAAGGACGACGCGATCGAAGGCGAAAAGAACCTCGTGCTCATAACGGCCGCAGCCTTCGGAGTCTCCCACATCCTATGAACCCGAATCGCCTCGCCCGGAGCCACGGCTTCTTCGACTGGAAGGATCTTCTGTCGAAAGCGCAAGAAGCCCGGCGCCTTCGCGTCGAGCTCCGTGCTGCTCGGGAGCTCGTGCTTCCGACCGTGCGCCGCGCCGAGCTAGTCGAAAAAGCGCAAGGCGAGCTCGCCGCCGAGAAAACACGCCTCGCGTCGGCGTGGCGAGAGCTCGCGGATCTCGTCTGGGACAAGGCGCGTGCGGCCGAGCGGGACCGCGACGCCCTGAAAGCGATTGCGGCGCACTATCACGAACGAGCGAAGGCGCTCGAGACCGGCGACACACCAAAGGAGACAACATGGACAAGCGACTGATGGAAGAGGCCCTTGCCGGAATCAAGGATCCGGTCGTGCGCGAGCACTACAGGGCCCAGCTCGAGATGCAGGAGGAGATCGCGGGCGAGCGCACGGGCGGGATCTTCGACGACGCCGGCGTGTCGGAGTCGGCCCATGTGGCTCTTCCGCTCGCCGTGACAGAGGAGGGCGGCACCTCGAATACCATTCTCGAGGAGACCCGTCGCCCGAGACCAAAGCCCGGGAGCGCTCTCTCTGCGCTCATCGTGCCCGTGGCCTTCGTCGTCTTGGCGATCGTCGTCGCGTGGTGGTGCTCGAGATGATGACGGACTTCGACTTGCCTACATACTTCGAAGAGCGCACGCCCCCGCGGGGGCCGGCGGTCGGAGGCCCAGTGATCTGGCTCGAGGTCGGAGAGCGAAACCTGGACGAGCTCCCGGACAGACTCTGCCCCATCGGGGGATGCCCGTTATGCTCCTCGGTCTGGGTCTGGTACCACGGCGTGGGCTTCTCCGTCGGCCGCTTCGAGAGCGCACGGCTCGGCGGCGCATTCGACGCCGAGCGGTTCGTCGTGCGCCCCCAATTTTACAACGTGTGCGCCGTCTCCGCGGTCAGGCTGGTCTGCGCGGGCGACCACAGCGCAGAGTTCGACGGAACAAAGCTCGTCGTATTGCCCGCGAGCTACTGGATGAGTCCGGTCGCCCGGATGGCAGTGCTCGGGGTCGCTGGCTACCTCGCGGCCTCGTACCTGACGTCGCCGTTCTTGAGGTCCCTATGAGCGGCTGGGCGATCAAGCCGAGGCCCGTCGAGCCTCTCATTTCGTCGTGGACCATCTCGGTCTGGTGGCTCGGCTGGGAGCGCGCCTTCAAGCCGTACCGCTGGGGCTACGGCTATCGCCTCACGATCCAGGGAGAGTTTTGCGTATGGCTCGGGCCGGTGCTTGTCCGGTTTCCGCGAATTCAGAAAGGAAGGAGGTTCTGGTGATGGAGAACCTATCCGACGAAGAAGTGCGGCTCCTTCAGTCGCTCGAAGACGAGGGCTTGCTCTCGAAGAACGTCGTCGCGCGTACCCAGGTTGCGCTCCGGATCGCCAACGCGGCAGAGAAGAAGCGAGTCAAGAGCGTGACGATCGTCGTGCTAATCCTGGCGCTCTGTGGCCTTGTCAGCGCTGCCATCGGGAGCTCGGAGCCGTGGCTTACGACACTCTGCTTCATGCTCGCCGCTGCGTGTCTGTTCTTTGCGATGTGGTGCGCGTTATGAAGGACGAGAGCTTCGACAGCTTTCTGCGGGGCATGATCGTGGTCGGCTGCGTGGCGATGGGGGGTCTCCTCGTGTGGCTTGCGTGGGATCTGGGCGTTCGGCGAAATTGCTACGCTTCCCCCATGGGCGGCGTTCCGGTCGATCCCGTGGAATTCGAGGGGCACCCCTACGTCTGCGGCTGGACCGCGACCGGGTACACGTGCCGGAGAATGGAGTCGTGTCAGTGAAGGCGCACTTTCCAATGCAGGCGATCCTCGGTGAGCCGCGGAGCTACGACGAGGCCCTCAAGCTTCGGGCCGAGCTCATCGAAGAGGTCGATCGACTGCAGGACAGTCTCTCCGTGCGCTCCGATCTCGAGTGGCGCACCCAGGCGCTCGCCGAGCTCAGTCACAAGCGGTCACTCCTCCGGCAGCTCAAGGAGTGGCTCCGCCGGCACGACCCACAGAAGATGAGCGAGTGGGAGCTCCTGGCGAGGGCTCACAACCTCGTATCGCGGATTGGTGACGAACTGCGGGTTTCGACGGCGCCAGCGAGTTACCTTGAGGAAATGGACCAGCTCCTCGATGCTATCGAGCTCGTGGTGCCTGGACAGTATCTGAATAAGCAGCGATGAGCCGGAAAACTTGCCCCATGTGCAGCATGCACGACAGCCCGCTCGACGCGATGTCGCACGGCAAGAACCGCTGCAGCGCCTGCGGCCGCATCTTCGGCGCGCTGAAAGAAAGCGAGCTCATCGAGATGGATAAGATGCTCGAGAAGAGCGACCACGAGAACGACAACTGGACCGGCCAGCTGCCGCGACCGAGCGTTCTCCGGCGGCTCATCGGAGAAGTGCGCGCCCGGCGCGCGCTCGGCAGGGACTTGCATCTGGCCATCGAGCACTCTCACCGCACGGACATCGCGCCCGAGCACGTGCTCGACGACATCAAAGAAAAATCATGAGAGCTCTTGGTCTTGTGCCGGAATCTAGACAGGGCATGGGCCCCTATGCCAGGCTTTGCGGCGAGGTGTGCATCATGACTCGACTGAGACTCTTCATGGTCAGTGTCTGCTTGATTCTAGGGATCGGGATCCCCGCGCATGCGACCCACGAAGAGCCCCTCGCACGGTGGCTCTTCGAAACGGCGCGGGAATTGCCCCGCTCGCATGCTCCAGGGGAGACCGAAAGCGAGGAGCTTGCTCGGCTCGAGAGGCTGTCCCGTGGCTTTGCCCACGCGGTCGTACCGTACGCAGACGGTAAGGGCTGGACGGGAAGCGAGCTCGCGATGGCGATCCTCATCCTCACGAACGAAGAGACCAGGTTCGACGAAAGGATCCATGCCGGCACCGGCCACCCCGTCTGGAACGAGGACCGCGGCCTCGCCAAGTGTCTCGGTCAGATCCATGCGTCCAGGCTCGTACCGGAGGACGAGTGGAAGACCCTCTCGGGCACGGACGAGGAGAGCACGGCGAGGTGCGCGGACGCGACGGCGCGCGTCTGGGTCTCGGTCGCGAAGCAATGCGGCGTCTGGATCGGGCAGCGAGCGAGCCGGGAGCGCGTGGCGGCGACGTTCATGGGGTACGGGAGCGGAGGCAATTGTAAGCCCGACGATAGGGCGTGGGGCCGCGCGGACAAGTGGCTCACGCGGATGCAGAAGCGCCCGGACAAGTCGCCGGTGAAGGGGTTTCGGCGCGCGATGCCGAGCGAGATCCCGGAGCCGGCCCTGATCGAGGCGTCGACTCTCTTAAGCAGCGAGGACTTCAAGCTCGGCTACGTGCGGGCCATGCGACTCGGGGATCCCCCGCGCTCGTGGGCCTTCCGAGTCGAGCAGCATGCGGACGGCAAAGTCGGAGTGAGCGTACTCGTTGCAGAAAAGTAAACCGATGAATCCATTCAATATGACCGAGCGCCACGTGGCGGTCCTCCTCGTGCTCGTCTCTTGCAACGCGCGTGAGGCTCCAAGAAAGAGCCCGAGCGCGGTGCCGATGTCGCTGCCGTCCGCCGTGGCGGCGAGGGTGGGGGCGCCGGCGAGCGCTGCGGCGCGACCGCCGTCAGATTCGGGGTCGGACGCTGAGTTCGACCGGGCGTACGAAAGGAAGTGGAAAGCGATCGAGACCTGCGAGCACTACGGGTACGTGGCCGTGATGGGGTTTGGTCCGACCGTCGTCTGCTTGAAGAAAGAGGCGATCGCCTGGAGCATGGATCCGAAGTTTCCTCCGATCTCGGAGGGACTCAAGTGAGCGAGGGCGAGTTGACGCCTCCCTTGGTCCTCAAGGTGAGGCCGGCAGAAGGCGAGGACGTCTGGTGCACGTGCCTCTTCTGTGAGCTGCCGCGTCACGACGCGTCGCTTCGCCGGGTCGGCGAGCCCGTGGAGTACCTGGTGAGCCTGCCCGGCAACGCGCAGCACCGATGGTCCGGTCTGCATCGGAGCTGCTGGACGCGGCAGAGCAGTTATAACGAGCCGCGGCACCACGACGTGGAGGCGATGAAACAGAAGCTCCGGACGCCGCCCATGGGCGAGCGCTGGGAGACGGTGAAGGGCGTCACTTGGTTCCGGGAGCTCCAGGACGAGGTGAGCCGGTACGTGGACAGGCTCCGGCTGGACAATGACGACCTCCGGAGTGCGCTCGGAACCCTCGCCGTCGTGCTCGGGCGGAAGCTCGAGGAGCGTGACAATCGAATCCTGGATCTTACGGAGCCTCCCGAGCCTACGAAGGGGAGCGACCTTGTGCTGGACCCATGGGGTCACGTCCCCTGGAAGAGCGGTGAGTGGCGGTGGCCGGGAGGACCTATTGCTCTCGGAAACCTGGCCAAAGCGGTCCTCATTCGGGCTACGGATGTCGTGGATGCAATTTTGCGCGCCAAAGCGGGAGACACGCTGCTCAGCATGACCGAAGGGCTCTACGCCGTGCTACGGCAGGTGCGAGCCGAGTACAGCGACAAGCGACAAGGTCCCGCCACATGAACGACTGCGCAGAGCGCCTGCGTCGGGTCCACGCCTCGATCGGCCCCCCGAACGACGAAGAGCCGGACTCGTGTCTTCGCTGCCGGTGCCTGTTTCATCGGAAGGACGACTCGGATCAAGAGCCCGGATTCTGCAACACGTGCGCGCAGGACATCGCCGAGGCCTTTCACCACTGCGTGCCGGCGGTGCTCGCCGTGCTGGACGAGCACAGCGCTCAGGGGACGGCCGAGCTCCTCGCGCTCGTCGAGACGATCCCCCGGTGCTCCTGGTCGGGGTGCGTGAAGATCGGCACGAAGTGGATCGCCCGCCAGGTCGCCTACTGCGACGAGCACGGAGACGATCTCTCCCTTCGGGACACGCCGTGGGCCGAGTGGGCGAGAAAGCAGGGCCTATGAAGAAGACGGTCAAGGCGGACGTGATGAGCCGCGCCAGGGGATCTTTTCTCGGTCCGCCCGTCTCGGTAACTCGCGACGACGTCAAAGCGACCGTGCGCCTCCATCCCGCCGCCATGAACGCCCTCCTCGCTCCGAAACCGGTGAAAAAGCGATACTGGATCGCTGTCGCCGCCGTGGCGGTAGCGTTCCTGGTGGGGGCGGCCGCGGGGCGCCCGGCTCTCCGAGTGCCGAGCCTGCCGGCCCCGGTGAAGTGCACGCCTCTGCCGGTGACGCTCGTCGCGGCAGACCTGCCGCCGCCGGCGCCCGAGCGCGCGCTAGAACGACTCACGCGCGCGCCGGCGCGCCGCGATATCAAGCGCCCCCTCTTCCCTGTCGACCGGAAGGCGGCCCCGTGACCTTCGCGGACGCAAACGGCTTCCTCTCTTTTGCCTTGAACGTCGCCGGCAACATGATGCTTGCCTGGAAGTGGCGCTCGGGCTGGGTGATCCGCATCGTGGCCATCGTGAGCTGGGGCCTCTACGGCGTGCAGCTTGGGAGTAAGCCCATCATCCTGAACGCCGTCACGTTCTTCTGCATCAACTGCTACGGCTGGTGGAAGTGGCGGAAGGAAGAGCGAGAGAGGGCCAAAGAAGAAGAGTGGTTCGAGACGCAAAGGAGAGCGGCGTAGTGATCTACAGAAAGAAGACGAGTCTACGGCGCTACCTGTTTTCGTGGCAAGGGTACATGCGGTGCATCATCGACGCGGAAGACGCGAAGGATGCGATGGCCCTCTTCGAGAAGCGCAATCCAGTCGTGCTCGACTACGCCGTCAGCGCCGTGGCTCGCGAGGCGTGCTCTTGGTGCTACGGAGTGCCGGCTGGGAACGAAGATCCCTGCGCTCGCTGCGAGGGTAGCGGCATCGACCCTGAACCCCTCGGGGAACAATGAAAAACCGAGAAGTGGCCGATGTCTCGGCGGTGGGCTGCATCGCGGCCCTCAGGGCAGAGTTTCCGTCTCCGGCGTACGCGCTCTTCGAGCAGGTCGGTAACGGAGTCGGATGGACTCAACGGCGCTGGGCGGACGCGATCGTCATGGGGATCTGGCCGTCACGAGGTCTTTTGGTGCACGGCTTCGAGATCAAGGTCGACCGCGCCGACTGGAAGCGTGAGCTCAAAAACCCGAAGAAGGCGGAGGAGATCCAGTCGTTCTGCGACAGGTGGTGGATCGCTGCCCCGGCTGGGCTCATCGCGCCGGACGAGCTCCCCCCGACCTGGGGGCTCTACGAGGTGAGCGAGGCAAGGAAGGCGAAGATCGTCGTCAAGGCGCCGGAGCTCAGCCCGAAGCCGCTCACGAAGTCGTTCGTGGCGGCGATCCTCAGGCGGCACGGCGAGGCATTCGACGACCTTCTCCGCCGTGAGCGGAGCGAGGGCAAGGAAGAGGGGGCAAAGGACGGTCACGGAGAGCTCGCGCGGCGCATCGAGCGGCTCGAAGAGGAGCGAGACAGACTTCGCGAAAGGGTCGAAACCTTCCAGAAGAAGTCGGGCGTCATGATCGACACGTGGGCGCACGGAGACGTAGGCGAGGCCGTACGCGCTCTCACGAATCGCGCCTATCGGACGAGCGCCATCGCGACTCTCCGGGCCGAAGAGAGCGTTTACAAGCACCGGATGGCACACATCGCGGAGGACATCGAGGCCCTCGTCAAGATTTGTCCTCCGGAAGAGAAAGAGAGCGAGGCAGCAGAATGAAGCTTATCAGGCGTCTGCCGATGATCTGGGTAGTGTCGGCTCAGGTTGCATGCGTGCTTCACCACAAGGACCGCCGGCTTGTCATGTCGACCAACGAACGAGACGGCGACTGGCACGTCTTGGTGGTCGAGGGAGCCAATGAGGGGCCGGAAGGCTTTCTCGGAGATCACGGGCACGACTACGCCGGCAAGTTTCCCGACCTCCGTCGTGCTCAGGAGTACATGGAGACCTACGCGGCGCGCTGGCTGAAGAAGCAGGTGAAGATAGAGGCCTGCGCCTGCAAGGCTCTGCGGAATAAGAAGGCGCCGCGCAGTAAGCGCGTGGATCGCTCCTACAAGCTACTCGACAGAGCCAGGTAAAGCTTTAGCTGACTCGTCGTCTTCCTTCTGCGGTTTGAGGAATTCGAGGTGCCGCTTGAGCGGGCTCAAGTACGGCGGGTTTTTCCAGGGATAGAGCCACCACACGAGCCGCTCCAAAGCCATGGAGGCGTCTCTAGAATGAATCGACCACTGAAGCACGAGAGGAACGGCCATGTCGTTTCCTTTGATTGTGCCGGCGCGAATGCAGCCGACTGAGCTCTTGGTGATGGGCGCACCGGAACGTTTCTGCTTGAGGGTTGGGGCAGCCGTACACGACGCAGCGCCCGGAGCATTTGCGCGCGTAGTAGTCGGCCTTTCTTTTCTCCGGATCGATCATGTCAGGCGACGAAGCGGCGGATCCAGTCGGCCCAGCCGCCAGGACGAATCAGGCCGAGGAGGTTCTCCCGGTCGGCTTCGAGATCTTGGTAGCGCAGGCGAAACCACTCACAGGGCATGATGGTCGTCTCTGGGGCGTGCCCCCGAGACTTCGGGAGCACGATGCCGATGCCGAAGTCTGCCGGGATGACGTGCACGAACTCTCCTCTTGCGCGCAGGCGCGCGACCGCTTTCCAGACGTCGCCTGTCCATTGCCAGCCGGAGCGGTGCGGCACTTCCTGCATGGCCTCGGTGTGGGGGTTACAGTCGTGGAGCACGATGACCCCCTTCTGGGTGAGAAGAGGAAGCGCCGCTCTGACTTCTCGGTAGACCTGCTCGGCCTGGTGATCGCCGTCGATGAAGACGAGGTCGAATTTACCGACATTCGGAGCAATCTTTGCGAAGAAGAAGTCGGAGGTCTGGGGGATGAAGACCGTCGACGAAGTGACCCCGGAAAGCTGCGCCTTCGGATCGATGCCCCAGCGCTCGTCGATGTGCACCTTGCGCATGCTCTCTCCGTCGGAGACTCCGATCTCGAGGTAGCGCTTGGCACCGATCGTATCGGCGATGAGGTTCAGGACGTCGAAGCGCATGGGGGAGATGACCGTGCGGAGATCCTCCATACTGGTCGGGAGCGTCTCCGGCCTGTTCGACCAGTACGCCGGAGTCTTTCCGTCGAAGGGCTCCTTGAAGTTATTGACGTCGGGGTTTCCCCACCGGGGGCTGTCCGTGCCCCACTTGGTCACGAAATAGGAGTAGTTCCGGGAGCGACCTTCGGCGATGAGCGCGCGCTCCGACTCGGAGGCGCTCTTTGTCGTCGCCTCTCCGTCGTGCGTCGCCCCGGCCCAGCCTATGTCGTGAAACTCTACGCCCGCGCGCCGCATGCGGAGGAGGTAGTCGCAGTCCTCGTAGTAGGCCGGGTAAAAGTGCTCGTCGTAGTGGCCGACGCGACGCGTGCACTCGGGGCTCTGAGCGAAGAGTGCCCAGCCGCCGACCGCGCCGACGAAGAGAAAGCGCTGGGAAGCCTCGAAGAGCGACCGAAACGTCTCAGGGCCGAAGACGACGTCGTCATTCGAGATGGCGATGGTGTGGTCCCCCGCCATGTCGAGCAGGCGATTCCAGGAGGCGGCGACGCCGAGATTGATTCCCGGGCGCACGACTTCGACGTCGCGACCAGAGGACAGCGGCGGGCCAGGCAGGTAACCGCCGCCGTTGTCGATGACGATGTAGGACTCCGGCGCGATCGAACCGCGCTCGGCGCTTTCGATGAGCCGCCGGACGGAATCGTACTGGTTCAGGGTGGGGATGCCGAGCTTCATAGTGCGTCTTCTCCGAGTAAGCGGCCGATGTCCTCCCAGGAAAACTCGGCCCACCGCGCTTCACGTTCTTCGTGTCCGTACGTCACGATCGCGGTCTCTCCGAGCGAAAGGAGCCCGGCCACGTATTCGACGCCCGCGTGGTCAATCACGAAGGGAAGGCTACACCGAGAGAGCGAGCGCTCCCGGTCGAGCTCGACGAAGCGGTGCATGTAGACGCGCCGGTCGTCGAAGTGAGCGACCTCGTGCACGATGAACACGAGCCTGCCCCATGGAGAGATTTCGGGCGGCGCGCCGCCGCGCCAGGAGGCAGCTGAACGGCCTGGTGAGCGCCGGCTGGTCTCGCGCGCAACGCCGGTCACGACGTCTACCTCGAGCACGACGAGCGGATCGTAGCCGTAGAGCATGAAGACCTGCTCTCCGTTGGACCACGGGAGCCAATTCTTCTCGCAGTGCCCGGCCCGGGCGTAGGTGAGCGCGGTCAGATGCTCCACGCCGGCGGGACCGAGCTTACCGAGGACTACGCTCGGGATGAACAGATGGCGTGAGCCTGGCTTCGTCGGAGGATGAAAGCACGTTGCGGTAAACCATATTTGCTGACGGTGAGCGAAGAGTCGCACATCCTCGAGACCTCTGACGTGCGGCTCGGCTGCCCATCCGCCCGGCCACTCCGACGGAGTGAACTCTCGCAGATGGGTTGTCTCTGCGCGGACGGGATCCCAGACGAAGTTTACGTTGCGGGTGCGGACGATGCCGTCAGGATCCTTCGGCGCGAAGATGACGCCGCGCTCGTGGTGGTAGTTTACGAGATTCACGCTGACGAGGGGCGAGGAGCCGGGGCCAAGGTGGGCAATGGACGGATTTTTAGGTAGGTACCGCGTCTTGTTCTCTTCGGTCCCGAGAAACGGCCCCGGCGCGGACAGGAGCTCCTCCGGGATCGCGAACGTCCCCCTGCGCACAGCGAGGGGCGCGATGGGCTTTGCATAGAAGCTCGTGCAGCGAAGGATGTGGTTATGAAACTCCCTGGAGCCGGGCAGGCTCAGGAGCTTTGCGCACGCGAGCCGGCCCTCGTCCTTGTGCGGCGTGTAGTAGGCGGAGATCCCGAGATCTTCGAGCGGCATCTCCAGATGCGCGGTCGTCTCGACAAAGAGGCTCTCGGTCGAGACTGGGATCCGAAGCGCCTCTCTCGCGAAGAGCACCGCCAGGTTATTCGAGCCCCGCTCTCTGTAGAAGCGGGCGAGGTGCGCGACGGACTCGGCGCGCCCGGGTCTCTCCTCGAACGCCTGGTGCAAAAGTCGCGTGCCCTCTCGGTCGTGGCCGAGCCGGAGCTCGCAGAGGCCCATCTTGAAGAGCGAGTACCAGCACTCGTCGGCCCATCCGCCGCGACGCCGCCTCTCTTCATAGAGAGGAAGAGCCGCAGCGTAGTTACCGACATCGAAGTACGACTGGGCGAGGTAGAAGTAGTAGCGGACGTTGTCCGGCTCGGCTTTGAGCCCGTCGGTGAGCAGGCGTATGTCCCGTGCGGTCTTGTCGCCCTTGGCGCCGCCGTCGCCGACGTCTTCTATGTAGAGGGAGTCGAGGCGCTCAGGAGACGCATTGGGGGCCGGCGCCCAGTACTCGTGCGTCACGCCAATGGCCTCCCAGTTATGGGAAAGCCTGCAAAGCCGTGTGTTTAGCCAGGAGAGACTCGGGCTCCGCTGCTCGATCTGGTAGTAAACGGCGGAAAGAGCTTGCCGTTTGAAGGACGGCAGCACCCGAAGGACCATGTCCGCGTCGAGCAGGAGCATGTAGGTATGGTCAAGGTCCCAGGATTTTTCCTTGACCCAGCGCCGGGTCGCATTCGCGGCGCGGGTGCGGTTCCAGCCGAAGTTCTTCCAGGGATCGGTGACGACGATCCCTGGCACTTCGTGCCGCTTTCCGGCTAGCGCGATGCGCTCTTTGGTGTCGTCGGTCGAGCCGGTGTCCGAGATGACGAAGCCCTGCGCGATAGAGAGGGCGCTATCGAGGCACCGATCGATGACGCGGGACTCGTTCCGGACGATCATGGAGAGGACGAGCCGCACCTCCGGGTCACTCATGTGGCAGCCCCGTTTTATAGCCGAAGTCGGGGCCCCGATCCTCGGAGCTTCACACGGCATCGCCCCCAGGCTATCCTCGGAGTCATGTTCGGATCGCCCGCCGACGTTTTCGAGAACATCCCCGAAGAAGGATCTGGCGGAGGCAAGCCCGCGGCCGGCATGGGGGCGCCGAGTCCCGACGGACTAGGGGCTCACGCGGTGCCCGTAGGCTATCCCGATGGGATGGGCGCGTATGCGGAAGCGGTCGGCGGCAAAGTCGACTTCATAGAGCCACCCGACGCGTCTCCCGATGCCGCGCTCCGATCGGCGGGCATCACGTCGCTCGTCGCGGCGCTCTCGTTCGGGACGGGGCTTGCGCTCGGCGGAGCGTGGGGCGGCGTGTCCGGCATCATGCTCTCGGGCTCGCTCTTCAACATGTACCGCGCGCAGAAATGGTGGGGCTCTGCCGATCCGAGCGACAAGCACGAAGCGGTGGTCTCGGCGATCTTCGGCGCCATCGGCGTCGCTGCCGGCGGCTACACGGCATACAAGGCCTACAAAGCGAAGGCGTGAGCATGAGCGCGGCGCAACCTCAAACGTCGTTTGCGGGCATGGTCGATGCCCAGATGACGATCGCGAAACCGTACAAGCCCTTCGAGGGCTTCGAGTCGGTTTACCAGGGAGTGAGCGCTAGCGTACCGATTGCGATCCCCGCTGTCCGCGATCAGCGCGCCGGCAGCGTCGGCTTTTCTCCGGATCTCATGACGGGCATCGCGGTCCCGCAAGGCGCGCGAGTGCTGCTATGGATCCCGATGTGCTTCATCGCGGATCCGCAATCGATCGATCCGTTCCGGTTCTACAGCTACACGCTCGCGTGGCGCTTCAACAATCTCGGCGACTACCGAGCGCCGCCCTCGAAGAACCGTCTCGGCGGCGCGAGGCGGAAACCCTTCCATCTTGCTCGCCAGAGCCTCGGGCAGGCGGACACGACCTTTTCGACGCCGGCGCCGCGCACGATCTTGCCGGCGTCCTGGCATGTCGTTGCCTACGAAGATTCGGAGCCGACGACGGGCCCCGGCGAGAGCCGGCTCCGGATCGAGAAGATCACGCCTCAGCTCGACACGCTGACGGAGTTCATTCAGCCGCTGCTTCCTGACGGGCGGAGCGGCGTCATCCAGCAAGGCGTCTTCGATCCCGCAACGAGCGGCGGCGCACAGATGCCGGACTTCGTGCCGTTCTGGACGGACGCCGAGGGCGACGAGCTCTTCATGCTCGTGACTCGCCAAAATCCGAGCGGCAACTGGGACTTCACCGATCCGGCTTTGGATCTCGCTTTCTCGAACGTTTACGGAACTGGGAACGGAGCGCACCCGGTCTTTAGGGACGTAGGCATCTACGTCCAAACAGGAACGAACCCATGAGTAGGTACGGCACCGTTGCGCTCAATTCCGATGCGTCGCTCCTTACGAAGGTCGTAGAAAGCTCGATCGCAGCTGATCTCCAGTCCCTCGCGAACGCCGCTCTCGCCTCCATCCCGGGGACCTACGCCGTCATCGACATTTCCCTTGCGGGCGGTGGCGACGGCAATCCATTCACGGTGACGATCGAGGCAGGCCTCAAAACCGATCTCGTGGACGGTGGTTTTTCGACGGCGCCGACTGTCCTCTGTTACTCCGCAGCCGGCCCGGAGGAGCTTCTCGTCGCGCACGACGCCGTCGTGCCGGCGAGCGGCAACGTGGCCGATTCGCAGATGGCCGGATCGAGCGCGGGTCAGCTCTTCATGGGCATGCTCGTCATGGGCACGCCGACGATCGCGGGACCCACTGGCCCTACGGGCGTGACGGGTCCGACCGGCGCAACGGGCCCCACGGGTCCGACGGGCGTCGACGGCGCCGCCGCGAACACGGGCGCGACTGGCCCCACGGGAACGACGGGCCCGACGGGCGTTACCGGGCCGACGGGCGCGACGGGTCCAACGGGAGCCACGGGTCCTACCGGCCCGACGGGTCGCACGGGACCGACAGGCCCCACGGGAGCGACGGGACCGACTGGAGTTACGGGTCCGACGGGAGCGACGGGCCCAACAGGAGTGGACGGCGCAGCGAGTACGGTCACGGGACCGACGGGTGTTACTGGTCCGACAGGCCCCACGGGAGCGACGGGTGCAGCCGGCGCTGCTTCTACCGTCACGGGTCCAACCGGATCTACGGGTCCAACCGGACCGACGGGCGCAACCGGAGCTGCCTCGACGGTGACAGGCCCGACGGGCGCGACGGGACCGACTGGCGCAACGGGACCTACGGGCGTAACGGGCGTCACGGGTTCAACGGGCGCGACGGGTCCAACGGGCGCGACGGGTCCAACGGGAGCCACGGGCCCAACCGGCGCGACGGGAGTCACGGGCCCCACGGGTCAGACGGGGCCAACGGGCGTCACGGGTCCAACGGGCGCCGCAAGCACGGTGACGGGTCCGACGGGATCCGGAGCGACGTTCGTGCAGAGTCAGTTCGATTCTGTCGACGCTGACACCAACACGAACAGCACCGTCTTCACCGATCTCTTGAGCGCACCCATCACGACGACCATCGGATCTTTCCTCTTCGTGAGCTTCACGGCGTCGCCCTCATCGGTGCTCGGAGCATTCGCGGGAGACTTCCGGCTCGTCATCGACGGAACGCCGGTCGCCGGCGCTGCGGTGTTTCTGCCGGCCACCGATCAGCCGGAGTCGGCTGCGATCGTGTGGCGACAGAGCGGCGTCGGCGCGGGAGCTCACACGGTCGTCGTACAGTGGAGAGTGACGTCGGCGCTTCGAACGATACAGATCCGGCCCGTCACTGCTCCGAACAACGAGCACGGTAGCCTCTACGTGGCTGAGACGACTGTCTAACCGATGACATGACCATCCGAGATCGCACCGGAACATCTGGGCGCGGCACCGCGCGTGTCCCGCCCGGTTTCGGCGGCGGGACGGCGGGGACGGGTCCGACCGGAGCGACGGGACAGACGGGCGCGACGGGGCCGAGCGGCAGTACGGGCCCCACGGGCCAGAGCGGAGCCGCCACGAACACGGGCGCAACAGGCGCGACGGGGCCGACCGGGCCGAGCGGCCCCACGGGAACTCCGGGCGGCGCCGCGAACACGGGCGCGACCGGGCCCACGGGGCCAACGGACGGCCCGACTGGCCCCACGGGACCGACGGGCGCTACCGGTCCGACTGGCCCCACGGGATCTACGGGCCCGACGGGCATCGCGTCGAACCTGGTCGCCGTGACGGCGGCCGACACGACGCCTAATTATCTAGATCCGAAGGTCGCCGAGGGCTCGCTCATCACGACGACCGTGCTCAATCCCGGCGCGAACGAACAGCTCCAGATCGGCATCACGCCAAGCGGCACGAATGGCCAGGCCATCATCACGATCGGCGGCGTCCCGACGTGGTCCACGAACTTCCAGGCCGAGAATCTCTTCACGACCGGGAGCTACTACGCCGGCAGCGCCGTCACGAACGGCGAAGCCGCAGGCAGCGTCGTTTCCGTCCAGACGGGGTCTGCGACCGTGCGCGGAATCATTGCCGCGCAGCACTCGGCGGACACCGCGGCAGCGCGTTTCCTCGGGATGAAGAGCCGGGGCACGCGCGTCGCGCAAACGACGGTCGCCAATGGCGATAGCCTCGCGAGAGTCGTGTCCGCCGGATTCGACGGCGCGAACTATGTCGCGAGCTCGGAGATTTCATTCGAGGTGTCCGGTGCCGTCGCCGCGGGAAGCGTTCCTCAGAAGATCATCTTCCGGGCGTCCTCGAGCTCGCCGCCGACCGATCGGCTGACGATTTTTCCGAGCGGCACCTACAACGTGCAGGTTGCGAACGCCCTCGAGGTCGGAGAGGTGCTGGCGATTCACGGCAGCGGAGGCCTCGCCGCTCCGGTCGCAAGCACCGGAACGATCAGGCTCACGAAGGGCTGGATCCTCTATTACCGGAACGCGACGAACACGCTCGACGTGCAGGGCTTCGTCGCCGATGCCGCGACCAACAGCCTTCAGATCGGCGACGACGTGCATACGCCGACACTTCAGCTCCGCTGTGTGACGACATTCCAGGTCGACATCACCGGAACGGCGCGGCTCACGATAAACTCGACCAGGTCGGAGTTTACGCCGGCGGAGCTGTCGTTCATACGGACCGTCGCAAACCCGAACATCATTCAACAGGCGAGCCTCGGGCCTGCCGCGCAGCGGCTCTGGATACACGCGCAGTCGGTTACCGCGGGAGGGGCCGACGGGGACGGCGGCATTCTCCTCCTATCTGGTGGCGGCCCCGACGGAAACGGGCTCATGGGCGGTGTCAGGATGAGCTTGAATGTCGACGATACTTCGGCCGGAGCGCTGGCAATGGTCGAGGCCACCGAGGTCGCGCTCGACAGGCGAGTGCTTTCGCTCGTCAAGCTCTCGGGCGTGTCGACGACGGAGCTTCCGGCGAATACGGGCGACGGCATCATCTATGTCGCCAACGCTCAGACGAACCCGACTGCAGACGCCGTGAACGGCTATATTCAGTACTCGACTGGAGGCCTACCGGCCTGGCGCTTCAACGGCATCAATCTTCGCCTGAACGGCACGAGCACGACCGCGAACGCGGGCGCTGGGGCTGCCGTGCCGGCAACGGTGGACCGGTTTTTGGATATCAACATCGGCGGGACCCAGTTGAAGGTCCCGGCGTTCGCGGCATGAGGAAGTGAAAAAGGAGAGAGCATGAAGAAGGTTCGACTGCCGAAGAAGGTGGTGCCCATTGGCAACAAGGCCTACTCGGCCGAGGATGTACTCGAAGAAGTGGTGCTGACGAGGCCGTTCTGGAGGCGGATTGGAAACGTGAAGGTCGCGCTCTCCATCTCGGACAAGCTGGCGTGTCCGGGTGACAAGATCTTCACCGACATGGAGCACGACATGCTCGTGAAGGATGCGAGCATGCAGGACGCGGGGGGGATCGCTCCCCCTTCCATGAATCGCTTCTATCTGGAAGTGCTAGCCGCTCTCTACGACGCCGAAGAGGTCGTCGAGGACCGGGAGGCGCGGCACGCGGCGGAGTAGAAGGCCCGGAGAAGTTCTGGTAGTCTATTTTAACGGAGAATAAATGTCGCGATACGGCAGTGTCACAATCGCCTCAGCGGCCTCGCTCCGGAGCGCTGTCGTCGAAAATTCCGATCCGGACGCGCTCGAGACTCTCGTAAACGACGAGATCGCGGCCCTGCCGTCGGGCTACGTCGTGACGGCGCTGACGCTTGCGGGCGCTGGCGACGGGAGCGCGTTCACGGTGACGATCGAGTCGGGACTCGCGGCGGACGTCACGGGCGGCTTCGAGGATCCGCCGTCGGTGAGGTGCTACCTCGCCTCGAGCGCCGAAGAGCTTCTTATTCGAGAAAACGCGGTCCGGCCGACCACTGGGACCGTATGCGACGTGCAGCTCGCCGGCTCGAGTAAGGGCCAGCGCTTCATGGGCATGTTCGTAGTGGGCGTCGTCCTCGGCGAGGGCGGAGGACTGACGGGTCCGACCGGCACGACAGGACCAACGGGAGCGACGGGCCCGACGGGCGTCGCCGGCGCTGCCACGAACACGGGCGCGACGGGTCCTACGGGCGCAACGGGCGCAACAGGCGCGACTGGCTCAACGGGCGCGACTGGCTCTCCTGGTGGCGCATCGAACACGGGCGCGACGGGTCCTACGGGTCCTACGGGCGCAACGGGTCCTACGGGAGCGACGGGCGCGGACTCGACGGTGACGGGTCCCACGGGATCGACTGGAGCGACGGGCGAAACGGGCGCGACGGGCGCTCCGGGAACGGCCTCCGGGACTGGCGCTACGGGACCGACCGGACCGACGGGCACGACGGGTCCTACCGGCGCAGATGGCGCTGCTACGAATACCGGCGCGACGGGGCCGACGGGCCCGACCGGCACAGCGGGCACTGACTCCACGGTGACGGGCCCTACGGGCGCCACGGGTCCGACCGGTGCGACGGGTCCGACGGGCACAGCTGGCGCAGCCTCCACGGTGACGGGTCCTACGGGCGCCACGGGTCCGACCGGTGCGACGGGTCCGACGGGCGCTACGGGGCCAACCGGAACGACGGGTCCGACGGGGACCATGTCCGGGCTGTTTTTCAACAACGGCTACCGTAACCAATCCTCCATGGCCATCCCGAACGTCGTGGGGCGCCCGCGCCTCTCCCCGCTCGTCGCCGAAGGCCTCAACGTGATGCCTTTCGACATCACCGCCAACAGCGTCTACTACGACCTCTCGATTAACGGCGCGACTGCAAACGTCACCAACGCCGCCACGTACTCGTTCTCTTGCGCCTTCTACACCGTCAGCGCCGACTCTCTCATTCTGGTGAACTCGGGCTCGACGAGCTTCGCCTGGGCGGCCGACGCCAATGCAAGTCTTTCTGTCATCGGCCAGCGTTACGTCTCGTTCGTGTCGTCGCAGTTTTCGTCCCTGCCCGTCTTTTCGCAGGGCGTCGAGTACTACCAGGCGTTCAACTACTCGAGCGCGGGCGCTTCGACGCTCTCTGTGTTCAACATCATGGGCTTCGCCGGGTACACGACCAACGCAACGCAGCGTTCTGGATCGTTCGGCGGTAGCGGAAATACCGCCGCGACGACCGCAGGGTTCATTCCGTTCTTGGGCGGCTACTCGACGACGACTGCGACCCCGCCCGGGACCATCGCCAACAGCGAGGTCAGGAAAACATCCGTCGTGGACTTTTTGATGCCGCACGTCATCTTCAACAACAACCCGAGTCTCTCGGCGTTCTGATGCTGATCGACGTCCAAGCGGCCGCTGAAAAAGACAGGATGCTCGGCTTCGAGCGCGTCGAGCTCTTGCCGGGGAGCACGTTTCGGGACTCTTCGACGATTATCGTCGTGCCGACGCGCGGCAAGATCCATTTCCGTGTCGTCAATGCTTGGGAGAGTCTCATCCAGCCGATGAATCAACGGCGAGCGAAGATCTATGCGGTCGGCGACGAAGTAGGCCACGCTTACAACAGGATGATCGAGGAAATTCTCAAAAACGAGATGTTCTCGAGCTACAAGTACGTGCTGACGCTCGAGGACGACAACCTTCCGCCTCCCGACGCGCACATCCAGCTCTTGCAGTCGATCGATGTCGGCCCCTTTGCCGCTATTTCGGGCATCTACTTCACCAAGGGCGCCTACAACATGCCGCAGGCCTACGGTAACCCGCGGGACTTCGAAAAAACGGGCGTCTGCACGTTCGAGCCGCGTAACGTCGTCGACGCAATGCGCGGCGGCAACATCATCGAGGTGAACGGCATCGGGATGGGTTGCGCCCTCTGGCGCATGGACACGTTTCGGAAGATCCCCCCGCCGTGGTTCGTGACGGTGAACAATGTTTTCCCTGAAAAACGAGGCGTCGAGATGAAGACCCAGGACCTCTACTTCTGCGAGCGGATGCGGCTCGCCGGAATGCGCATCGCCGTCGACACGCGCGTTCGTGTCGGTCACCTCGACGTGGAGACCGGCGTTGTCTACTGAACCCGTACTTTACGAGCCGACGCCGGGGCTCCGGCTCGACTTCGGCTGCGGAGGCGCACCTAAGGAGGGATTCGAGGGTGTCGACATACGTCCGGGCTGCGGGACTCACCACGTGGATCTCATGTGCTTTCCGCTTCCCTGGAAGACGTCGAGCGTCGACGAGATCAATGCGACGCACTTCGTCGAGCATATTCCCGCGAGGTTCATCGAGCGCGGCGACGATCCGAGTGGAGAGTTCGTGGGGCGAGACTACTTCCTCGCGTTCTTCGACGAGTGCTATCGCATTCTCGTCCCTGGCGGGAAGATGGAAGTGCAAGTGCCCTGCGCGCGGAGCGACCGCGCCTTTCAGGACCCGACCCACCGCCGCTTCATCAACCAGCAGACCTTCGCCTACCTGAACGCCAAGAACCGGCAGGAGATGGGCGTCGGGCACTACCCCGTCTCGTGCGACTTCGACTACGTCGTCATCCCCATCGGCATCACCGAGTTCGCGCTCTACGCCGACGAGGTGCGTGCCCGCCGCTTCAACGACCACTGGAACGCGGTGCTCGATCTCTCGGCGACTCTGACGTCTCGAAAGAAGGACCGGTGATCCGGAGCGCCCCCGCGGCGGGCGGCTTTCTGATAGGCTCTTGACATGTCGCGGTACGGTAGCGTCGAGATTGTTTCGGGTACGTCGCTCCTCAGTGCCGTGGTCGAGAACGGGGATCCGGACGCACTCGAGTCTTTCGTGAATGCCGAAATCGCGGCGCTGCCCGCGGGCTACGTCGTGACGGCGCTGACACTTGCGGGCGCCGGTGACGGCAGCGCCTTCACGGTGACGATCGAGTCTGGACTCGCGGCGGACGTGACGGGAGGGTTCGAGGATCCGCCGACCGTCAAGTGCTACCTCGCCTCGAGCGCCGAGGAGCTTCTCGTGCGTCAGAATGCCGTGAGGCCACTCACGGGCACCGTGTGCGACGTGCAGATCGCCGGAGCGAGCAAGGGCCAGCGCTTCATGGGGATGTTCGTCGTCGGCGTCGTCATCGGCGAGGGCGGCGGCCTCACGGGTCCGACCGGCACGACGGGACCGACCGGTCAGACGGGCGAAACAGGCGCGGCGAGCACGGTCACGGGACCTACCGGAGCCACGGGCCCGACCGGCCCGACCGGCCCGACCGGCGCAACGGGCACGCCGGGATCGGCGACGGCCACTGGCTCGACAGGGCCGACCGGTCCCTCAGGCGGCCCAACGGGCAGTACCGGCTCGACGGGACCGACGGGAGTCACCGGACCGACGGGAGCCGCGAGCACGACCACGGGCCCAACGGGCCCAGGAGCTCCGAATTTTACCGATCCGTTCACGTCGAATAGCGCGACCTCGAACCTCATCCGGAACATCGCCCTCACCGACGACGCCATCACGCGCATCGTGGTCTTCATTACCGCTCGAGACGAGACGACCAACTGGTACGAGCGAAAGAGCGCCACGCAGTGGACGCGGTCGAGCGGAGGCAACGCAACCCAGCTCGGCGGAGACGACGGCCCGGTGTCGGTCGACAACATCGGTGTGACGGGTTTCAGCATCGTCGGCAACGGCACGGGCGTAGACATCATGTACGGCGGCTCGAACCTCGTCGATACCCGCGGAGTAGCGGAGATCTTCATCGACACCGTTCCGGTCGCCGTGGCGTGAGGCCCGCGATGCTCGCGACCCTAGACCAGGAGCTACGGAGCCCGAAACTCCGAGACCTCGACCGGGCGCTTCGCGCGCCCCGGCACGCTCCGCGCCACGCTCCGCGCGGCGTCCGGTGCGGGGGCATCGGCCGAAGCTGCCTCGGGGTCAATACATTCTCGGTCGACTCGTCGCCGCTGTCACCGAGCGCGATCACGAGCGCGACGCTTCGCTTCTGGTACGACCAGAGCTCGTACACCATCGGCGGGACGCCCGTAGCAGGCGGCACCTCGCCACCCGTGGTCACGTTCACGGGAACGCTCAAGCAGCCGCTCGGGATCTTGGTCACTACCAGTGACGGTGCGCGCGGCGTCGCAACGTACAGCGTGTGGCTCAACAACGGAGTGGGGCCCGCATATCAAACCGGCACCACCGCAGCGACGGTGCTCATCAGCGGCACGGGCATCACGATCAACTTTCCGTCCGGCACGTATCACGCAAACAACACCTACAAGGCCATCGCAAGCGTCGTCGTCGACAAGGTCGTGCCAGCCACGAACGATCTCGCGAACGTCACAGCCGGGCAGCGCCCGCAGATCATCGTCGCCGGGCCCGGTGGCCTTCAGACGATGCGGTACAACGGGACGAGCGACCGGCACTTCAACACGACCTCGGGCGTGTGGAATACGGTCTTCGGCGGATTGAACTCACCGTTCACGGTGATTTGGATCGGCGGCATCGTCATCAATCAGGTCGGCACCACAGCGTTTTGGTGCGCCGGCAACACGACGGACGCAAACCTCCCGAACGTCACGCTGAAGAAAAATGGCGTGAACAGCTATCAGATCACTCGCCGTGCGACGGCGGGCGTGATCTCGACCATCGATTCGCTCGCTTTCCCGAACGTCGGGCCGAAGGTCATCATCTGGCGGTTCGACGGCGTCGAGTCGCGCCTGCGTGTGAACGGCCTGGACATCATCGGCGGCGAGAGCATGGTCCCTGGCACGAACTCGATCGCCAATAGTCTCACCCTGAACCAGATGTGCGTCTCGGCGATCAAGACGACGGCGACGGGAAACTTCGCGAACAACGACATGAGCGAGTTCGTGGGGTTTCAGGGCGCCGTGGCCGACGACGAGCTCTTTCGCCTGGAGAACTACTTTCTGAATTGAGCCCACCAATGGCGAGATACGCGATCAATCGACGCTACTACACGGACGCGGTGTTCATGGCGTCGTGCTGGGCGGGGTGCTTCATCAATTCGACGAACTTCGTCGCTCCCGGATCCGAGATCATGGTCATCGACGGGGATCCGGATTCGATCGGCTACCAGCGCAAATACGGCCACAGGCAGGCAATCCGCGCCGACGGAACTCCCTACTGGCACATGTGGAACAGCGGCGACGATCCGACGGAGCAAGCCAATTGCGACGCGATGCTGAAGTCCTTGAGTGACGGCGGCGTGGGCGTCATCGAATTCTTCTGGTTTCCGACGGCCGCGCTTTGGGCCGCGAGTCCCCCTCCTGGGGGTCTCGTAATCAGCGACGCCTTCCATGTCATCGAGCGCTATCTCGCAAGCCCGTACAAGCCTCGAATCAAGTGGCACTTGCTCATCGAGCAGCTCGCGATGGCGACGGACGCCGATCAGCCGGTCCCCGGGCGTCTTCGGGGTGGAAACTTTGCCAACTTTACGACGTTCGTGGCAAGCCTCGGGCCGCTCATGAGCGACGACCAGCACTTCAAGGTCGGTGGCAAGCCCGTGATCACGCTCTACGACGATAACTCTGGCCTGAACGGCGTCTGGGACGTGACCCACAAGAACGCCATCGTTACCGAGTGCCAGGACACGCTCGGCGTCGATCCGTACCTGGTGCAAGGAAACTGGCAGTCCCCGCAGGTGACGGCGCTCGGGACCAACGCCGTCAGCGCGTACGCCGGCATCATCCAGTCGCCGACCGCGGCGCCCAATACGTACGCGTGGGTCCTCGCGGGCGATCGCGTCTACAGGCAAATGACGGGCGTCACGGTGTATTCGTTCAAGACCATCGCGCAATCGATCGATTCGCGGCCGTGGCACGGCGACGTCGGTAACTGGACGGATATTCCGATTCGTACCGAGTGGGAACAGAACCTCAGAACGGCCATGCAGCAAGCCGCGCTCGACGGCGGCCCCCACGTCGTCTACCTCTATTCAACGGGAGAGGTCGGCGAGGCCGGAGCCTTTTTGCCGACGGCGCAGCTCGTCGCAAGGAGCGAAGCGACCGTGAACCCGCTCGGCATCTACCTCGACGTCCTTCGCGACATCCGCTCGAACGTCTACAGGAGGCAGTACTGGGATCAGTATCACGGCTGGTCCTTCAACGTGGACGTGGTGCGGGTCGGTGCCTGGAGCCTCATCAAAGATCAGGTCGGCATTGCCGATCCGACCACGGGCTCCTTCCAGTACTCGTCCGCCCGTAGCTCCACGAACGGCAATACCTGGAAGCTTGCGCCGGCGCGGGCGACGACGCGATTCATGATCTTCGGGACCATGGGCCCCACCTACGGCTCGGTGGAGTTCTCGCTCGACGGCGGCGCGTACGGCGCGCCGGTTTCTCTCGTCAGCGTCTCCGACATCTACAATCAGCTTCTTTACGACTCGGGTCCGCTCTCGCCGGGACTCCACAACGTCACGCTTCGGGTGACGGGGAAGGTCGACGTTTCCGAGGGCCGCAGCTACGTTTCCCGGTGAGCGGAAACGCCGCACTTTCGGCCGAGTAGAGTGTAGTGTATAAATTAGGCAGGAGCTTTTAAGCCCCCGAGCGAGCGACAAAGGAGAGACCCGATGAGCGTGTTTCGTGGACAGAGAGATCCCGGGGTCGACTATTTCGACGACTACACCGGCGGCACCAACGATGACGGCGGAGTCTTCGAGGGCGGCGGCATCAAAGACTACGAGACCCTCAGGGAGAGCGTGGGTCCGGATGGAGTCAAGATCCGGATCAACTGCCGCAAATGCAACAAGGGCCACGACCTCACGCTCGAGTGGCAGGAGCTTTTCGTCGTCGGGAGCAACGGTCCCGGTAAAAGCATGCTTCCGCCGACCGGCTGGCAGTACAGCGAGAACAACGGAACGCTCTACCCAGCGAGCGTTTACTGCAGCAAGTGCCGCGAGCCGCTCTGCCCGCAAGTGACGCCGGACGAAGCGCGCCAGCGCGTAAACGACGCCATCAGTCGAAACCTCATCCCCATGGGCCAGGCCAAGGCATGGGCCGACGAGGTCGGCGCCTGGAGGGCCCGGAACGGCTGAGCGTTGCCGAAGTCTGCGTGTCCACCAATCCGGAGCGAGCTCACGCTCGACGAGGCCCGGGCCGTCATAGATCCGTACTTCACGGTCGTCCGGGACATCTTCGCCCGTGGCGCACCGCGCGCGAAGAAGACGACGCTCGAAATCGCCCGGTGGGCCCACGACGCTCCCCGGCACTTCGCAGCGACCGAGGACACGGGCCGGCGCATCGTGGTCGCTCCCGAGTTTGCCGAGCTCCCCGAGGGGACGCTCCTCGCCATCTTGAGTCATGAGTTCGGGCACGCGGTCGATTTCCTCTACCCGGGCATGTACATGGTCGTCGACGACGGCGAGCTCGTGACCATGCCGGAAGTCCCAGACCAGGAGCTCGATCAGAGAGGGCTCGAAGCTGTGCTCGCGAGAGATAGGTTTTGGAGGAAGCGGGACAAGGACACGGTCGAGCGGACGGCGGACGCCATCGCCGAGCACTTCACGGGTAAGACCATCGGCTACTCGGGGCCCTGCGAGCTCCAATCGTTCGAGAGGGGCGTAAGGCCCCGGAGATTGGGGCTCCGGTGAACTGTTTGACGAGCTAAGTCGCGGTCGGTAGACTTTTCTCTCCGATGGTTAGCGAGCCCATCGCTTGGAAGGAAGAGGGCGTCTGGACGGCCAGCTGCCGAGGTGTGTCTGGCGTCTACGGTCTTGGCGAGACCAAGTCCCAAGCGGTTTCTGATCTGAGGGACGCTCTCCGGGAGCTTGCGGATTATCTGGACGAAATTGGGGAGCGAGCCCCGTGGCGCTCGTCCCGCCGGTGAGCGACACCGCGGAACGCTATCGCCGGCTTCTCCGGGCGCTTCTGAAAGCCAGGGAGGAAGCGGGCGGCTCGCTCTCCGGATCGGAAGAGAGCCGCTACATCGAAGAGCTCGACAGCCTGTGGGAGGCGCTCTCGCCAGCTGAGCAGGCCGAGCTCGACAGAGAGCTCACTTCTTGAGGAGCAGGATGAGGGTCACGCCGATGACGGCGAGGAGCAAGACGAGCACGATCGTGACGCCCGAGACACCAAGCAGCTTGAACTTCATCCCTCCCGGCCCCGTCACCTCGAACTTCGTCCAGCCCCGAATCTTACTGTCCTTGGCTTTGGCCCGGAGGCTATCGATATCCCGATCGAGCTTCTGGATCTCCGTGCGGCTCGGGCGTTCCTCGATCTTGTCCTCGATATTGGAGAGGCGAGTCTTCACGTCGGCGAAGTCGTCTTTGATGCCTTCCAGTAGCCCTCGGATCATGCCGAGGTCGCCCATGATTGTTCCTCTCTCATCGTCGACCTTGTCGCGCCAGCGCTCGAGAGCATCGAGCCGGAGTCGTTCCACGCGATCTCCCTCAGGGACCATCGGCTAGCTCCATCCTGACACGCTCGGAGAGGGCCTCGACCCGGAGCCTTTGCATGTTGAGCTCCCTGCGCTGCTCGTTCAGCTCGTCGAAAAACGCGTGCATCATGCCAAGCATCTTGTCGACCTTGCCCTCGAGCCGCGCAAACGCGGCCATGAGAGGGTCGTGATTCTCGGGCTTGGTAGGGGCTTCCTTGTCGGTCTTGGGCACCGTCTTTCCGTTCTCGGACAACTACCAGGGCCAGGGAAACCTGACTTGATTCATGGCGCGCCGCCGCGCTTCGCAGGGCGTGCAGGGGGCTTTGCCCATCGCGCGCGCGATGGGTTTGGCGACTGCCGCGAAAGCGTCGCCGGCGCCGAGGTAGCCTTCGCCTGCGGTGTGCTCGCGGTGCTGGTACGCGAAGGCGTGCGCCTCGCGGTGATCCATGCCGTGGCCTTCTTCTCCGCAGACCTCGCAGGTCATGTAGAAGCCGCCGCTTCGGGACGGGTGGACCAGGATCCAGGGGAGCTCAGGCGAGAAACGCTGCGCCATCGGGGATCTGCGTAGAGCCTACCAAGCCTTGCGGGAAGCGCCTAGTTCCGGCATGATCGAGAGATGAGTACTGCGCCCTATGTGCTCGGAGCGATTGCCGGCGTCGCGATCGTCAAAACGTTTTTTCGGCCGTTTCGAGCCGTAGTGAAAGAGGGCAGTGTGGAGTCCTGTCCCAGTACCCGCCGGGGTAGCGTGTGCGATCCAAGTCTCGTGATTAGTACCCCACAGGGTAGCCCTGTGTACTCGACAGTGGGAGGACGCGTCGCGGCAGTCGGCGATAGCTTCGTCGTCGTCGGATCTCTCTACGAGCCGGTCTTCGTGATGATGGACGGCGTCGTGCCGGGTGACGTCGAAGAGGGGCAGTACGTCGGCCGCGGGCAGAAGCTCGGCGAGTCGACGGGCCGCGTCTACTTCAGCGTCACGGAATTTTTGCCGGGTGGAGCAATGGCGAGCGTGGATCCGTCGTCGTGGCTCGCGAGCCGCGGTCAGAAGATCGCCTACAAGAATACCGATCCTGGATCGACTTGGTGCGAGGGCGGCCGGCACATCGAGGTGCCTCAATCAGCGGGCCGCGCCTGCGATCTTCACGAGCCGGACAAGGGCGGCTTCGCGCTTCTGCCGGTGAGCGTGAGCGTCGACAGGTAAAAACTCCAATGCTCAAGCCTGCTCCGAGCGAATGGCGGCTGCTCCAGCAGGGCATGGTCGGCCACGACGTGGCCGCGTGGCAGGCGGTCCAGCGCTACGAAAAGCGCCCCGAGCCGTGGGGATACTCCTGGCCCATCACGGTCGATGGCGGCTTCGGCGCGGTCACGAAGGAAGCGACAAAAGAGTTTCAGAGGCGGCGAAAGCTCGAGCCTGACGGAGTCGTTGGCCCGAAGACCCGCGCGTTCATTGACCCGACGCTCTTCATCGATCCGTCGCCGCCTCCGGATACGGGTTTGCCTCCGATCAAGGACGTGCCTGCCAAGTACTGGCGCTGGGCGAATCGCCCCTCGATCGACGCCATCGTGGTCCACTCGGCAGAGACCGGAGAGGGCCTCTCGAGTGCCGAGGCGATCGGAACGTACTTCCAGCTTGGACCGAAGAAGCCCGCGAGCGCGCACCTCGTCGTCGACGTCGACAGCATCATCCGCTGCGTGCCCGACGAGCACATCGCCTACCACGCGCCGCCAAACGAATGGACGATCGGCATCGAGCAGGCCGGATACGCGAAGCAGACCAGGGACGAGTGGCTCGATCCCTACGGCCAGAGCATGCTGCGGCTCGTCGCGCGCCTCATAGCCTTCGAGGCGAAGAAGTGGGACGTCCCGCTCGTGTGGCTCACTCCGGGTACGCTCCGAGCCGGCGGCCGAGGGCTCTGCACGCATAACGACGTCCGGCTAGCGTTTCATCAGACGACGCATACAGATCCTGGCCTGAACTACCCGAAGGACGTGGTGCTCCTATGGGCGAAGGAGGCGACGTGAGCCGGGAGAAGCGCACGAGGAAAGCCAGGATGAAGGCGCGCCAAGCACGTCGCTTCGACAAGGTGATCGCGCGCGCCGCGGCGATGCTCGTCGAGTTCGAAGAGCGCGCGAGGTTCCGGAGAGAACTCTACGCGAGCGATCTGCCGGAAGCGGCGAAGTCCACCCTGGGGTTCTTGGTGGATCCGGTTGGGGCTGTCGCCGATGCTGCGATGAAGATAGCCATTAGAGGTGACGAATGAAGCCGAACGCCCACGGCTACCACGTCTGGGAAATGGGGATCCGGGACCGCCGAAGCCCCGTCCGCCAGGTGAATCGAAAGCCTCTCGAGCTCAAGGCTGCGAAAGACCTCGCGCGCATCGGCGCGACGGAAGGCAAACACGATCGCGCCGTGACCACGAATCCTAAGTCGCGGCAGGGCTTCCGCATCGTCGCGCAGTACGAGGCCAGGACCGGCGAGAACGTCACTGCCGAAGTCTACCGAGGAAGGCCGCGGCGGAAGAAAGAGGAGTACGAGGAGAACCCCGCTCCAGTCCCGCAGGAGCCGAACCCCCCGGAGCTCTCGGCGGAGCCAGAGCCTGCCTTCGAATGAACCCCGATCTCACGCCGTGGATGAGCGACAAGCTCGACGAGCTCCTCCGCTTCGCGGCTCGGAGCGGCGTCTCAGCCCACGTCGTCTCGACAAGGCGGAGCTGCGCCGAGCAGAACGCCATCTACGAGTCGGCGCCAGGAGTCGCGACGCAGGCGCGAGGCTGCATCTCCTGGCACGTCTGGGGACGCGCCGCGGACCTGCACATCGACGGGCTTTCCGACGGCTACGCGATTCTCGGCGAGTACTGGAAGAAGATGGGCGGGGTCTGGGGCGGCGACTGGGGCTGGGATCCGGGTCACTTCGAGTGGCATCCGGGGCTCAAGATTTCCGACGTGTGCACGGGTGACGCTGACTGCCCCGATCCAGACCTGCCGTGGCCGGAGGACAGACCGTTTCTAGCGAGGCCCGGCGTGCGGGCTTTCTTCGGGGTCGGTTTGGCTAGCATCGGCGTGGTACTAGCCCGCCGCGTCCTGTCCAGGTAGTCTGTCTCTGTCCCGGTAGAGCCAACGCCGCCGGGACCCCAACCCGAGGAAACCACCCATGTCGTTTTCGGATCTCTATCTCTCTCGCACGAGCGGCGTCCCTGACTACTTCATTCGGAGCGCTCAGGCGGCCGATGCGGAGGAAATGGCCCGCGTCGTCGCCCTTCACCTTGCCGAGATCGTGGCCATGAACGCCGCCATCCAGGGCGATGAGAACAAGTTCACGCCGGTGGACGCTTCTCTCGCTGCTGCAGGCGACGGGCATACGTTCATATTCACGGTGTACTTCACCCGCGCGAGCATCGCAGCCGTCCAGAACCTGCTCGTCGGCGAGTCGTCGGCTCTGCCGCTCTCGCCCGCGGCAGTATTTCTCGACCCGGCACTCTTCCTCACGAAGTTCGCGGTCGCGGCCGAGCAGGACGCGGTCGACGCCGCCCTGAACAAGGCCGTGAGCGACATCCTGGACGCCGCTGCGGGAACGCCTGGTGGCGACGCAACGGTGCTCTGTAACTTCGTCGCCGTCGCTGGCAGCGCGAAGGGTCAACGCTTCATGGTCGCCGTTACGGGACTCGTCCCGCCGCCGCAGATAACCTGACCGAGAGCCCCGAGTTGTTTTTACACGCAGCACTTCCCGCGAGCGCGTACGTCCGGGCCGACTTCATTCAAGGAAGCGACCCGGAGCAGCTGGAACGCGCCTTCGAGCAGAAACTCCAGGCGCTCATCGCCGAGAACGACGAGCGTGCGAAGGCGACCGGAAAGTGGCGGCTCGGCGTTGCCGCCATCGGGATCTCGAGCGCCGCTAGCGGGGTCGTCCTGCACCTCCTCCTGTCTGACAAGGTGGAGAGCGGCGACTCGGGCTGGCCTCCCGCGGCCCTTCCGGCCGTCGTCGCGAAATTCTGGATGGCGGCGGACGCCGAGAGTCTCGACGACTACCAGGAGGCGGCGATTCGCGCCGCACGCGGTGACGGATCGCTCCGGCGCCTCGCAATGGGCGCGGCGGGCGCCGGCTGGGGTATCATGGCATTTCTAGCAGGAGAACGTTTTACAGATCGAGGGACAAACACATGACGCAATTTGGAACAGTTGGTGGCAACGCGGACACGGAAACCTTTTTTCTCGAGGCCGCAGATCCAGAAGAGCTCGAAGCCCTCGTGAACGCCGCCCTCCTCGCGGTGGACGGTAACTCGAGGGTCACTAGCTCGATCTCTCTGGCTGGGTCGGGAGACGGCCACAGCTTCACCGTGCTCCTCGAGACGGCGCCTCTCGACGACGTGAACGGCGGGCTCATCGGAGCGATCAACGGCATCTCGGGCACCTTGGTGCGGTGCTACCTCGGGAGCGACCCGGAAGCGCTCGCGCGCGCGAAGACCGCCGCGGGCGTGCCGCCGCCGGCGGGAGGCCTGGTGCCATTCGGGGTGGTGGACGAGCAGGTCGCCGGCGCCGCCAAGGGCCAGCGCGTGATGGGCCTCACCGTATTCGGGGCGTCGTCCGTGCCGCTCGGCGGCAATGACGTTCGACTCCTCGCCGTCGCGACCACGCTCCAGGCGCTCGGTGCGGGAGAGACCATCCTGGCGTTCGACGCGCTCAGTATGGGCACGCGGTTCACGCTGGCCTCTCCGCAAGAGATCCTCTACACGGGCACGAGCGCGATCTTCGCTGAGATTGAAGCGAGCATCACCGTGGGCCTCACGGCGGATGGAGATTTCACTGCCGAGATCGTGACCGATCCGCTCGGGACGCCGAGCGTGGTCGCGTCGACCAAGGGTCACGTCGCTGCCGGCGAGTTCGACAACGTGTCGGTCCTGGGCTTCGTCGTCCTCGAGCCTCAGGTGATCGCGTCGACGAAGCTCGGTCTCCGCATCACTTCGGCTGCCGGCTCTGTGCTCTCGGCTTCTCTCCGCGCTTCGGCCTGAGCGAGCCCATGAAGTACGGATCAGTCGCGGTCTCGGCGGCGTCGTCGCTCATCACGCGCATCGTCGAGAGCTCGCTTCCGGATGATCTCACCCTCCGCGTGAACGACGCCATCGGCGCTCTGCCGGACGGCTACGTCGTCGTGGGTCTCACGCTCGCGGGCGGCGGACAGGGACCGAGCTTCGTCGTCGAAATAGACGCGGGCCTTCTCGCCGACACGACCGGAGGCTTTCAGTCGGAGCCGCCCGTGGTCACGTGCTTTCTCGCGAGCGAGTCCGAAGCCCTGCTGATTGCTCGGCTCGCCGCAAGCCCGGCTGTGAGCGACGTGTTTTCGGACACGCAGATCGCCGGATCGAGCTCGGGGACGGAGTTCATGGGGATGGTCGTCACGGGCACCGTTGCCGGCGGCGACGGAGAGGCGCCGTGCCTCGTCCAGACCGGCTGGGACCAGCCTACGGTGAGCTTCGAGGTGCAGGCGGCCTCGAGCGAGCCGTTTCCGCGTGACGCGAGTCCCGATCCGGCGCCTCTTCAGGTGGTCTTACCGAATGCCGTGCCGGGCAACGTCGTCGAGATCTACTGGAACATGACGCTCGGCAACACGGACCCCAACACGAACGTGCAGTTTTCGGCCGTGCCGGCGATCGCGTTCACGGCGTCGCCGTCTTTTCCGAACGACTTTTTCGCTGTCGGTAACGGCCAGGCTGGCTCGCGCATTCCTCCCGCCGTCGGCGGGCTTTGCCCGGGAATGCGAACGCCTGGCGCAATTCTCGTGCAGGCATCGCAATTACCGGGCAGGCCTGGGCATCGGCTGTCCACAGTGGGCACACGTGTTCGGAGGCGGCCATTTCCCGACGAGAATGTCGTCGATACCGATTCCGACGAGTCGAGCGGTTCTGAGCGCCAGTCGCGCACTCACCGCGTCGTGGCCGCCAGCCGCGCGTTGCAGCGTCGAGTACTTCACGCGCAGGGCCTTCGCGAGCGTTACCCACGTACCGCACCGCAGCCGCAGGACCGCGAGCGCCTTGCGGACGTTGGCCTGTTCCTGGTCTGTCAGGTCGCTCACGACTCACCTCGCAAAGGTCGGATCGATTCCAAGCTCGTGGATCGCGTGGACGAGACACGAAAGGTTGAAGCACAACGCCTTGCACAGAACCTCATTGACCTGTGCGGTTTCGTTCTTCGACCGGACGGATCCGCCGAACTTGCGCTTGAGGGCAGAGAAGGTGCTCTCGACGTTCGACCGTGCGTGGTAGTGCGCAAAAAAGTCCGCCTGTTTGAACAGAAAGAGGCCAAGCATTCGGCGCCACGCGGCCGAGCCGTCAGCCTTGGAGTTGATCTTGAATGGGATGTACGGAACTGCTCCAGCGGCTTCAATGGCGGCGAGGCTTCCGTGGGACAGGTACGCCTTGTCCGCGCTGACTTCCGCCAGGGCGAAGCGCCGTCTCGTCGCGTCGACCAGTGCTGGAAGCTCCGGACAATCGTTTTCGTAACCACCTGTTACGCGGATCGCGGTGATGACGTTGGTGTTCGTGCCGACCATCGCGTGGGCTTTGACCCACCCGTGTTCCCTCATCTCGCGTCCGTATTTGTGGTCGAACCATCGGCGGTACGTGACAGTGCCGAATCCGGTGGAATCGACGGCGAAGTTCGATTCGACGCACGCAAGCGGCGCCGCACTCTCCTCAACCAGCGTCGTCAGGAGCGGCGTCATGTCAGGACGATCGAACAGGTCGAAAAGCGTATTGTAACGAGGGGCCTTCCGCATGTGACCGGCGTCGGCGCACGCTTCCAGGTCCGTCGTGGCACGACGGCCGCTCATGGTCGTGTAGACCTTCCACGTCATGCCAAATACAGCGTCGCAGAGTGGCGTAGGCTTGCGACCACGTCCGGGGTGCGGCGGCGTCTGGATGCCGGCGCAGAGCCCACGGAGAAGCGCTTGCGCGGTCGCCTTTTCGGCGCACTGAGCGGCGTTGTAGCGCGGCCAGTCTTGGGCGTAGGACTTCCGGGTCAGGACTACGGATTCGGTCATTGTCGCGGAGCCGTCCGACTGGACCTCGACCGTCTGAACGAATTCGACGGCCCAGAGGTGTTTGCACTTCGTGCGGCGCTCCTCGTGATCTGGACAAGTGCATGTGGCCGCGCGCACATCCACGAGGTAGCCGCCCGAGTTCTGGGTCTGGGAAGGAACGGACCAGAGAGCGTCCTGGACCTGCCTGATCCTCTTGTTCTGAGCGAGTGCTCGTCCGCGTTCCTGCCTGGTATCCATTGTATCTCCGGTGTTGCCACAAGATACGACGGGCGCGAGCAAACGATTCCTCTTGACCGCGTATTCCACTGTGGCCACACTGGGCCACATGGCGACGAAGCGTCGAAAACCAAAAGGCGACCGGAAAGAAGCGTCGATCCGTCTGCGCCTGACCGATGCCGAGAAAGAAGCCTTCGTGAAAGCTGCGGAGCGCGAGGGCCGCGACTTGAGCAATTGGATCCGTTGGGTAGCGGGCCGTGCCGCCGGTATGAACTAGCGCTCACGCCGCTGCTCCGGGGGCAGAACGAGACGGCCGACGCAGGTTGGCCGCGACGGAGTGACCCGTCTGTGGGGGGTGCACATGACTCCTCCGTTCGGGTCATCAATCCGAGCGCCACTAACGCTCGCGATGCCCGTCGTGGCCGACCTAGGTCGGCCATCTATCTATTTCTATACCCCCATCTCTCCATGCCCCAGACGAAGTCAAAAAGTATGTCGCGCAATCGTCGTGACACGACAAATGCGCGTTGCCGGCGGCGCCCCCCTAGCTGCCGGAGTCTACGGGGCGCAGCCCATTGTCGCGGAACAGGTCGTGTTCGCGTTGCTGAGCGACCGGCAATGCGCTGCGCCGCACTGGGAATCGTTCACGCACGCCGTCGCACAGAATTGGTTGTCGTTCCCGTCCGTGAAGCAGCAGTACGGCGCCGAGCACGTCGTCAGAAGGCCGTGGCACCCGTGGTATGCGGCGCCGTCGTTCGGCACACAAATGAACGGTCCGATTGGGTTTCCGGACGTATCCACATTCGGTGCGCATGCTCCGGTAGAGCAGTCGGCTGCTGTTTCGCATCGTTGGAGACCACCGAGGTCTGGTGTGCAGCCGGACGAGCCGTCGGCGAACAGTGTGCAGACGGGCGTTGCTCCTGGGCACTCGGAGTTTCGGCTGCAGGCCACGGCGCAGCTCATGTTCCCGGCCCCGTCGTCGTAGCAGACGGCCAAGGGATTACAGCAAGCAGTGCCGCACTGGAGGCTCACTGGGCAGCTAGGAGCGCCGCCAGTTCCTGGGACGCCACCCGTTGTCGGTGCCGCTCCGCCGGTGGCTATTGTGCCGCCGCTCGAAACGCTTCCTCCCGCGCCGCCGTTGCCGGGCGCCCCGCCTGTGCTCGCGACGCCACCGGTATCGGTGGCAGCACCGGCAGCGCCCCCGGTCGCGACACCGCCAGCGGACGTGGAACCGCCTGTCGCGACATTGGCGCCACCGGCGCCGGGCGCATTCGGAGCATCCGAGCCCCCACAACCAAGCAGGAATACAGCCATAAAGCCCATCAAGTCGCGTTTAGCCATCATGTGCCTCCCGTTTGGATCGACATGGATACACGCACTTGTAGTACGTGTCTATGGTCTGTACTGGCGGTCCATCGCGTGTCGTCGACGCCCCGGGCTCCATTGCCCGGAAATGGACGACATCGAACAGAAAGCAGCCAAACAGATAGGCAGAGCGGTCCGCTCGTGTCGGAGCCGCGCGGGCTGGTCCCAGGCTGTACTGGCCGAGAAACTAGACTTGAGTGTCGAGTACGTAAGTTTTCTCGAACGTGGCGAGCGGCTACCGGCGGTGGGGACTCTGGTTCGCCTCTCCCGCGCATTCAGGCTTCCAGTCGGAGCGCTCTTCGGCGAGACGGCGCTCCCGAACGAAGAAAAAGATCCGATGGTGGCTCTACTGGAGTCGGTGCCTGCGGCGGCGATGCCCGCGGTGCGCGGAATGCTCCGCGGAGTGATCCGGGAGTATCGCAGAGGGCAGAAGCGTGGCGCCAGAGACTAGGCCCACCGCGTCCTGGGCAGCAATCGTATCGGTATTTCTTGCCGCGGCGACCGGAGGTGTCAGCGTGATCAAGAACGTTGCTCCTGCCGCAAGCGTTGCCTGGTGGACATGGAATTGGCTGGGCACTGTCTCCGTGTTTTTCCTAGTCCTTTCGGTCATCCTATGGCTGTGGGGTCGGCGCGGTACGGAACGCAAAGGCAGCCCCGCCGGTCATGTGACCTGCACGAGATGCGGCGAACGTGTCCCTGAGTGGTTTATCGAGACGTTTCCTACCGGCGAGCGCATCTGCCGGCACGACACCGAGTCATGGCCGTACCCAAAGCCCGGCCACACAGAAGACGAGTACGTCGAGTACCTGAAAGAATGGAGAGGGCGATGACCAGATGACCATCTCGAATTGTCGGGCAGCCGGAGCAATTGCCGGGCAGGTGGCGATTAGCGGGCAAAGCCCCGTCGGCGAGAACCAATCGGACGTGCAGTGGGACAGCATGGCGGGCTCGGCCGCGGTCACGATCCCCGACGGCGTCGATCCAGCGACCGTCACGGTGTGGCTCCTCTACACGTCGTCTGCCCCGCTCCTAGTAGGTGGCACGAACCTCGGTGGCTTTGCGCCCGGCGTGGCAGCGACGCTCCGGGCGACCGAATTTAGCGCCGACTGCGTCTCCCAGTCTAACGGCGCGCTCTTCCCGCTCGGGGGCTAGAAGACCTGCGTTCTGCGGCGGTAGGGACCGCGCTCGCGCGAGCGAGCGAGAGCGGCTCGGTCTATCGGCTCGTAGATCTCGAGCGGCAGATCGAGGGGCTCGAGATACCGCGTCATGAGCGGCCTGACGTCCTTCCAGTCGAGGCCACCGTTGCCGCAGCCGAGCGCGGGAAAGGCGATGCTGGTGATCGTGCCGTCTTTGATCCAGGCCGAGGCAGCAAACTCGGTGAGGCCCTGTTCTATGAGCTCGAGAGTCGAGGGGTTTCGCCAGTGCTCCTTCGTAACGAAGCAGAGCACCATGTGGACGTGCGGAAAGGTCCACGAGAGCCGGAGAGCCCCCATCGTCTTATCCTTGCAGGCCGCGGCGTAGTCGCGATGCATGTCCGGCCAGCGCCGCTTGAAGTCCTTGGCGAGGCCCGCGCCGGAGACTCCGACCCGGTTCACGGGGTTTACGAGGGTTTGCATCTCGGAGCCGAAGAGGGAGCCTTTTTGGACGAAGCGGATCATGCGCTCTCTCCCGGCGCGCTCACCCAGCGCGACCGTCTCGGTGACGCCGAGTTCGGGGTCCAGTGTAGCGCTTCGGACCCGTCGAAAGCCGGCACCCGAAGTGCCCAGCAGTCACGGCATTTTTCGTACACTACGCCAACGTCGACGAAGCCCGTGCGGGCGTGGGCGCATCCTCGCATCCGTCTCTCTGCAGCGTAGAAGTCACGGTCCCACTTCCGGAAAAGGAAGCGCGCATAGGCCTCACGAATCAAGCGGATCACGAACGCCGCCCCCGCTTCTGGGCCCGGCGTCTGGGCGGGAGATTGGCCTTTGAGCTAGCCTCCCTGATACGGCAGGACTCCTTGAACGCGGCATTGCACACGTCGGCGCTCATGTACGAGAGATCGCAGGCGCCGCTCACCGAGTAGCCGATGAGCTGGGCGAATTGCTCCTCGTCCTCACGAGGAAACCCCTGGAGGGCAATGTCGTTCAGGGACTTGGGGCCTCTAACATCCAGAAGCCAGCTCACGATCTTGTTTTCCTTGAACCGGTGGATCCCGTGCTCGTCGACGATGACAGGTTGCATGGGATGCCGCGCTTTAGGACGGCGTTTCGGTGTGCGCTTCACTAGTGCCCCCAGCCGCCGCGCGTCGCGCGCAAGAAGAGCCACACGACGGCGCATTCGGCGAGTGCCCAGACGAGCCCAACTAGCCCTCCTGTCGCAAGGATCGCGAGGCAAAGAAGAACCAGGATGGCGTTCAGGGTGTCGAAGAGTGTCATTTGGCCGCGAGCAGAATGAACTGCGATGGGTCGTAGGGCCCGGTGTGGTCGATCCAGAGCTCACCCGTATCGGGGACGACTCGGTTAACGGTCCCAGTGCGTCGCGTCTGCTTGTGGCGGACGACGTCGCCTATGCAAAACCAAAACCTCTTGTCCGGCGGCACGAACCCCGCGGCCTTGAGCGCTGCTTCCAGATCGTCGGAAAACTCCGCGTCGACCAGGCGCCGCCTCTGCGCGTACTCCCAGAGGAGGTCTTGGGCCGTCCGGTCCTTCACGCTGAGCGGCACCTTGCCGCGCGGACACGTCGGGTACTTGTCGGACTGAAACTCGCCGTCGATAAGGTGGGCTCCCACGGGGTTTAGCTCCTTCTCAGGTCTTGTCCGTGTCTCACGAACGGCTCGGCGAGATCGAGGACGCGGCGCACCTTTGCTAGATCGAACTTGTCGTCCGTCCGGACTCCGCTCTCCATGTCGATCCAGAAGTCCTGAGGGACGGCGCCTATGGCCAGCAGGACGGCGACCACATTGTCAGGACCGATGCCGCCAGCGTAGCCGAGTCGGCCCCAGCCGAAGCGCATGGGGAGTCGATGGGTCGGCCAGGACGGCGGAGTGATGCCTTGACCTCCGGAAACGTCGTAGAGCACCGAGACCGCCCCGGTCCATTCGGAGGGCACCTCGGCTTCGATTGCCGAGATCTCGAGAGACGCCCGAGGCAAATCCTCTTCGCATCGCGCCTGTAAAATGAATTCTCGGCTCTCGCCGAGGACGACCGACCGAAACTCCTGCCCCGACGGCTGCCAGCCGTTGACCTGGATCCGCTGGTAGTCGTCGTCGACGGTCCCGATGAGTTCCGTGTCCCCCTCGAGCACGTCCCTCGCAACTTGGCCGCAAAGATGCAGCGAGAGCTGCATGCGGGTCTCGATCTTGCCGAGCCGAACGCGCCAGCCGAGCGAGGGGTAACGAGGCTCACCGTTCCGCTTCGCGGAGTAGAGGATCCCCCACTCCACGAACGGAAACTCGGCAGAGAGCCGAGCGAGCTCCGCAGGATCCACGCCGTCGTCGGCGCCCGAGATCGTGACGCGCGTGAGGGACAAGCTACTCCGAGAGCTTCGATCGGGCCGTGTTCGAGTAGGCGGAGTTCGAGGTGAGAAAGCCGCTCATCCAGCCCCACTCGTTCAGGACGAGGCAGCGCACCATGGATTCGTCGAGCGTTACGGTGTCTTCCTGGTGGAGCTCGAGCATCCGGATGGCCGCGTCGTACTCCTTCGTGTAGTCGCTCGGCAGGACGAGGTCGAAGTGAAGCGCCAGGAGCTTTCCGCTCGCGAGCTGGTCGAGGCGCTTGGATAGGGCCTCTCTCGCCTTCTGCACGTAGCCCGCGCGGGCCTCCTTCAGGATCTGCTGGTGCTCTTCTCTGTTCGTGCGGAGGGCGGTCAGGACATCGTCTCGTTTCGCGATCACCTTCATGTTGTTCATCGTGTCTCCTTCAATGTTCATGAGGGCAGGAAACAGGGGGCGCTGGACCGCAAGCCAGTAGTCGATCCCGTCAGTTTGAACCGCCATCATTCTGGCGCCTCCTCGACCGTGGCGACCTTGCCGAAGTGGTGAAGCTCGACGACCTTCATGCGGACGCCGAAGCGCGGCGAGGAGCCGTTCTCGCCGAGTTGGGTGATCCCGGAAACGCGGAAGGTCTCGCCGACCTTGAGCCCTCGCGGAGCTTCCATACAGAAGTCCGCCTCCCGCATCACCCGATCGACGAAGGCCTCCGACATCGGCGGCCACTTCGGCTCGAACTTCATGAGGTACGCCCGGTAGCGCTTGCCGTCCGTCACTTCATCACCCCAGGGTCCGAGGGGGGTCTAGGCCGCCGGCTCATCGGCATCCTCGATGAGGGAAATCACGACGCTATTCACGGAGGCTTGGCGTCCTTTCGCGGTCTTGGCGGCGACCAGGCGTAGGAGCTTGTCGTACAAGAGGACCGGGATCCTGAGGTAGACGCCCCGCCGGTTTCGAGAAAGGCCCCGATCGGGGTTATCGTCGGTCACGTGGCTTACAGACAGCCCTAGCACGGCTAGCAGTGCTAGCCAATAGGGATCATGGTTTCTTCGGATGTGGGATCCTCGTGCCGAGGCCCGGCTGGGTCTCGCCCCTCGCCTTGAACGTCGACGAGGAGGGTCTTCGTACCTGCATGTGCTCGACGGGCGTCCGGTCGGGGTCGGAGGCGAGAGACGGCGGCTGGAGGCCCGTTATGGCCTGAATTCGGAGGCGCGCCATTCGCATGTCGAGCTCGGTATGGGGGATCGCCTCGAGCGCTTCTTGGAGGTCCTCGATGCCCCCGAGGGCCTTCTTCAGGTTTTCGAGGGCGGACAGGATCTTGTTCCGATCGATCTTCGTGAGGAGCTTTTCCATGCGGAAAAGCTGATCGAGCGCATCTTCGATTGCCTTGTCGACGGCCGGGTCGCGTTCCGACACGGGCCGCCTAAAACTCCGGCCCGGGGCGCGGCGCGCCGCCCGGGCCCCGAAGAAGTGCCCACATCCAGATCGCCGCTCCGAGCCCCACGAACGCGCTCAAGAGGAGCTCGCTGTCGATGCTGCCTCGGAGCACGCGCGTCGCGTAGTAGCCCGCCGCGAACGCCACGACGTCTCCCGTGTGGTTTTCGAGGGACTCTGGCCGCGTGTCGGGGAAGAGCGGCTTCAGGAGCGTCTTCGCGTCGTCCTCGACCATCTCGAAGAGCACGTGGGAGCCGAGCGCGATGGGCGCGGGGATTCGTGACGCCTCGAACACGCAGCCGAGCGCGGCGTGGCCGACGGAGTACCGGTCGAAAAACCCGGGCATCTCCCCTGGTTTCGCCATTACGAGAGCCACCTCCAGATGGCCCCGCTCCAGCCCGCGTAGCCGGCGGCGTTCGGGTGAAGACCGTCGGGAGAGCGCGGGATGTCGAGCCGGTCGCTCGTGAAGTAAAACGGCGCCTTGTCGCGAATGAGCTCCGTCACGCCGTGCGTCGGAAACGGTAAGGCCGGCGGCAAGATCCAAACAACCTCGGCGCCCGTAGCCATGAGCTTTTCTAGAAGCTCGTCGAGGTAGAGCTCTTGCCGGTCGGCCGCGCCCTCGCCGAGCGCTTCGTCGTTCGTGCCGAGCGAGACGAGAATGAGAGTCGGCTGAAAGCTCTCGAGCTCCTTGTCGAGCGCGGAGCTCGACGCCCACTGATCGATCCGGGTCCCGACCGTAGCGCGCGCGGCGTACGCTTCGATGCCGCTCTCCTCGGCGAGCTCTCGCATGTGGGGATCGAGCCCCACGGCCATGGAATCGCCGATGAGCAGAACCCGGCTCTTTTCGCTGAGCTTCGGGCGCCGCGTCGCGGCGGCTACGAGGCCTACGCCGCCCGCAATGAGTAGCCCTCCGAGGAGCCAGCGTCTGTCCACGTGGGGCATGTTAGCATGGGGATCTAGAAGGTAGAATTAGCCATGCCCGAAGACCTCATCGTCGACATTTCGAAGCAACTTGGCGATCGCATGGAGGACCTCCACGACGCGATCGAGCAAATCGAGCGACGAATCGGCGATCGCGAAGAGATCCCTGCTGTTTGGGAAGAACGCGTAGAACGCGCTGCGGCAGGCGTCATCGCAGCGGTCGGCGCTCTTCGCGCGCTCGCCGAAGTCGCGGCAGATGACGAAGAGGTACCTGATAGCTACCCTCCGGGGGAGCGTGGCTGATGCTCGAGAACGCTTGCGGTGGCCAGAGGTGGGACATGCGCCCCGACGGCCTCATCGAGGTCGACGGCGAGGGGACGCCGGCGTTCGAGCCGGGGAGCGTGCACTTCGAGCAGATGGCCGCCTCGTGGAACAATTGGTCGGGCCTCATCCTCGACGCTGCGGGCACGTACGGCCTGCCGCCCGCGTGGATCCTCTCCATCATGACGGAGGAGACGGGCCTCTGGTCGGACGACCCACAAGACCAAGCGACGAAGGTCTCCTACGCGGGCGCGCGGGGGCTCATGCAGATCATGCCTGCTACGGCGCGCCTCTTCGGCGCAGATCCGGCCGACATGTTCGATCCGAAGTCGAACATCGACGTCGGCGCGGCTCTCCTCGCCGATCTCAGTCAGCGCCGCCACGGGCAGCTCCCCGAGATAGCCGCTGCGTATAACTCGGGCTCTGTCTGCAGTCCCGGCAAGAACCGCTGGAACCTCGCCATGGCCGACGACTACGCCGGCAACGTGATCAAGTGGAACAACGCCGCCGTGATGTACATGAGCCTCCGCCGCCCGCGGCTTCTCATGGGAGTTATGCTCGGTGCAGCGGGGCTCTACGCCGCGGCGATCATCGCGGGGCTCACCAAGCCCCCGCGGCAGCTCGCGAGGATCCTGTGATCGTCCCGCCGGATCCGAGGTACGCCTTCCACGGTCAGTACGTCGTCTTCATTGCCTTGTCAGATCCGGACGGCGATGAGGGCCTCGTGACGTACGCGCTCGGTCCGTTCGACGACTGGAGGAGCGCCCAACTCGCGGCAATCGCTGCGCGCCGACAAATGCCGGACGCGTTCATACGGTGGTCGCCGCTCCGGCCTCCCGGCCCTGGCGAGGCGCCGCTCCGGGAACTCATCGCCAATGCTCCCGAACCGTAAGAAGCAGTGGGTCGAGGCCCTCATGACCAAGCGCCACGCCATCGCGGGCGCGCTCGGTGTGCCGCTAGGCGAGATGCTCGGCTGCGGGCACTGGGGCTGCGTCTTCGAGTCGGTGAGCCCTTGGGTCGTGAAGTTTTCGATCGATCCGACAGAGGGCCCCATCTGGTCGAAGATCGGGGGCATCATGGCCGACGAGGACTACGGCGCGGACGGTTTCGTGGAGCTCAAGAGCATCACGCGCCTGACGCCTGATCTCAGGGTCGGCGGCAAGAACCGGAAGGTCTGGGCCATCGTGCGCGAGGCCGTGGAGCCGGTCTTTCGGGAGTACAGCCAGAAAGAACTCGGCAAGCGCGGGCACGGGACGACGCTCCTCACGAGCGGGTTTAAGACGAAGCTCCTCGAGCTCCCGGCGCCGGAGGCGCCATTCAACTTGAGGCGCGGGACCGACAGACAGAAGGACTTCTCCGATGGGCTCGACGGGCTCTTCGATTACCGAGAGCTCGCGACGCTCTGGCATCTCTTCGGAAAGTCGCGACTCGGCTCCGTAGAGCGCTCCCGCCTCGGGGCGATGAGGAGTCGATACGGCATGGACTCGCAGGACGACGTCGAGGAGGCGATCGATCGCGTACTCGGTCACCTCCACGGGCCGCTCATGGGGCCGCTCGGAGAGTCCCTTGGGATGCTCGCCTCGAACCGCATCTTCCTCCGCGACGTCCACAACATGAACATCGGCTGGCACCTTCCGCGCAGCGACGACGACTGGGCGAAGGTCGTGGTCTTCGATCCGGGTCACACGCCGACGGACAAGATGGAGATCGAGACCGTGCTCCTCGAGAATCCGCGCGCGGCGCTCTAAGCGACCGGGGATCAGGGCGGCATCAAAAGGTCATTGACTTCCCCCGGGGGGGGGCAAAATGCGTACCCATGTACTCAGAAATGGGAGCCGTCGCGTTCATTTCGGCCTACTACCCACAGGGAACCTTCGCGTACCTCGTGAAGCAGTATCGAGAGCGCTTTGCGGCGGCTTATGCCGCGCGCAACGTGAAGCTCGAGGAGATCTGTTACCAAGTGGTTCTGCACACTACGATTGCGGCGCTCGAGGCAGCGAAGAGCGGTGCTACTAAGAAAGACGCTCAGGGCTGCATGTACGAGCTGCTCCTATTGTTTCAGCACACGACGGGGCATCCTGACTTAGCGCTGAGGCTCCTGGCCGCGCAGCGGAGCGTTACGTCCGGTATGTACGACCAGGCGATTAACTATCTCCATGAGATAGAGAACATCCGCTAGTGCGACCTTTCTGGAAGAGCATCCCGGCAATCTCCCAGAATCGCCGTAGAATCTTCCCTAACGTCTAAGCACGAGCGCCGAGAGCAAGATCCCCGCCGCGAACGCGGCCCCGACGTAGGGGACCATCGACGGCGGCTCGCAGACCGAGAGGGCGTTGATGGCGTGGTCCATCGCGAACGTGGTCTTGTCGTCGACTCCCTGCGCGTAGGGCCCGTGGATGAGGTCGCACTGCGCCTTCGGTAGGCCATCGACGTTGTCCCGGTCGAGACAGTTGTCGAGCTCGGGCGAGTAGCACGGAGGCAGCGCCGCGATCGCGGCCGAGAGCATGTCCTTGGTGGCGCCGAGTCCGTACAGCATCGAGCTAAAGACTAACCGGTTTCGGGCTTAGCCGGAAGCTTCTCCACCGGAGCCCTGAAATCCTGGTAGTTGATCAGCCGATCCTGAAGAGCGTCGCGCCCTTGTGCCAGCCGACCGGCGTCACGCCCTCGGACGGATCGTGGCAGTGCCACATGACGAGCACGCCCAGGACTTCTCCGTCCTCGTCGAGGAAGCTGTCACTCGAGCCCATCGGCATGGAGAGCATCTGGCGAGCCTTCTGGGAAGCGAGCGAGCTCACCGAGCCCGAGTACATGCGCCAGCCGGGAGGCACCGGTGGCTGAGGACCGGGGGGCGGGGTTTTGCAAAGCGGAGTCTCGTCCTCTGCCGGCGTCCGGAGGAGATACGCCAGGGCCGCAGCGCCTGCCGCGGCAATGCCGCCACCGAAGAAGAGGAGGGCCTTACGATCCACGGGCTCTCCGGAGCTCTCGCGAGAGGTTTGCAACGAGCTCGACTTCGTGGATCTCCGGGACGTACGGCGTCGCCATCGCTCCCGGATCGAGGATCACCATGGTGAGCGGGCGGGAGTCGCCGCCGATCTTCTCGTGGATCCTCCAGCCCACGTTACCGAGGTGCAAATCTCGGAAGACCAGATCGGCGAAGTTCACGGCGGCGAGGAGAGTCCGGCCGATGTCGTCTCCGTAGCGGTTCGTGAAATCGAAGCCGCCCCGCATCATGTCAATCGCGCCGAGCATGTCCCGAAACGACTGGTCGGCGATGTCCTCTGCGTCTTCTCGAGACAGGCCCTCGTACTCGCCGTGGATGAGGCCCCCGCGCCACTTGTGATAGACGAGCGCGTGCTTTCGGTACTCCATCAGGCCGAGCAGCACGGCGAAGAGCTCCCGGAAAGAGCTCCTTACGGGCGGCGGAAACTTGGAGAGCGAGTCGTTGATGTCGTTCAGAGAAGGCCGCTCTACCGGCAGGCCCGCCTTCCGGAGCATGTCCGGCGTCGCGCCCATACGACGAAGCGTCTCGTCGGTCGCAAGGTAGGGCTCGTAGAGAACGGGCAGGGCCTCCTCGCGCACGATCCCGTAGACGGGCATCTCCTCGCCGCGGAAGATGACGTCGGGGCGGATCCGGACGACGTCCCGCACGCGAAGGAACGCGTCGAGCTCACCGGTCACTTCGGGATCGGCAAGGAGCTCCGCCATGAGCGCCCAGATCGGCCCCTCCGTCTCATCCCTCGTGAACTTCACCACCCAGGGAGGCGTCGTCTCGTAGACGCAGCCAAAGAGCCCGCAGCCGAGGCGCTCGCCGACCGGCATCCCCACGGTCCGCTCGAAGCGGCGGTGGTTCAGGTCGAGAAAGCGCGCCCAGGTGACGCCGGCCGCAATGTCCTCGCGGAGCCCGGGCTCGGGCTCGAGGACTGCCATCGGAGCCGGGTTACGGCGCACGGCCCCGATTCTAAACGAGGTGCCCGGAGGACGCGAGCCTCGGCTATTCCGAAGCTTCGAAGAAGCTCGAACGGACGGCGAAGTTCGCGTCGACCCGCTGCATGAACTCTCGGTGGCTCTCGGTTTCCTTCCACACGACGGTGACCTCGTCACCGGGGCACTTGTCGTCGGAGGTGCGATGCAGGCCGCGACGCAAGCAGCAGTGCCGGCAGAGCGCGTCTAGGTCTGGCCACTGAGCCAACTCGGACAGCCTTTCTTTTGTGGGCCAGTCGTCACTGGGCATCACTCGTCCTCTGGAAGAGAGCTTCATCCTCCTCCTGACCTCAAGGCCTTGTCGTACTCGAAGAAGGCGTCGGCGAGAGCCTTGAGCTTATCGGGTCCGGTGCCCTTCACCGTGAGCCAGCCGAAGCTGACCGTCGCCCATACGGGCTCCCCGATCGATCCCGGAGGCTCGACGGACACTGTACGCATCGCGGTGCCGTCCTCGGTGAGGAGCTTCAGGATCTGGTCCCGCAGCGGGTGGGGCTTATCGAGGCGTTCTCGGAGACGCTGAAGGAGCTGGTCTTTGCAGGCCAGGAGGTTCTGGCGATGTCCCTCGGCGAAGGGATCGAGCAACACGCCGGAGGCCGCAGGCGCCCAGCGAGCCGTCTCTGCGATGAGGACATCGACGAGCTGGTCATCCGAAAGTTCGGAGACGTTCATGGGGAGGGCTCGTAGATGAGGGAAAGGAGGCGGTCCGTGTTGCTCTGGAAGAGAAAGGCGACCTCCGACTCGGAAAGTGGCTTCGAGATGGGTCTGTACACTGGGTGCTCTTCCGCGGGCTGAAAGGTTCCGAGCCAGGTTGGGAATGAAGTTCGAACCGGGAAGTCCCCGTTCCAAACGTCTGGCCCGAGCATATCGTAGGGCTCCAGTCCGACCGTCCCGTCGAGGATCCCCTCGTAGTGCTCGAAGTCGTCAGCGTCCCATGGGTGCTGTCCGCCGTGGGGCATGAGGGCTGGGCATCGGTGCTCCGTCGCGAGAAGGCGCACGTCGATGATCTTGACGGCGCGCCGGTCGTTTTCCGAAAGCGGCGGGACGCGGAGCTTTCCGAGGATTGCGTTCTGCACCCCGCGCTCGATCCTCTCGAGAGCGTCGCCAGCGCCGAGCCGCCGGAGCAGCATCTTCATCGGGTGCGAGATATCGCCAGTGTAGGCCTCGTGGGCGTCGTGGAGCTCGGCGTGGAGCTGGAAGAGATAGTCCTTCGGACGCTCGAGGGCGGCAATCTTCCAGGCCCAGAGGGAGTGCTCTCCGACGGAGTAGCCCTTGCCGGTGTGGCCGACGAAGCGGTTGATACGCGCGAGGGCGTGAGCGATGTCGGCGAGGGAGATCTCCTCCGGGTCGGGCATCGCGAGGTCGATTCTCTTTCCACTGAACGTTTCGATCCAAGTCATGGCGCTTCCTTGTCTTCGGTGCGGACAATCAAGACGGTCGGCACGGTGGCTTTGGCGAAGTGGCGCCCCTTCAGGGCCCCGACTGCCGTCCGGAGGGACTGCTCGATGCGCTCGACGGCGATGGGCTCGTTGTCGGCGCCGAGCGTGTACCTCACCGACACCTCGAACCGCAGCGTCCCTTCGCGTGGGGCAGCAGAAGCCGGACTGTCCAGGACCGCGCGCTCGATGAGCATCTCGAGCTCCTCCGGAGTCGGCCCCGGCCCCTGCCGCTCGGTGAGCTCGCGGAGGAAGGTGACGGCGACGTCTCCGTCACGGCTTCCTTTCGTGATGAGGTAGTGGCCGTTCGGGAGGGACCAGAGCGTGTCGCCGCAGAGGCTACGCTCCCGGAGCTTCCTTGCGTAAGGGAGTTGCTTTTCGAGGTAGTTCCACGCCGCCTCGTGCGAGAGCTCGGTCTTGCACCGGCTCATGAACTGCTCGACCGCGTGGTAGGTGAGGATGATCACGGGGGCTCTGGCTCGATGAAGTTATGGAGGCCGCAGGCCGCACAGAATGTGTCGTGCGCCTCTCCGTGAATGCAGCGCCGCACAGAAAGCGTCTCCCGGTCGGGGCGCACCGAAGTCTCGTCGAAAAGCCAGCCGCGAGCGACAAGGACTGCGTCGCAAGCCGCCTTGGCATCCTCCGCAGTAACGAATTGATGGTTTTCTGGGCCGCGCCAAGCGGCCTCGCCCTCGCGCTGAAAAACCATTGCGGCCCTCGCGCAGCCGTACTCCTCGGCGTCTTCCCGTACCCAGTCGCCGTCCCGATGGATATGCCAGGCGTAGGCTACCTGGGGAAGGCGTGCCCCGTGCTCCTCGTCCCAGAGCGGGCCGCGAGCGTTCAGGACTTCTCCGACGCCGTGCGCCGTGGTGAGGTCAGGGCTATTGGCCGCGGTGCTCACTTCGGGATCCGGTCGAGAAATCCACGCGCGTCCCTGAGCCAACGGAGGAGCTCTGTCAGGTCGCGTTCGGTCTCGCGAGGAGTCTTGATGCGTCCGAGCTTCGCCGGGGAGTAGAGGTAGTCTCCGACGGCGGTGACGCCACGCGCGAGCAAGGTGTGCGCGCCGGCGCCTGGGAGGAGGGCACGAACGGCTCGGACCATGTCGTCGTCGCCTTGCGAGGCAAAGCCGCCTCCGCAAGAGCACGAGGCCTCCACGCGATTGCCGTCCGTCCAGAAGTAGAGATCTCCGGGCTTCCCGCAGTCCGGACAGCGAACGGCCGACAGGTCCACTAGTTCACCTTACCTTTGCACTTTGCGACCATAGAGGCGTGGAGCGCTTCAGCCTCGGCCCACGTCTCGGTGCGCGTAACTTCGTCGGGGCTCCCGTCTCGGAAAACGATTGTCTCGAAGAGTCGCGGCGGACGCCGGAACATAGCCTCGACCCCTATTGGGAGAAATACGGTCGACACCACGAACGGCCCTACCTCGGTGAGGGCAACCTTGCGATCAGCCGTCGCGAGCCAAGCTTGCCACTCGAGGACATCCTCGCAGAGGACGGGCTCGTGGCCGACGAGCTTGTAGTGCATCACCCGCGGCCTCGCGACTCCTTGACCCGTAGCCCATACGCCAGGCACCCGAACCTAATGCCGGCGCTCGTCATGCCTCTCCGGAATTGTACCGCGCAGTGGCTGATGCTCTCGAGCTCGGTGCCGTCCGGGATGGACGAGTACCATTCGCCCGGCAGGAGCACGAGCACGGTGCCCTTGTCGTCCGGCTCTGACCACACAGAGCAGCCGAGCTCTCGGAGGGCGTTCGAGTCGAGGCCGCGGAGAGCTTCGAAGTCCGTCGGCGGTGCCGCGGGAGCGGTCGCACCTCGCGGCCTGTGGAACTCCGGGGTCTTCATGACGACGTCAGTGTCGGGCCCGACTCCGAGCATCCGCCGGACCTCCGCCGCGAACCTAGACTCCTTGGCGGTCTTGAGCTTGCGGACGGGCATTCTCAGACATCTTCCTTTTCGGCTCGCGCAAATCTCCGGACGTCCTCCCAGAACTCTTTCGTCACTTCGTCCGTGGCCGAGACGATGATGTCCTGGCAGAGCTTGTCGAAGCGCTCCGGATCCGATCGTAGGATGGTCCGGAGCTCACTCACGACTTCGGCGGCGTTCTTGTCGATCGCCACGGCTCTTTAGTCTCCCAGGTCCCCGGGGGGCTCGCCAAGGGGCTTTTGTCGCCGGGCTAGCCCCAGTGCGGGTCCGGAAACTCGAAACGCGACAGGACCCCGAGAAGCTTCTGCCGCCAGAGGGCCGGCGCGACTTTCCACGGCAGGTCCCCCGGCGCCATGCCCTCGTCGTAGAGGAGCTCGTGCACGGCAGCGGCAATCCTCTGTGGGTCGATGCCCCGGTGCTTCTCCAGTCGCGCGACCTTTTCGTGCAGGTCGGCGGTGATCTTCTCCTCGAAGGCGAGCTCTTGGCTCGCTTCCCGGAGCTGGGTCTCGAGCTCTTCGATGTGGGCTTTTAGCGTCGCGATAAGCTCGCCCTGTTCGTTCTTGGTCATGGGAGGGTGACGGGGAGGCAGATGAGGGTCTCGGCGTTCGGGATGTCCAGGGCCTCGGAGAGCGAGAGCGCGGCCCCCCGGTGCCCGTCGTGCTTGGCGAGATGAATCGTGTACCGCGAACCGAGAAGCTCCCAGAGCGCGGCGGTGTTTTCCTGGTGGTGCTCCACGAAAAGAATGGGGCCGAGATCTAGGATCTTGCTAGCTCCCCTGAGCACGTCGACCTCGCCACCCTCGACGTCGATTTTGATGACGACGCGGGGCGGAAGGGTGGAGGCGTAGGGGATGACGGTGTCGAGCGGAACTCCGCTGACGGGGACCACTCGCGAGTGGCTCCGCGTGGCATCTTCCACGAGCCGCCCGCCGCCGAGCTCGTCCCACGTAAACTCGAGAAAGAGCCGTTGGACAGTGGCTGTCGCTGCCAACTCCATAAGACCAGTCTTTCCGATGCGTCCGTTCACGGCGACGGTCTTTCGAAGAAGCTCGAAGAGGCGGGGGTTGGGCTCGATGGCGACGACGGAGTGCGCGTCCATCCGGTGCGCTAGGAGCGTGTACCAGCCGAAGTTCGCGCCGACGTCGATGAACGTAAAGCCAGGCCCGATCCTCGAGAGCACGGAGCGCATGGCATTGGTGACCCATGGCTCCCAGTCGCCCTCGACGAGGAGATGCGGCGCAAGCGACGTGTCGCGCGTGTCGACGTAGATCTTGTCCCCGTACTTCGTCGTCGTGAGCGCCGTGTAGTCGCCGAGGTAGGCGATGGTTCTCATGGGCCGGGCTTTCCGGAGGGCTTCTTGTCGAGTGCGGCGATGCGCTCCTCGTAGCGACGGAGCCGCTCGGCACCGAGGGCGTCGGCGATGACGGCTGCGTAGCTCGCGACGCTTTTGGCATCGGGCACTTCGTTCTTGGGGCTACGCTGGTTCGTGAGAATGGCGGCCGCTGCGGCGCGCGCGTCTTTGTCCCAAATGGTTTCGGCCATGGTCAGTCTCCTTTTTTAGGTAGCGCTCCCTTGTTCTCGAGCGCGCGTTTTTCGTAGGGCTCGATGGCTATGAGCTCGAGGACTTGCGCCGAGATGTCGTCGTAGAGCCGCAGGGCCACCTCGAAGAGCGATGGAGCGATCGGAAGCAGTCGGAATTCCGAGCCCTGGAGCTCGGTGAAGATCTGCGTGTCGAGATCGCCTGAGATGGCGATTCGGTCGCCGTTCCAGGATCCGATGAGAGGATGGTCGACCTGGAGCTCCCGGAGGCCCTGGTTACAGCCCGAGGCGAGAAGGACGGCGAGCCCGAGCATGGTGCCGGATCCGCTCGCCCCGAAGTCGAGGAGTCCTCGCCCCTCCCCGAACGCCGCCGGGTCGAGAAACTGCCGCTTCGTGATGTTCACGACGATGAAGCGTTGCACTAGTTCTGCTCGAGTTGGGAGGCGATGGCCCGTAGGGCCCGCACGATATGCACGATCTCTTGTCCGCTCTGCCGGACGACCGAGGCGCCAAAGTCGTCGCCGTCCTGGAAGGCCACGACGATGATCCGCGTGGGGGGCGACTCTGCCGCGATCTTCTCGGCACAGCGGCGAGCTTCGGTGCTGAGCGCATGAGCCTTGAGCTCGGCGTCGTCGGTCATATGAGGCCCCTTGGTAAAGCGAGTGGTGGATGTTTGGTGGTCTTTTGCACGGGCTCGAGCGACAAGGGTACCGAGAGCTCGAGGCCGGAGCCAGCCGAGTCGTAGGCGCCGAGGATGGCCTTCGCGCGAGCCGCGGTCGGCAGAAACCAGGGGCCCATGAGGTCTTGGACGGAAACGAGACTTTCGTGGAAGGCGCGGAGGGTGCGCCGCCTCTTCTCGAGCGTTTCCGGCCGGAGGCTTTCCGAGTGTGAATCTTCCTCGAGCTGCTCGACGAGGAGGGCGATCTGCCGCTCGGCGTCGTCTGTCACGGCGTCGGCGACGGCGTGTCGGTTATCGGGCTTGTCCAAGATCTCGACGACGGACGCTCGGAGGCCCGTGCGGCGCTCCTCGTCGTAGAACTCTCGCCGAAGCGCCCGGAGGCATTGAACGAGGCGCCCGGAGACCGGGTCAGCGGCCCGCAGCATGTAAGAGCCCCTCGCAATGAACCTAAACGCCCGCGCCTCCTCCACCATGGCCTTGACGGCGCGGGAGACCGCGCGCGTGTCGGCGTGCGTGACCAGGCGGTTAGCCCGGCGCTGGATACGTTCGGCGAGGGCCCGGGACTTCTTGAAGGGGCCATAGGCGGGCGCCTCGATCACGATGCCGCGGGGCTCGGAGAAGATCCGAGCGCCGATGACGTAGGGGCTTGCCCCGTCTGGGTCGGCCTCTTCGATCTGAAAGTGGAGCGGGGGCCTCACGACGGAAGCGCGGAGACCGTCCTTTCTGTGTGAGCCGACTTTCCGGATCACGACGGAGAGGGCGCGGTGCCGATCGATGTCGGTCGCCGTATGGGCAGCCCTCTCGAACCCGAACTCTCCGAAGACGCGAGCGAGCTCTGCCCGCGGCGCGTCCTCGAATCCCGGGTAGAGGACTCCGATCTGATACGCCAAAATGTGCATGCGCGCCTCAATGCTTGGGCGCCCCGCGCCCCGGCCCCTTCGGTTTCCGGATCTTCGGCGGCGGCTTCAGGCCCTTACGCTTCGGGCGGCGCTTCCGCGGCTTCTTCGTCCGGGCGGCCTTCTCGAGATTGCGGGTGAGGCGGGTGATCTCCCCCATGACGCCGGCGAGCTCCTGGAGATTCGCGTAGCGGCGCTGGAAGGCCTCGAGCTCGCGGAGAGCGGAGATGACGAGCTCGCGCTTCTTCTCTTCGTCCGAGAGCACGGAGCTCAGCGTACGGTAGCCCGCCCCCGAGAACCGATCGCTCGGAAGCGACGCGAACATGCGGACGATGATGGTCCGGTGCTCCGGAGTCGGGATGATGATCCGGACGTAGCGGACGAGCGCCTTGGCCTGGAGCAGGCGGTAGCGCGCCGCGGCCTCGGTGTCGTCCCACACGAAGCAGCTGTGCAGGGGATGCGCCGCGGACTTCGCGGCGTCGAGGATGTCCTCGGGACGGAGAGAGCCGTCGAGGCGGACGAGCTTTGTGAGCTCTCGCTGCAGGAGATCGTTTTTGCGGATGAGTTCGATGTCGTTCATGTGCTTGTCTTTCGGTCACCATTCGCGGAAGTGGGCGCAGCCGTGGCCGTGCTCGGGGTACCAGCGGTATTCGAAGTCGAGCGCCTGGAGCGCCTGTGCCTCGGAGTCGGTGAGCGGCGTCGCGATCGTGAACGTGATGCTGTCACCGCTCGAGTTGTAGAAGCTCGCGCCGGTCGTCCGGTCCTGAATGATCTCGAGTCCGGCGATGAGCGCTCGGATCTTCTGCCGGCTCTTTTCAATGAACTTCGTGGCTTGTTCGTCGGTCATGTGAAAAATCCTTTCGAAAATGAGCGGGGCGGCTGAACGCGGGATTCAGCCGCCCCGTGGGGGTGCCGGCGCGGCCGGGCGTTGCCCGGCGTTGCCTAGCGATGCCAGCCGTGCTCTGCCCCACCGAACCTTGCCGTGCGATGCGCAGCCGTACCACGCCAGCGGTGCCGTGCCTGGCCTTGCCGAGCGCCGCGTTGCCGTTCCCGCCGTGCGAGTCCATGCCCAGCCGAGCGCCGCGCAGTCGTGCCGCGCCTTGCGTCGCCAGCCGGACCGAGCCTTGCCGCTCCAGTCCTTGCCCTGCCACGCCCGCGATGCCGTGCCCCGTCCGGACCAAGCCACGCCTAACCTTGCGCTGCCCGCCGTTCGTTGCGACTCCTTTCCGTGCCGCGCCATGCGCTGCGTCGCCAGCGACGCCGCTCCCGGCCTGACCTAGCGCCACCTTGCCTGCGATGCCCAGCCTTGCCGAACCTGGCCGAGCCATGCCATGCGATGCCTGCGGTGCGTCACCTATCCGGCGTTGCCGCGCCGTGCCTCCGACACCTTGCATTGCCAGCGAGACCTTGCCGCGACGCGCGTGACCTCGCCCAGCGTTGCCAAGCCCGCCGTGAGAATGCGAAGCCGGGCGCTGCCCGGTCTAGCCACGTCGTGCCCGCCGTGCGATGCCCAGCCCAGCGCGACCGCGAGAAGCCTGACGTCGCGCAGCGTTGCCTTGCCAGCCGTGCCGTGCCCCACCGAGCCGAGCGACACCACGCGCTGCCGAGCCAGCCGCGCCCAGCGCTGCCCAGCCTAGCGACGCCGTGCCGGCCGAGCCCAGCGCCACCGAGCCTGACCGTGCCATGCCTAGCCTGCCGTGCCAATCCACGCCGGGTCCGGCCATGCAGCGCCGCGCCATGCGTTGCCGCGCCAGCCGAGCCACGCCGTGCGACGCCGTGCCGAGCGCAGCGCTGCCAGCGGGGCCGTGCCGGACCAAACCTCGCCGAGCCACGCGACGCCTTGCCAGCGGGGCCGTGCCGAGCCCGGCCTTACGATACGACGCGTTGCCCGCGCCGCCGCGCCCTACCGAGTCCAGCCGTGCCTGGCGCCACCTTGCGCTGCGATGCCTGCGCTGCCGAGCCGAGCCGAGCGGTACGACGCGGCGCCACGCCTTGCCTGCGCTGCGACGACGTGCCGAGCCCAGCGGTGCGGTGCCGCGCCTTGCCTGCGCTGCGACGACGTGCCGAGCCCAGCGATGCGGTGCCGCGCGATGCCTGCCGTGCGTTGCCCGGCCTCGCGCAGCGGTGCCAATGCTAGCCGTGCCTGCCGTGTGAGGCCTCGCCCAGCGCGACCTAGCCACGCGCTGCCAGCGGTGCGTTGCCCAGCCGTGCCTTAGCGGTACCACGCCTTGCGGTGCCCGCCGAGCCCCGACGAGTCATGCCGAGCCATGCCCAGCGGTGCCAGCGATGCCGATCCGGTCCGTGCCGTACCGCGCGCAGCCTAGCGCGGCCGAGCCTGCGATGCCGTGTCCTGCCGGGCCATGCCATGCCGCGCGCAGCGGAGCGCTGCCAGCCGTACCGATCCTCGCCAAGCCAAGCCTCGACATGCCGGGCCGTGCCGGGCCTGGCCAGCGAAGTTGTCGTTTACTGAGCGCGTCCTTTCTTGCCTCGGAGCGGAGTGACACCGGAAGGAAGGTCGCCTGCGCTGAGGCCTTCCACTTCGAAGGTGCCCCAACCCATTCCGGTACTATTTTTCGAATCCGGCCGGCCTTCTCCGATGCCGACCTGAGCCCCAGCGCGCTCGAGTAGATTCAACACGTCTTGCGCGCTGAATTGGCCAGCATCGAAGCGCACGTTGAGGGTGCAGTGCCACCTCCGCCACATGGGACGGACCCGGATGTCGACGACACCGGTCGCGTTCCGTGCAGCGGCCTCGTGCTGTTCCGGCTCTCCGAAGATCCGGACGAGCGGCGTGCCTTCTTCCGCGTCGAGACCGTCGGCGACGATGAAAACGGTCATTTTTGCGATTGTCATTTTGAATCCGACCAGGCGGCAGGCCGAGATCATCGCCGACCGGAACGACGACGCTGGGATGCCGATCCAGCCTTCCTCGCTCACGTGTTTTGCGTTCTCGTAGAGGCGGTTGAAGTCCTTGGGATCGCGCTTGCGCTTGCTCTTGGCCTGGCTACCAGCCTCCTGGGTTTTGCGGATGCCGCTCTTCTGCTCTCCGCTGAATTTGTTTTGCACGTAGGGAGCGGTGCCCACGCACTTGAACTGAACGACTCGGAGATCTGCCGGCGGGACATTGAGGCCGACGACCGGCGTTCCGTCCTCCGCGTGGCCGAGATCCGTTTCGGTCGCTCGGGTTGCTGCTCGTTTCATTGATTTGCGTTTCGTTTCTCCTGGTTTGTTTGTGCCCAGGAGGGGCGGAGTGAGACGACCTGGTCTAATCGGGACCGTCAGACCGGAAAAGACGGGGCCTGAAGTCCCCAGACCGCTCACTCCGCCCCTCGCGGGCAGAAGCGTTTCTTTACGAGAGTACGACGTTGGCCCAGTACTTCCCCTGGAGTAGGGGGGCTGTGCCGATCAGGCGGACCCGAATGGTGCGGATGTTCGTCTTTGTGGTTCGGACGGACTTCTTCTTTTTCGATTTCATGTGATGCGTACTCCTTCGGAGTAGACGGAAGAGAGGAAGGCAGCGTGCACGCGGAGGGCGAGCTCGCCGAGAGCGGTCAGGCGGAACATGGGACGGTCGCTGTCGCGGTAGAGCTCGATGAGGCCGCGTGCCTCGAGCTCGCGGGAGAGCTCAGGAGAGATCGTCTTCACTGGCGGTACGAGCGCACAGAGCTCTGCGGTGGACAGGGGACGCATGGGAGCCTAAGCGCCTGTGTCGTCCTTGCCGACTAGATGCGGTCGCAGGTTGATCGGTGCGTCAGCGGGGCCTTTCCAATGCGGCATTATCCAAATGCCTTTGCGATCTGTAAGTCCAGGCCCGCACGGCTGGTTGCGCCAGTGACCGCGAACTAGCCACTGTACGGTCACGGGACCACGTCGCTGGCCGAGCACGTAGGCCCGCAAGGCCTCTCTGCAGTCGACGCTGACGGGTTTGCCGACCTGAAAGGTGCGGAATAAGGGTTCGGTTTCCTCGCGACCGCCACCGCGCTCCCAACGGGGATGTTTGCCCAGCTGCCGGACATTGCTCGGGTCACTCATGGCCAGGCACGTATCGAGTCTTTGTAACGGAGCTCGGCTCCACGAGCGACTTTTGCGCCTTCCGCACAGCAGCAAAGGTTCCGGGTCCGACTCCCGGCTAGGCCGCCGCCGCAGGCCTTGCAAAGCGTTTTCGGATCATCCGGCTCGTCCTGGCAGCGCCACTCGAAACCGAGCTCCTTCGAGAGTGCGTCGAGGTCGTCACGGCTCATGTTGTGCTCGTCGAGCGCCGCTTCGAGACTGTGCTCGAAGTAGCCGCTCGGCGGGTCCTGATCGTAAGCGAGCTCAGTGAGAATCTCGGCGAACAGTCGCAGCTTCTCGTTGGGGGTCTTGGGGTCGCTCATGGCTCCTCGTTCTTGAAACCCGGCAGGAACCGGACGCCGACCGTGTTCACGACGGCGGGCCTCCACGTGAAGCCGCACTCCTGACACGAGTGCGTGTGGTGCTGCTTGTTCTCCCAGATGCCCTCGTCGATGTGGCGCTTGCCGCAGCTAGGACAGAAGAGGATCATTGGGATCCGCGGGGACTCAGTTTGGAGCGCGTCGAGGAGAAGCCCGCAGAGCGAGCGCGCGCGGTCGACGACGAGCATGGGCGGCCCGACGGGATTCTTCATCGCGTTCAGTTCGGTGAAGAGTCCCGAGCTGTGGTGCATGAGAACGCTCTGCACCTTGCTCAGTCTGCTGATGGCGGACATTTCGCTCTCTTTCACGCCCGACTCCTTTCACTTGCACACGAACGCGCCGCAGATCCCGGAGCACCCGGAGGGCTTCTCGAGGCAGCCGCACCCCGTGAGCGGAGCAGGCTTACAGCAAGGGCCGCCCGACGCCGCGCCGCACGGAGCGTCGCACGGCGTGCCCTGGCAGCAGAGTCCAAACAAGCACGGATCTTCTCCGCCCGTCCCGCCCGTCGGCGTGACGCCACCGGTTCCGCCGCTTCCGCCGGAGCCCAGAGTCCCGCCCGTCGCGCCCGCGTCGACCGTCGGCGCACCGCC